CGCAGCAGCGTTATATCGACGTGGTTGGACGTTGCGCACCGGTGGAGCTGACGGGCCTGATACTGCGTTCATGCTGGGCCACTTCTCTGTCGTCGATAGAAGCATTCCTTTTCATCTACTAGAAGTCTATCTACCATGGCAGCGCTTCAATGATGTAAGCGGTAACTACTACAAGGTCAGTCCGGAAGCCATCGAGCTAGCTATCTCGGTCAGCCCTCACATCAAGTGGCAGAACAGAGCAGCGCAGCTGCTACATGGTCGCAACTCATATCAGGTCCTCGGTTATGACTTGAAGACTCCAGCGAAGATGATTGTATGCTGGACTCCGAAGGGTAAGGTGGTAGGTGGTACTGCGACAGCGTTGAAGATCGCTATGCTACCTCAATACAACATACCGATCTATAACCTAGCATTGCTGCCGAATGATGAGTGGGTTGAGCGACTACAATCGAATGGGTATTGCACGCCATGATTAGATTGTTCTTTCACTGCTTCTGGCATCACCATAGGCTGGCCCGGGTTACTTACACCAAGGAAGATAAGTCTGTGATTTGGTTTTGCTGGGAATGTAACCCATCATGGGCGCAACGGCTCGGACCGCATGTTTCCTAGCATGTCAATATATAGCCATGGATTTTCTCGACGAAGACTGGGAACCGCCCAAGGAGCGCCAAGAAGCCGTATGTCCTTTCTGCAAGGCGATCGTGGCTCCCAAGTATAGTGATGAGTATAGAGGGGTCAGGTGTGATGATTCGTACTGGGTCGTTGAGCACCCAGACGACGACCACTATACTGGCTACTGCAATGAAATGCATTACCTTGCTACTCACAAAGAAGGAGTTTTTTCCGCTACAGAAGACGAACCAATGGAGGCACTTTCCCTTGACTAGAAACAGTGACCGCCTACGACGAGCTAACATGTCCTTTGCTGAGATGTGTGCTGGTAAACCAAGACGAGGCTCCTCGGACAGAGTAGGGATGAAAGATGTTGCTACTCCTCGAGGATTTACTACGATGTCGGCTACCTGCCGCAAGGCTGAAGAAGGCAAAGGCTATCACAGCAACTGTACAGCGATGAAGTGTGGCTGCGTCTGCCACTCGAGGTTCAGGCCATGAGTAATACACGACTGAAAGATTTAGTGTCAGCGGATCGGCCGGCTCCGCTTAGCACCCGGGGCCAGCAGACCGAGCGAGCTTATCGCAATGCGATGACTCAGCAATTGCATGCCCTGCTTGCGATAATGAATCCGCAAGACCTCACGCTCTGGGGAGCTATGCGATACGATGAGCTTGTGAAGTACAGTCTTGATTGGCTGAAGACGGAGCTGAAGGCCGTCCATGCTCAGCCCGGAGATGAAGAGCCGTTGGGGCCGCTTAGTCTTTAGAGTCGGCCAGTTTGCCCGCCTGCCAGCCTACCCAGCCCAAATATGCCCAAATTGCTGCGCGTTAAAGCTCCTTCCAGCCGTCTGTATGCAGCAACCCTTATGATGGCCTAGGTTACCCCTTACTCAGGCCCAACAAGCCAAATAACGCCCAAATGGGCAGTTGGTCATTTTGTGTGGAACGGGCACGGCGGGAACTCGGTGGGGTCACTTTCAAACATCTTGCAGTAGCTACAGGGGCGCACGTTGAGCAGCAACGGACCTGCATTACTTCTAGCCGCGATAATGCGATATGCGTCGAGGAGCTCGAATGCTCTGACTCGCACTTGCTTGCCGGCACCGGGTGCGGTGTGGATCGCTACATCGAAAGCTGGCAGCAGTTGGTTCTCCGGGATGTGTCCGTACAACATTTCACACCAGTCGCTAACTTCGCCGTCGAGCTGTTTCACCTCAACTGGGTTCAAGAGGCTCAATCGTCGAATCGTTTGTATGATGTCGCTCACCACCGCTTTGTAGCTGTTCGGTATACTCTTGCGCTTCTCGCTCCAGCCTTGCATTGCGTTCGGCGGTAGACTCCCACGGTTTTTGTTTCGACTGAACATTTCTTCCTGCCCTCCTCTGCTTCTCGCGATAGCATCGTTCTTCAACTCGATTGCGATAGGTCAGGTACCAGTTTGCCTTCTGCGCACCGGTGCGTCCTGACTCTTTGTCGACTTCAGCTTGCGCCGACCAGTATTCAGTGAACTCATCGAACCAGATTTGATTCTTCAGCTCAGCTTCTTCGTTCGAGCATCTAAGTTCTGCTGTGATGAGTGTGACAAGCTTGACACGCTGTGCTGGAGCCAGCGAAAAGTTTGCCGGCAGCCAATCACGTCGAGACCGGGTTTTCTCCACTCTCAACCCCGTTACAGTAGTTCTCATCTCGCCTGTCACAGATTTTCCAACATCTCGTTTACCAGTTTCAGGTTCCAACTCCAAAGCAGTCAACTCTTCACCCGACTCCTCGTCCCCACTAACCTCTAGGGTTTTCGTATCATTCCTTCCCACCTTACTCTCGGTATTCGTTTCTTGGAAGTTACTATATTCGTTAGTCTCTAAAACAAGAGAAGAGAGATCAGAAATATAATGGCTCAGCACCCGTTGAGCACCAGCTGAGCGGGAGCTTAGCACCTGCTTAGGTCCTGCTGAGCGCCCGCTGCTAACAAGTTTATTGTCAACATTTACCTCTAACGAAGAATCTTCTCTAGCATTTACGACCTCTCCGCTTTCGTTCTTCTTTAATGATGGCTCCGGTTCCGCGTCCGCATTGGAGCCGCTAGTAAGTTTATTTTCAACACTTTGGCGCTTGTTTCGTATCTCCTCTTGCAATTTTTTCCCACCTAAAATTGCGTTACGCCTGAGTTGATAGGCTTCAGCCAAGGCCGCCTGCAAACGCTTATTATATAGCATCCCGCCATGCTTCTCGCTGTGACGGAACTTCTTCATGACCTTATTCCACTTTCTTTGTCTTGCATCAATGCAGTCATTCAAGACGTCACCCGGTAAGTGTACTCCCTTGCCGAGTAAAAATAGCACCGCTGAATCCAACTCCTTGAAGCCGGCAATCTCCTTTAACTCGTCCTCGTCATCTACCAAGTATCCCGGTGGGTCGCCTTCCGAGGCTGCATAGCATAGTAGCTGCATGTACCAGCCTCTCTGGTCATCATCCAATGTGCTGGTGCTCAGCAGCCAAGCGCCGTAGAAGAACTTGAACCATTGAGGACGAGCCTTATAAGCTTCTTCCTCTTCAAGCTGCTCCTGCGTATATTTTTCGACCTTACCTATCATTCTCAATTACCAGTGAAACAATTCCATGCTTACTCATAACTGATTTCAACTTGGGCATTGACTTGAATGCTTCTCGGCCTTTCTCCGTTACCTGCCAGCAATGATTCTCAGTCTCTTTTGCGTAACCGCGCTTTTCCAATCCCCTCATGGTTGACATGGTGAGTCCAGTTGGTGCATCCGGTGGTAAGGCCGACAACGGCCAATACATACCATGCCTTATTAAAAAGCCCAGCAGCCAAATACTGGGTAACTGCATCCTGCTCATCTTCGATACTCCATCTCTAACTCTAACGAGTCCCTGAGTAGAGACCTTGCAGGAATGACTTAACTAGGTCGTCGCTCATCTTCTTTTTACCCTTCTGACTTCACCACGTCTAATCATTCGCTGAAGGATGCATGATACCGCTTGCTCGCTGTTATATGTAGACACTCCCATCTTTTCCAACTCCTCAGCGATTTGCCGGCAAGACATAGGCTTTCTATACTCGCGCATTATTCTCCTGACGCAGGCGACCACATCCGGTACATAGTCACGGTTGTATGCGTAAAGAGTTCGAACTTCTCCGTATTTGCCCATTGATTTTTCTCTCCACTGATTCTAGTCGGGCAATTCCCAGCCTTGCCCGCTTGGCAGCTCGATTGGCCATCTTCTCCTTGGCCCAATCTGGCAACCAGAATGAACAGGCTACCCACCACATCCAACCTCTTACCACTTCATAGTCAACTATTAACCTTCTCTCTTGTTCACTAAGCATTTTCAGCTCCTTTTCTTGTTGGAAACAAACTCTGCATTGTCTGGCAACTGGCTCTTGAATCTTTCTGGAATGCCACCCTGACACCACAAGTTGGTGGAAACAACTTCTCGCCCGTCGAAGAATCTGATGACGAAACGAGACCCACCAAAACCTCTACCCACCCCTCTACCCGGCTTGTCATCCTCAGGAGCCATGTGGTATCTGACTCCTTTGACTATGACTACAGTTTGGTCGTCGTGGTTTTCTATATGCTCAGTCCAGAATAGACAAGTGAAGCATAGCTGCCTCGATACCATGCGATTCCTGATATCGTCGGTGTAGTAGGCTTGCTCCCGGTCACCACAAATCTTACAACTCACCATCGGGTACTCCGAGATTGGATCACCCATCAGTATGTCCTTTCTGCTACATGGCAGACGCAGTCATTGTCAGTGCAATACGGCCAGACATTGTTCTTCGCATTGACGGCCCCACTCTTTACGCAGCCACAACGCCAGCAATGTTCCGGCCTCGAGTAGTCTTGAGGGATCCCCGGCCGAAGACCAATTACTAGCAATCTCACAAACCCAACTCCCTCAACTCCTCGGTGAGCATGCCCAGCACTTCCGACGCTGCCCCGGTGCTGTCCATTACATTCTATACAACAATGACCATCCTCCTGCAGCGCAGACACCTCAGCAAACGACAACTTGTCTTTCGCTGACTTAACCAATTTTCTATCTTCTTCCTGACTCATTCTCAAATACCTCCAAGTCGAGGCGGCATCAGCTGACACCGATGGCTAACCCGCGAATGCGCACGGGTCGGCCCAGCTTAGACGCCTCGACTTCGATTTACTTGAGAACTAGGGGATCGCATTCTTTGTTTATTGCCGGGTAGCCACACCCGAGTATTTAATCCAAAGGTAACGCTGTTATTTCTTCCGCGACGTACATTCTGTAATGCACAACTTTCTTTCTGTCAACCGTTCTATTCGATAGTATGTAATCCTTTCCATTGATCTTGATGAGATCTCCCGGATTCCACTTGTCGTCTTCCAAAGCCAGCACCATCCAAGTCTTACCAGTCTTGCGACTGAAGCGATCGTACTCGATGCAAATGTAAACAGCCGGCTGGTCCATCAGTATTTGTTCCAGAAAGACGAGTGAAACCAACCAAATACTCTTGACCAGTGCAAAGTCAAATGCACAAATAGCCAGACCAAGGTGAGGATCATAAAGAGCCGGCGCAATAACCAGAATCTACCCTTACCTTGCATTGAAAACCAAACCCAGAGATGGGCCGACAGAGTGTTGGTATGGGGAGTCTTGCTCACGATAGCCAGAGTCTCCTCGACAACAAACCAAATGACGAAGAGAATCCAACCTACGGTAAATATGTCGAGTGCAAGTGCTATGTTCATAGTTGCCTCAATATGATCGTTCTACTCTCTAACCCATGTACCCCTACAATATCGTTGACAGCAGTAACCTGAAACCCATGAGCAGTCATCCCGAGTAGTTCGCTGTCTGGCACCTTCATATATTTACTAAAGGGGTACAGCTTTACAGTCAACTCCATTTTCGGAACATGCTGTGGTTCCAGTTCTAATTCCAAAGGAGTAATGTCGTCATCAAGCGACAGGGCTTCCATCTCGTTTCCTTTTCATTGCTTTTTCGTAAGTCTCGCCACCAAGCAGGCCAAGAACCCTCCCACGCTCTCGGCCTGCTACGGTATGGTGCATGTAATCGTGATGCTCCGGACAAATACACGCACCATTGTCGGGATTAAACTTTTCGTCTGGACGTTGCGATCGCTCGTTGATATGATGAACGGTAATGTTAGGATCCTGATAGGTGCAGCGACTACCATCTGGGTAGAACCATCTGCACATACACCTATCTCGTTCCCTAACAGCTTTGGTGAATGCTAGTTCTCTGCTTTGGTTTGCCTGTGCTTTGGGTGACCGCTTTCTCAGGCCAGAAGTCACTCTTTTACGAGCGTTTTCCCGGGCTTTCCCCACTGCTCTCGCCCTCTGCCCTGCCCGGGTAGCCTCTGCTTTTATAAGGGCATCCTCGTAAGATAGTTTTTTGAATCCTGACCGCTTCATCTTTTTGTCAAGCCGGCTCGACCGGGAACGCACCCACCATGCCGAAAAGCGTTCCCGGGAGCGCGGCAACTGCGAGGGAGCCGATTTCACCTCGCAGACTTGTCTTTGGAGAAAACTATGAACTTGTCGCTCGTCAAATAATGATTCATCATTGGCCCTACTTCTGCCCAGTCTAAGTGACCGTAACCACACCCGGGCCGCGGCATTAGAATGCGACCTTCAATTTCCTCAGCCAAGGTTAACAATTGCAGGGTACTGCGAAGTATAAGATTTATGTCGGCCGAGTCTCGGTAGTGGAATTTTACTGGGAAGATTATTAACTTGTGTGGCCTGATGTGTTCGACTCTCAATCCAAACTGCCTGATGCGATTGCCGAGTTCGAACTGCAAGCGAGGATATTTTGAACAGGCCTCTAAGGCTATGCCTCGGCCCATGACGAGAGCACCGTCCCGCCTGATTGTATTATTGGTTGTTATTACTACGTGATCGTCTGGTTGTCGGAAGGTCCAGATATCGCCTTTGTGTTCTATCATGGCTCACAGGGATTCGATGGCGATAAAAAACGGGGTCCCATGTCGAGACCCCGTATGGTTGTTCATTCAGAACTGAGATACGAGGTCGGTGATTTACTCTTCCTCACCCTCTTCGTTGTCCTCGGTCTCAGTCTCCTCCGCAGCCTCGACTTCCTTGACCGGCTTCGGCGCGGGGTCGCGCTTCATTCCCTTCATCCACGCACCATACTGCACCCCGGCAGTCGCCTTGTTGACACCAGCCTTGACTGACGCATCAATAACGTCGCCACGAGTCGGTGTATGACCCTGAGCTTCAGCCAACTTGTCGGCGATATCCCACACCTTGCGGGTTGCAGTACCTTCGCTCGGTCGACCAGTCGGGTCCTTCTCTTTCTTCGGTTTCGCTTCAGCAGCCGGCTTTGTAGTCTCGGCAGCATCCGCAGCAGGCTTCTTCGCACTGGTTTTCTTCTTGGCAGAACCTTTTTCCAGTGTTCCTTCTGTCTTTGCACCTTGTCCCATTGTAACAGTTTCTCCTTCTTCTAAATTGGTTACGTCGGCAGAGCCACCGTTCGCAGGAAGTTGATTTAGCAACTCTTCCATGCTTGTAGTGTCATCTACCGGCACTTGGTTAGCCAACTCGGCGCAGGCAGACACCAAAGCTTCGATTGTATCTGCAGGGGCCGTCTGGGTCGTGTTCCAAAAAAGGTATTGAAGTGTCTCCAAATCATGGATCAAGTCCAGCCGTTTGACTGCCTTGCCTTCCGCCACAAAGTACTTCTGCCAAACTAAAATGTCCTTGAGTGATGCTCGTTTGAGGAATGAAGCATTCTCAGTAGAGCTCACATCAACAAGGGCAAACAGCTGGGCAGGCTTCTCTTGATCTGTCATTTCAACTACCTTTCTCGATCACTCTTTACACAACTTAACACGGCCCGGAGTCTAACCTATTTGAGCATAGAATCTCAACTAGATTTTTGAGTTTTTGCCACCGCCCCACTACTTAAAGGGTTCAGCAGTGACTCTAATTTTTGGAGCTCATTGCTCCATCGATCACGAACTCGATCTTCCATTTCGCAGAATGCGGCTACTTCGAATCTTAAGTCGTAATGCTTATTTCTATCTCCGTCCTCAAGCTTTGGTATTTTCAGGCCCGGGGCTGCCATGCTGCGACCATACATATGCACCGATCCCCATGATGCAGTGTCTGCACTCGCGAACGGAAACTCCATTAACACATCTTCATCGCCAACGCCAAACCCGTGGAAGCTACAAGGATACGCCCGAGCAAAGCATTGACCGACAAATTTGATTTTCTGCTGCTTACCAATGCCAGCAATTCCACCGATAGCCACTCGACTGTTGAAATGTTCTTTGTACTTAGCCAAGTATTCCCACGGCTCGCCGTAGTGGAACACTGGGAGAGTGTCAATGTGATGTTGAACTTTCATATCGAATGCACATGCCTGACTGCTGACGGGATCCCCAATAACGTCTAATGCGGCCACTTCGTCCCAACCCTCTTCTATAGCTTCTAAAATAAAGTCATCATAGTCTACATCGGTTCCGGATTTCCATGCTGAGTATGCACCGCTGTCAAGAATGGTCTTTACCCCGGGGGTTTCGTACTGACGATTTTTCCACGATCGCAGAGCACCTTTGAGTGCAAACGAGCATAGGATGTTTAGTGGGCGAGCATTCCAATCCCATTGGCCAAACGTCATGTCGTTTGCCATTGGAGTGTTATGCAGGGCGAAGTATAGACGGAATCTCATCTTCTAAGGACTCTGTGTCGATTCCCATCGGAATCCAGTTTGTTGACTCACATCTTGGGCACTTTTCTACTAAAATAGCTTCTTCGTCGATTGCAGTCGGAATCCTTCTTTTGAAATATATGTTGCAATTCATACACACGCATACTTGAACTAATGTGCCCACGACAACTCACCTTTCCAACGCTCATTCACCTCTTGAGCCATCTCAAGGTAGGCCATTATTTCGTATCTCAAGTCATAGCCTGACCCGTCGAACTGAGTTCCATCAAGACTAGACTTTTTCGGTTGCTTGATTTCCGGGGCCGCAGATGACCTGCCATACCTTAGTGCGGTGTGCCACGACGCTGTGTCTACCGAGTAGAAAGGAAACTTCATTAGCAATTCTTTGGTGGCTACGCCGAACCCGTGAAACTTTGCCGGGTATGCTCTAGCAAAGCATTGTGACAACCATTTTCTTTTCTGCGTACTTGAGATTCCCGTGGCTATTCCGCCCAGACCCACTCTGCCGCCAAACCGATCCTTGTAAGCCTCGAGGTAGCCCCAGTCCTCGCCATAATGAAATACCGGTATAACATGCAGACCGGCTTTCTGCATCTGCACTGCGTTGAATGTACTTTCTACTGGGTCACCGATCACGTCGAGCGAAACTACTTCGTCCCATCTCGGGCAGCGCTTTTTCGCTTCTTCAATCAACATTTGTAAGTTGACAGAAGTGCCTGATTTCCAAGCGCTGAATGCTCCTGAATCTAAAATCGTTTTGACCCCGGGAGTGCAAGTTGGATCTGGGTACTGAGCGAATTGGTAACCTTGACCTCGAGTGGCATCGAACTTACCCGGTGTCTGAGTCCAACCGGCTCCTCGCTGCACCCATGACAGGAATCCTTCTTTCGGCTCATAAGCCACGAGAACATTCAGCGGGTTCAACCAATCCCAGCGACCGAAGGTGTCGCGCTGAATGTGAAATGAGTTAGGAGCTGCGAAGTATAACTCAGTCATACTATTTTTCTCCCAACGATGAAGTATGTGTGCATGATTACTGAGCAAGGCCGATTCTTAACTTGGAACGCGGTCGGGCTGATGCGATGGTGTCGGTAGATCATTATGTCAACGATTTCGTAATGCTCTTGCATCTTGATCGCCCAGTCGATATGATGAGTATAGATTTTTCTTTCAGGCACTGAGTACTGGTCACTGCATTTCACAATCAACTTACCACCCGGCTTTAGTAGATGCCAGATTGGGTGAGTGCACATTTGAATGAACTGCCTGAGCTCCTCATATGACTGCACATAACCACCGTACTTGTCCTCTCGCGGGTCTTTCGTCTTCGATTTACCAATGAAGTAGGGTGGGTCGAAGACCACTGCATCAAATGACCCCAGAGCAAATCGTAACCCAGCTTCTCGCAGATCCATTTTGATGTTGCCGTTATCACCTTGTATATCGCTGAAATAGACGTGGTATTTGTCTAATGGTATGCCTTCCCAGAGGAGCCGGCTGCCGGCAGTAGGGTCAAGAATTTCATGCCACGGCTTGACATGTAACTTTAGCAGGTTAGCGAATGCTGGCCCAAGCTTGCCATCATGCAACGAATCTTGAATCGAAATAGGATATTTTGCCATTCAGCCTCTCGACAACACGTACAACAGAATCCCGTATACAAGCCCAACTGCAATCAGCATCGGGACCAGACAACCCGTACCGCTTCTGCTTCTTGTGCTTCCGAGTCTGCGCCAACTTAACATCGTTTCCCCCTTTTTAGGAGTGCGAGAGTGGCCTAATCGACCCCTCGACTTCTACCAACCCTCGCACCCTCTCAGGCCCACTGTGGAAGGCCCAAGCTTTTTTTAGTTAGCCCAAGCTAACTCAGATTTCCACCTGTCTACCAACCTCTCTTGCATCTCGAGGTATGCTAACAAATCAAACCTTAAGTCCGCGTTGCTGGCCCCGACTTCACTCTTTTTTGGAATGCGCATACCTTTGTGGATTTTCGAAACACCGAACCGAGTGCCGGCAGCCCAACTCGAGGAGTCAGCTGTCACAAAAGGAAACTCCATCAGCACTCGTTCTTCAATCCAACCAAAGGAGTGAAACTTCGCTGGGTAGGCCCGGGCGAAACATTGATTCGTCCACTTGATGCGCTGAGCAAACGGCGCCCCATGCCCTGACGCTATGCCAATGCGATGGAACTGACTTTTGTATTCCTGTAGGATTGCCCAGTCGTCACCGAAGTGGAACACCGGCATTATTTCCAATCCTCGGTTCTTCATTTCCAATGAATTAACTAGGCTAGCTTTATCGTCGCCGATGACGTCCAAAGCAACTACTTCGTCCCAGCATTTGTGGATCGATCCATCGGGCTTTGTATATGTACGAACTGCCTCTTTGCAGAGTTCATCCATATCAATCTCCTTGCCCGCAGACCAAGCAGAGTATGCGCCCGAGTCAAGCATGGTCGCCTTGCACTGCCAGAAATTGTTTTTCTCTTCATTTTCTGAGTGCCACACTTTCGAGAAAGGAAACGCCACTAGAATGTTGAGTGGTTTGTCAACCCAATCCCACTGCCCAAGTGTCAGTTCAAGCAGGTCAGCCCGGGGAGTACTTGCGAAATATATTTGAGTCAATTTATCGTCTCTTTAGTTGCGGAATCCTCTGAGCAGCAACCATCTCGAATGTGCTGAGCGGTAGTAAGTATTGTGCTTTCCCAGTACTCCCTAGCTCCTCTGATACCCTGCGGTTCGATTGGTAATATGCCCTGAATACAAGCCATTGCAACATTTTTCGTAAGCTCTATAGCTTGGTCGTCATTGTTGACGATAAATTGCTGCACGATGTTTATTGGGCGAAGTATTCTCGTTTTGTCTGAGAATATATCGTCGGGGTCTGCGGCATACGTTGGGTCCAGCGCCACTAGCATAATCTCATGCGTGGCACCTTGCATAGTGAATACAGCCGGCTTAACTCCTTCAATCTGTCGAAGGTGAACACAGCATAACAAGAATTTGTCCCATGCTGGTGACCAACCCGGGCATTGCATTACCCAAGCAGCGATAGTGGCTATTTGATCCGGTGTACGCCTTTTCTCGGCAGGCACCATAGCACACTCCCACGCACTGCCGCTCTTCGCTTTGATTTCTTCTGACATACTTTATCTCCTAACTAACCTGCCAATGTAGTCTACGTGACAAAGCATGTCGCAGCCTAATCCTTCAGCGGAGTGGCAACGACACCCGGTATTAGAACTACCTGAGCACAGACCACAATTCACTGGACCAACAAACGAACCTTGGATTACTCGCTCTTTTGCAAACAATCGGGCATAGTCGAAAGTGGGTTTGTATTCTTTTTTGAAAATCATAGGTGGAACAAACTCTACTCGGTCGTAGCGCTGCCGAAAAAGTTTGTACAGCAGCAATGACCAGACAAACCCTCCCGAGATTTTCATAACAATCTGCAATCCTACTAGTTGCCAGTTAATTGCGCTGAATGCAATGAACACGAAGATGAGCGAGTCAGTCACCGCAGCGGTAAAGGTAGCGGCGTTAATGCGGAATATCCGCCCGTACCGTATCATCCACTGGTAGGTCAGCGCGTCAATAGTGGCAGCTGCCATGAATGCCAAGCAAGAGGCAGCATTTATCCTGAATGAACCTGTTCCCGTCGCATATGAGATGACAGCACCTACCACTATTACCACAGACATTCTCTCAGCGACGTACATTCTGCTTCTGCCGGGAACCCAGTTCCAATGGTCTTGCATCAAGTCCCGGGCAATCAAGTCAAATGGAATTAGAGCGAATGCCACAAATGGCACAGCTACCTGACCATATTTTGTGATGAGGTAGTTCGCCAGCACGATCGCACCAAGGTAGAATGCAACCAAAGTAATGGCGAACCACAGACTATTGCGAAACTTGTGCATTTGCATGGTTGGTCACCGCTTTCCAATACTCTGCATCCACGTACTGAGTCTTATCTTCCACTCCTGCGAGGCTTAATGCTTCTGCTCTCTCAACACAAGTCCCGCAACGACCACAATGCTTTTCCTCACCCTTGTAGCATGAGTAAGTCAACTCGATTGGCACGCCGATAGTGTTGGCTAGCTCTGCAATCTGCTGTTTCGAGTACCCACTGAAGGGTGCAATTAGATACGGTGGGTTGTTGTCACAGAGCTTGATGGCTTCTGCTAATTGGTCAATGAAGACCTGTCGGCAATCCGGATACTGGTCATGGTCGCCGATGTGAGCAGCGTAGGCCACAAGTTTCGCTTTAATGCTGATTGCATAAGCAGTAGCGACGGCCAGCAGAATCATGTTGCGATTCGGTACTACGGTAATCGCCATGTTGTCTGCTGCGTAGTGCCCCTCGGGTACTTCTACAGTGCGGTCTGTCTGACTACTGCCTAGCATTACGCTTTGCAGACTCTCGAGGTCAACTTTTCTGAACCGCTCTGGAATACCCATTGTAGCACAAATCTCAACAGCCGACGTTATCTCCCGGCTGTGCCGCTGGCCATAGTAAATCGTTAGTGGGTAAACTTCGAATCCCATGCCCTTGATGTAATAAAGCAATGTAGTGGAGTCAAGGCCACCACTATGAAGCACCACAGCCTTTCCCTGTTCCATTTCTCCTCCTTTTAGAGCAACCTGAATTTCAAACAAACCCTACACCAGATCCTGCCATCCATGGTATGCACAGGATCGTGGTGATGAGTAAAACAATAAAGCCAAGAACCTCGCCAGAGATTTTGTATGCGATTGAATATGCTGACCATGAGTTTACTCTAACGACAGAGCTTCGAGCTCGATTTGGTCCTCGGTCTCGTTGTCAAGATCGTTGACATGATATGCCATGAACTCGCCACATATGAAGTCAAGGGCCGAGCCTTCGGTCTTGTACCGCTTGTCCTTGGTTCTGACGAACGCAATGGCTCGGTCTACAGTTATGCGCTCGCTAGCTGAGATTTTCGATATCGGCCTACCACGCTGCAACCCTGAGTCAAACTTCTCGTCACTGATTTCCGGCTTGACAAACTCCCCTCTAACGAGTGGCAGCGCCTCTTCCGGAGTCCAAAATTGCATCATCTCGTAGTCAGCCTCTTTCAACTCCCTAAGGTGCTTTCCTGTCTGCGCATAGTCGGGGCGAGATGTCTGCCCACAGCGATTATCAATCAAACCGTATGCGATCGCTTCTGTCCTATCTAAGTCTGACCATATTGCAGCAAGCTGAGTCCAACCAAGCATTTTGGCTGCCATGTAGGTGCCGTTACCTTTTTCGATGAAGTTGGTTTCTCGATTGACCTTGAGCAACACTACTTGACCAAACCGGATAAGACTCTCGGCAATCATTTTCAGGTTGCGGGCGTCGTGCTTGTTGGCGTTCTCCGGGTCAGGGATTAAGTCCTCCATTGGTTTGGCGAACTGCCTTAACTCCGGGTGGATTTTGTCGATGTTGGTAGTTGGTTCGTCAAGCTCTAGGGCCACAGTTTCTGGGGTACTCATATTCTCATTCCTCGTGCTAGTGATAGAAATTCATTGCGGCAAGCCGGGTCGTTTTTAAATACTCCTGTCAGACAAGATGTAGTAGTGATTGAACCGCGCTTTCTCACTCCGCGAATCTCGATGCAGAAGTGCCGGGCCTTAAGTACAACAGCGACTCCTTTTGGATTCAACGCCTCTTGTAATGCATCAGCAACTTGCCGGGTAATGCGTTCCTGATTTTGGAACCTACGAGCATAAGTATCAAGGCACCGAGCCAGCTTCGACAAGCCTACAATTTTACCGTCTGGTATGTATGCGATCGCTGCGGCGCCGATAAATGGTAGGCCGTGGTGCTCGCAGAGACTGGCAAACTCTATGTCACTCTGGATTACCATCTCGTCGCTGCCATCATTGTCGAATACGGTGAATTCGAAGTCTGGGGGTCGCAGGAACTCAAGATAGAACTTGGCTATGCGAGCCGGCGTTCGTTTAAGCCCCTCAGACTCAATATTGAGGCCGAGGGCAATCAAGGTGTCAGCTATCGACATCTTTAACAGGTCGTATTGGTGCTCGATGTCTGGTTTTTGGTTTATAGTATCTGCCATAGCTTGTGCTGCTGAACAGACAGCCTCCACATTGGATTTTCTAAACAGAGCTTGATGCAGTGTCGGAGATTTCCTTGGTTGATTTTCTGACCGTCAGTATGGGGCGACAGGTAGTAGTACTGAGCATGTAGAGCAGGTACGGGGACCCCGGGCTGGCCTGCGTGACGAACATATCTCAGCTCGTCAACGTTTCCAGCTTCATGCTTGCGGATGACGTCCTTGAAATTCTTTTCGAGTATGTGCTCTGCTACCTTCGGCGAACAGACAATCCAGTCGAGCAAGGTAGAGATTTCATTCGACATATATTTGATGCCGCTAGTCTCTATCGCCTGCATGTACTTTTTGTCTTTGAACCACCTCAGGATGTCTGGAGTCAACTGGTCGAGGGGTTCGCCGCCAGTCCAGACGATCCACCATGGTCGCAGGGTGGCTCCTGCCACAGTTCGCACCTCAACATTATAGATGGTGTCGTCCAATTCTTTAAGGGTCATCTCTTTGCCGGATTCGAACTCTGTATCACAAACTACTCCTGACCGAGCGCAAGCATATTTTGCAGAGCACCCTTGCAGTCGAATGAATATCGATGGCTCGCCAGCCCGGGCACCTTCTCCCTGCAACGAGTAAAATACCTCAGATACCTTCAGGGTCATTTCAGCCATGGTCTTTTCTCCAATTCTCTTTTGCAGCTATCACAAGTAACTCTTGATTTATCGTCAGTGCACCGCAAACGGCTGCGGTTCTGGCAAAGAGGTTTTCTCTGAAAGCTGAAGTGAATTTTTTCCAACTCAGTAACCCAGCTTCCCACAAATGTCTCGCAGCCAAGCAAGTTGTCGCTCGCTCGCCCCACCGGTATGAACTTTGTCTCCCATCTCAATAACGAAATTGCGATCTTTAGGAGATAATGATTCCATTTCATCCTCTATAAGGTTGAGACACTTGATAGCTGCTTCTTGACGCTCTTCAAATGTGAGTATATTGCTGCGATTAAATGCTGTTTTTGCCATTTTGTTTGAGTCCAAGATGCAGCCACGTGGGAGCGTGCCGCATCGAAGGTTTCACTGGCTTTGGTACGTTCCTACGCAATCGGTTCCGAGTGCAAAATTCTGTTGTCGAAGCGTAGATGTGAAAGTACGTGACGCATTCTGAAAGCACTGCGTGTCCATCCCTCTACCGAACGCGGCAATGCACGACGTATAAGTCTGGTCGCCGTCCGTTTGAGCTACTGCGATAACGTCGTCGCAGATGTCGGCCTGAGTCACAGCTGAAGGTGCGGAAACCGCCTTAGCAGGTCGCGACGTAAACACCACAGCAGCGATTGCCACCAGTACCACTACCGTCATAAACAATTTCTTCATCTTAGATTCTCCTGCGGTCTGCCCCGGGCCTTACGGTTGCCCGGGGCTTCCGCGTGACAGCGATTGCTCGCGACTATGGATTGGCCGGAGGCGGCGGAGGCGGCGGAGTGTTTGCCGCGATCGCTGCTGACAGCGCTTCGGTTTGTGCTTGCAGTGTAGACTGAAGATCGGTAAGAGGCTTCAGTTGATCCGCGGTGGCTCCGTTCGCCAACGCCGCGGCTACTGCAGCTGAAATAAGGCCCGGCACACCGTTAATGAAAGTAGTGGCAGAACCTTCTACTGTTTCTGTGGCCTCGATTTGAGCCTTCAGAGCATTTACATCATCGAGAACAGACATTTCCTAACCTCCCTGTTTCTTAAGAGCTTCCTTCAATTTCTCAGATGAGTCTTTCAGCCCCGATGTTAAAGCCGATAAGGTTTCCATCTGTTTGACGAAGCGAAGCATGGTTGATAGTTTACGGAGTGCAATGAGTATACAAACCAAATTCAGAGCACCCAGTATTAAAAGAAGCCACATCATAGATTTATGTTCTCCCTTCCGTGGCTTTGCTATGGACGGTGTTCCGCCCAAGTCTTTTGAGTCTCGCTGACGCGGACAGCTATAGTCTCTTTCCAATGCTGTTTACACCAAAGGTAAAATCCCCGGGCAAGATTTTCTGCAGTAGGATTATACATACCATCGCCGCCTGTTGCGTTGTACCACATGTTTTGGATTTTCGACAGTCTTTGTAGCACAAAATTGAGGTCCTGATGATCGAAGTTTTCTTTCAGGTACGTAGCGAATACGTCAAGCTCGCCATAGTCAACAACAAAACCCACTCTGTTAAGTTTGGGAGAAGCCAATTCTACTTCCACTCGGTATGAGTGTCCATGCATCCGAGCGCATTGGTGGCCTTCTGGCAACCCGTACAAGTGGTGAGCAGCTTCGAAATGGAATTCTTTAGTTATTGTGTACATTATTTGCTCCTGTTCCAAAACGGCAAGACGATTGCGAATACAAGGAAAAGTATTATCACCACAAAACAGAAGATTTCGAAACTGACTCTGATGCTCTGCACAAAGAATTGCAAGTCACTCATTTGCAGTCCCTCCAGTTGGCTCCAGCGTGTAGGTCCCAGCGAATCGGTATGGATAGGTTGAACCTCTGTTCGTCAAGGAAATCGAGAATCCTTTTTGTATAAATTTCTCCCGGCTCTTTATCTCCGTCGATTTCGTCGTGCACAACCTGTCGTAGTTTGTGTATGCCGAGCGTTTTTCTCTCGCGGTATAAGTCTCTCAGGGCTAGCTTAAATATATCAGCTGCACTGCCCTGTACTACGCGACTAACCGCTCTGTAAAAGGGATCGCTAGGCTTGAACCGCGCCCGCCTTCCCATGATGGTAGCCACGTATCCTTTATGCTCGGCATCATGAGCGCATTTCTTTATGAACCCGTCTCGCTCTGGCATTAGCTGTTTACAAAATTCATATATCTCTTCTGCCTCTTTAATTGTGACTCCTGCGGTGGCTGCCAACGTCTGAGGACTAGAGTTGTACGCATAAGCGAAACTGACATTCTTAACAATGGTTCGCTGAATATGTGGTTTGTAGGGTCGGATACGATCGTGTAGCAAAGCATGGTAGTCAGTATTTGCATCCTCTCGGTAAGCCTTGATGACGGTCTTGGCTCCAGCCAATGCGGCATAGATTCTATATTCAACCTGCTTCATATCTGCGCTGAAGTATTCCATGCCGTCGTCTGGTATAAACAATTCTCGAATTATGTGAGCATCGCCCAGCTCTGCTTCCTGCTTGTCTGCTCGTATGACTTGCTGAGCATTAAACGAATACCCACTCTTGAGATCTCCTCCGCCACTACTACTAAAGCGGCCCCATCCGGTGCCCTTAGCCTTCTCTTTCTTTTTGAGCGCTTCCAAATTGTTCTTGCATTGATGGAATGACGCTCTTAACAAATCATTGCCGTTCTGGTGCCCCCACGTAAGAGCTTCATAGTACTTATCTAGAAATCTCGACAGTAAACTTTGCTGCCGTCTGGCATCAACAACTAAATTGAAGATGGGGTGATTAAACGATAATAACTCATCAACCTCAAAGGTGCGTTTTTGGCTATTTTCTTCCTCATCTTCAGGCTCCTCCTCTTGATGCTTAGATTTACCCTTTGCTTTGGATTTGCGCTTTGGTTTTTTCTTCGGTGGCTCAAGGCCAAGAAAACTAAACAGCTTCATCATCGAGTCGACGGTCCCGGGGTCAACCCGGAAACCGGTTAGTTGAAAGATTTCTCGTAGGATCTTCTCATACTCAGTCCTGACCTCGCTGCGCCATTGCTCCAGTTTTGGTCGATGCACCCGGCAGCCATTGCGCTCAATCTCACAGACAGCATAGATGAGACTATTTTCCAACTCAAGAACATTTTCCAAACCTTCTTGCCGGATGAACGGTTCCATGTTCTCGTCTGCTTCAAGAGTGATCAACGAGTCACCCTCGGCATAAGGCCCAGCCATCCAACTCGGGTAGCTAGCCATTTTGTCAATGTCCCCGGGGAATCTCTCCTTGCCTCTGCCAACGTACTTAATGCCAATTGCGTCAAGGCTTAAATCAGCAAACGGGCTGTCGTCCAACAGAGCTGCAGGGAATGCTACATCACGAACTTTACAACCCAGAGCCTCGAGGTCAATACCAAACTTTTTCTTCAGCCCGGTGCGCATGATCTGAATATCGTACTTACCATTTGCAAAAACGATTTCCTTACCCGGCAAAACATACTCCATCCACATCTTGACGATTTCAGGATCCATATTGCCTTCGATGTGGCCAACAGGAGCGTAGAGAGATTTCGCTGCAAGATTCTCGGGGTCTCGCCAGCCAATCGACACTCCACATACGAAGTCATCGAAGGCGTTCTTGCCACTATTCTCAGTATCCATTGAGATGCGACTAACGCCTTCCAGCGTTGGCAAGTCTTCAGGACGAGGAGGAGTCCATCTGGTAGCACTATCCTCGTACTCGTCAAGTATGATTGCGGGCTGATACATTTAGTATTTGGCTCGGTCGGTCACTGAAATCACCTGACGATCACGATTTACCACCAAGTCGATTTTTACTTCATCGTCTTCGGGCGGGTCGTCTCTTCTGGCTGATGAGTCCAATGCAGTCTTTACTTCAGCTGCGTTATCGACACACTTCTCACATGGCTCTACGAGTATCTCTTGAGGACCACCAGATACCTCTGCTGAGATTAAAGCAGTCAGTTCTGTTTTGCAGGTTTTGCACCTGACAGCAAGTTCTACGATTATCATTCTGTACTCTCCCATGGTTTTGGCGCTCTCGGTAAATTCCAAGGGCCGATTGGTTTTACTTCCACTCGCTCGTATTTATGTTTGATTGCGAGCTCGTCTCTGCAATACACACATACATGACCACACCAGTATTGAATATAGACGTGGTAGCGAACTCTTTTAGGCGTTGCGTACCTGTGAATGCATCGTCGACAAAAGGGTTCTGTATGCTCAGCAATGAATCCCCCTCGGGGATTTAAAACATAGTGACACTTCATCCACGCATTGGCATGCAGCAGTAAAAGAATGAACATCCATCTCGTTCACTCGTTAAGTATGCTTGGCTATTGGTGTCCTTGAATTGGATTCCCACCGTTTCGGAGCCGGCCGGGTCAAGGAAGTCCAACAAATATTTCCCGTTGAAATAGACCTTGAATGGATCGTCGCCGCTGAAGTTGCTCTCTAGAATGTTATTGGCTTCACCCAACTCGGCAGACGCAGCATTCAGTTTTAACTTCCCGGACTCAAACAACAGAGATATTGCGGCTGAATCACCCTTCTCCCTGTCCGCGCATAACATAGCTCGCTTGACTGCCTGACTCAAGTAATCGGCCTTGAATGAGCATGACAGATCACAATACTTTATATTACCGAATGCTGCCTTGTAACCCGGGAACTTGACAGCCAATAACCGAGTAGTAAGGATTCTCGTCCCCAAGGAGAAAAATAGATTGTCGTCGTCGAAGGCGATGCTGATGTTTCCGTCATCAGGAATCAACTTCACTAATTCGTCGATTCCCTGAGCAGGCAGCAGAACTGTAATGTCGTCCAGCATCATGCCGTCGAGCTGAGATGAACCAACGATTATGCGGTGACCATCGGTGGCCACCATAGTCAGCTGCCCATCTACTATTTCCAATTTGATGCCACGAAGATTCAGCCGGCTGTCGTCCTGAGCCATCATGTTCTTTACCATTGGCAAGATGGTCTTGACTGTTTTGCTTGGCAACTCTAGCCACGTAACATGTTCCCACGATGGCGGGTCAGGAAAGCCGTCTGGAGCAACAGAGGGAATGCGGAAGTTGCAGTTCTTCGCAAGCACTCGAATCCAACCGTTGTTGTCAAGAGTTACTTTGATGGGGCCGTCTGGGGCCAGCCTTACTAAGTCGGACATTTGCTTTGCCGGTATCATCATGACTCCGGGTTGAGTGACAGCTAACTGCTTGCTGGACACTTCCGAGAAAATCCATGACTCCATGTCTGTGGCGCTCAGCCGCAGCCCAGCGTCAGTAGTTTCGACCTTGATGAACCCGAGAATAGGAATAGTTGGCTTCTTTTCGATTATTCCTGTCAGCTTGCCCATCTCTTCTTGAAGAACAGATTTTGCGATAGCGAATTCCATTAGTAGTGTCGTACCTCCCATTCAGGTATTAAATTGGAATGACGTTCCTTGCGCCCGGGTTTAAGCATGCGCCCTGTTTTACAAATCATTCCTCGCTTAGCCATAAAGTTGATTGCGGCCCCAACTGCATTAACACTGACGCCTTCGGGCGGCCTACCGTAGATGCCTGTTAGTTGCTCTGAAGTTATGCGAGACCCTACTGGGAAGCATTTCAGTGTTTCGACTAGTCCATTCCGGTAGTGACGAGAGGCTTCTTTTGAGGATACTTTCGCTATCCCATCTTCTTTCAGCTCGTCCCCGGTCGGTGGCTGGGCGTTAAAGATTATGCCAAGTCTAGGCCCGTGAGCAGCTCGCTGCATAGAGTCGAGCTGCTCGTCGAGGTCTAGACTTAGTTGGGTCAACTTCATTGCTGGGCTTTCTTCTCGTTAGCGAATGTGGTGAATGCAAGGGTCAACGCTTCAAGAGTAGCAGCGTTGATTTCCTGCACCGGTAAACCGATCCACTGGTTTATCGACATCACCATCTGGGCTTCACCCTTACTGCCGGGAATTTCTGAGAACGCAGCAACAGCCGCATCGTATTGCTCCTGATCCCAAGGTACGTCATCGCCAGCCCGGTCAGCGTACTGAGGCATCTTCACTCCCTTGATTTCTGTCATCTTAGGAGAGACTCGCTCCACCTCGTCTTCGTCCTCTTCATTGCCGGCAAGCGGCAACTCAAGTTCGTCCTCGGCGGCGGGGGCCGGCGCAGCAGCAGGTTTCTTCATCCACGGCATGTCCTTTACAGGTTTGGCTGCTGGTTTAGCCGGGGCTGATGCTGCCGGCTTTGGAGCAGGTTTCGGTTCAGTCTTTGGCTCCGGTTTGGGTGCGCAGTTTTTGCACATCGGCCCAGCCTCTGTTTGAACCATTGGCTCATCAGTGACTCCGCAGCTGATACAAAACACTGCTGACTTTTCTTCCTTCGCAGGAGGAGGAACGAGCGTTGGTTTCGATTTTGGTTGAACCGGCTTGGTGGCCGCTTGAGTGGCTGCTTGTTTTTCTTCCGCGGCCTTGGCTCGCTCACTCGCAGCAGCGCTACCCTTTGTTGGGTCTCCACTGACCTTTTGTTCTGGCCTCTTTTTCTTTGCGGCTTCTACATTGTCGCTTATCTCAGCCCACGTGGTTTCGCCATCGCGAATTGCCCCGTACAGCGCCTGCAGATTCAGAATCTCCTGTGGCGAGCACTCCTCGACAGGATGCCCAAGGAATTCTTCTAACTGCACGACGCTAACGTTTTGAAGAGCCATGCCGTCGATGATTTTCCGCTTGGCTGCGTCCGGGTCTTCGGTAATCTTGCCAGCACGCACATCCCTGATTTTCTGCTCGCACTCATCTTGTAGGTCGCCGGGCACCATTCTGAGGATAAGCGTTCTTACTGCCTTTGAAATCTGAGCAGCTTCCTTAGTGGCGAGGTCGTCGTCAGTTGCCTTAACAGTGAAGGTAGTTTCTCCTTGGGAGTTTGTGCGCTGACCAATAATGATCGCCCCTCGTCTGGGATTTTTACGCTCGACTGTTTTTGCTAGGGTAATTGATTTAGCATACGAAATGTTCGACTCGAGGTCAATAACGATAACCCGGATAACTCGGTGGTTGTCATTCTCTTGTACAGTGAATGACTCTGCCATCAGATTCTTCATACACCGCATGGCAACTTCAGCAAACCGGATTCCCAATCCCTCAACGAAGGTCTGCTGTCTGGTGTCCGGGTCCCAGCCAACAGGCTTGCGGTACAGAGCACTCGACTGGCCCTTCTCATCTACTAGAGCGAACGATGGTCTGCTGCACTCCTTTAATAGGTCGAGCCGTACCTGCTCGATATTCCGGGGCGCCTTGATTGCCATGATATACCGGGCTTGAATCATGGCAGCGGTTTCAGCGGCAGCTGCAGTGGTAGCAATCTCTGTACCAGCAGCGGGCGCTGCGATTTGTTCAGACGCCATTTTAACCATTGCGTCCTGTTTGACTGTCTCGTTACTCATCTATCTCGCTCCTTTGGTTTCTTCGGTAGAAATTTTCTGGCCCCTCGCTTGGGAACCAGACAATCTTTGTAGACTTCCTCATAGTCATTCATGAGCGTTTCCATGTCGAGTTTTTCTCCGTCGCGATCATTCTTCCATGTTGCCAACAGACGATCGCCGTACCTCAACTCCCCGGCATCCTTCATGAATGATTGCAGAATCATCTGCTCGTCACGTTTCTTTTTCTCGAGGTCGCTGATTTTATCATTTACATCTATCAGGTTTAGATAGTGATCGTACAACTCCTCGGTAGCCTGAGCTGTCTTTGTTACTACGCCTCTGCGGTACAATCGCTTGACGTCCTCAAGATTTTCCGGCGGCGGAGTGCATCCTGCTTGTATGTATTCCCAGACCATAGTGGCCTTGCGAATTAGCATGGCCTCCAGTTCGAAATCTCGTTGTACTTTGTAGATATGAATCGGTGGGCGCTCTCGTAGAATCAAAGCCCGGGTGGCTTCCATAGTAACGAAGCAAACTGCTATGTCAGTCTCGTTTGTATTCTCGCAAGCATTGAATACATGAGCCTGCCAGAGCTCGTAATCAGGCACTTGGTCAGTACCAGCATCCCCGAACTCACCGATGCGATAGTGGCCGCAGGTTTTGGCTTCAACTGTTCTGACTCCGGGCCAGCGGCTATCAAGGTGACAGAAGATGTAGGGATATTCTGGGTGGGTGACTCGAGGCGGTGACTTCTCTAGTTCGCAGCCCATTCTTTTTTCATAAGCTGATAAAATCAACGGCTCTGCTATTTTGCCGATGCGGATTTCCCATGCGTCGTCAAGATTGACAGACTCATAGTCGTCATCTTCCGAGGCTAATTTTTCCAGAGCCACGTCGACAGAGTGCCCACACATTATGCGGGCAATGTCTGAACTGCCAAGCCCGGATTTTCTCGCTTCTCTTTCTTCAGGGGTGATTGCCATTTTGAAATCGTCGAGCGATCTAGTTAGTGTGAGCCAGTTTGTTCTCCGTGCGCATTCGAAGAGCGTAGCTCGTCTCGGTCACTCGACGGTTTCAAAAATCCCTTGTAGTATTTTTCTGGGTCTTTAATAGATAGATGAAGCCGCTGCTTGCAATTCTCATTTGATAATATCTCTGCATCAAGAACGAGTCTGGCACGGGCATCATCGATGTCTTCATCTTCGAATCGGAACCCGATGACTTTGCCAGTCACTTCTACTTCGATTTTCTCTGCTATGTCTGACATCTGGCTAATTCCTCGTCGGTGAAATCAAGAGTGGTCAGTAGGAACTTGGTTAGAGTCTTGCACTGGTCAAGGCTCTCTGGTTCTATTAACTCTCTGACTGGCATCTCATAATAAGACGCAAGGGCAATCATGTGATCCAGAGGAGCCAAGTACGGCCGTTTGTCATTCTCATAAAACGATAATCGGCGTTCGGGAATACCCGCTGTATCTTCAACTTCCCTTTGAGTGGGGCATCGATAATCGTTAGGCTCTGGCATGCGGCGCTTTTGTCTTAAATAGAGTAGCAGCCGGCCCTTGGGCCTAACCATAACAGGTCTATTATTATTAGCATTTCTCACTGGGCCGAGTCTAATTTGAATGCCTAGCAGAAGTCAATAGGTATTTTTTCCGCTTTATTTTCAATCAGTTACGGGTAGTATTGACTCGACTTTTTTCGAGTTGCAATTTGTATTATGGCCGTATTATAATTTCAGCCATGAAGGGAGATAAAATGACAGCAGCCAACGACTTACACCAACTCATTCGCAAAACTTTTCCCATGCCCAGCGACGACAATCTCATTAAACAAATGAGAGAGAATTGCCCATTCGCATTCTTCGGCATCACTGGCGGCTTTGGCGAGACTCGACGATCACTTTGCAAAACTATCCAAGCGGTTTACGACGCAGGCATAGAGCCTAAGCAAGCAATCGCCGACCCATTCTACAAACTCATTCTCGAAGGCATCGAGGACTTTCTCCGAGAGCAACTCTTCGACGGCACCGACTCAGACGACATGCTTACTCCTGAGCGAGCAGTTTTGGAATTACGAGACTACGTCAACGACAAACTTTATGTCTAACAAATCCTACCCAACCGAATTTGAAGCAGAGCGAGCAATCGCCGAAATGGGCAAAGCCGGTTTCTTAAAGCCGGTGCACTTACCCGGGCGTCGCTGGCTGCTGGCTGACAATAAAGAGAGGACAATCTCTCGCAGCATGATTTTCCACATGCTGACCGTCCACTACCAGCGCGAGGGAACTAAGGTTCACCCCGCAACAATCAACATTCAGGCCGATGAAATCTTTGCAGCTGGCAAAGCGGCTGCTGCCAAAAGGAGAAAATGAAATGGGATACCACATTCGCATGATCGATCAAAAGTTTTTCATACCAGCAGACTTGAGGCCTCAGGTTTTCGAAGCACTCAAGTCGCTTGGTAATGGGTCCAATGACGAACGAGCACACGCTGGGTCGTGGTCTGGCGGAAAGAGAGATGGGAGATGGTTTTCTTGGATGAATGATGTTGACCCAAATCAATGGCCCGGAATTCAGGATGCCTTTGCTGACTGGCGCTACCCAGTCGAGATTGATGAAACTGGCAACGTCGTTGGTATTGAATTCTCGGGAGAGAAGATCGGACAAGAGAACATAATGTTCGAGACGATCGCAAAGTTTGTCAGCCCCGGTAGTTTTATTCGCATGATGGGTGAAGACGGCTACCGATGGAAATGGGTTTTCGATGGCAAGACCTGCCAAGAAAGGAAAAGCTAAAATGAGCTGCCCAGCAGAACGAGTCATACCGACAAACATCGAATCAATTGAAGCCGCTGTCATTTATGGCAACGCCTACCACGACATGCCGATTTTCGACGCATGCCACCAACTACTGACTGGCACCGCCAGCCTTGAAGAAAAGTGCCGGGCCTTGCGGAAGATTGACCAGACCATGGGAGAGACCGAAGGCAACTACACTCAGGCCGACGTTGACAATTACATAGAAGCCACCAAGGACTTCTAAAGGAGGAGAAAAAAATGGCTAGAATAGTTATCAAGACTAAGAGTACTCGAGGTGAGTACAAATGTGGGCATTGTGGGATTCAGATTCAGCCCGGCAGTCAATATAAGTCGTGGCAATTCCGCAACTCGGCAAAACAGTTTCGCTGCATGGCTCCGGGTTGCTCACCCCGGGCCAGCGAACTGACTCAGGGCCAGATTGGTCGAGTTTACGAACTCAACGAGAGACTGGGTGACTACTGCGACGATTTTCGCAGAGACATGGAGTTCGAGGATTTTAAATCCAACCTTGAGTCTTTAAAAGATGATGCGGAGTCTCTCAAGGATGAGTTCGACGAGAATTACAACAACATGCCAGAGTCATTTCAGAACGGGCAGAATGGGGAGTTAGTGCAAGGTCGGGTTGAAGCGCTCGACTCATTCATTGACGAACTTGACTCGGCAATCGACAACGCTGACTGGCCTGATGGCGCAGAGGATGAAGATGCCGAATGCGGCGTAGTCGACGGTAGCGGTAGCAAGTGCTCAATGGCAAAGGGCGATGATCGCCACACCAAGGGCCACGAGGAGTTCGAGCATGAGTTCGAAGCTGAAGAGGCCGACAACAGTGATTTGGTTGAGACTATCGTCAGCGATTTTGAGTCAATGTCTTGCGATTGTGACTAAATGTTTACAGTTCAAAGAAAGGAGAGAAATGAATTTACTAGAACACTTCAAGGCGGCTCGCAGGGTCGGCACGCCATTGATTGCGATTAAGACACTAGACCCTGAACTAACCATGCAGACCATCTGTTCCATGGTCAATTCAAACGGCACCGACGTTCCTATTATTCAGTGGGACGTCGTGAGGGGAATGCGTCCCCGGTCGGACGCAGGGCAGCTCGTTATTGACAAAGCCGAGGCGAGCAACGTAGTCAACCCAGTAGACTCTCTGGTTGTTGCCAATCAATTCCCATACAACGCAGACACCAACAAACCTGTCAACCCGATTCTCTTTATGCTCAACGCTCATGCGTTCTTCCAAAGGGAGTACGGCGACCGGGCTGCGTTTATTCAAGCTGTATGGAATCTGAGAACTCCATATCGCGACAGCGGCCGCACGTTGGTCTTACTCGGCCCCAACTTCGAATTCCCGCCAGAACTGTCCCACGACATTCTTTTGCTTGACGAACCATTGCCAGACGAGAAGCAACTGGCCCAGATCATTACCGACGTAGCCAAGGCCGCAGATGTCAAACTCAACAAGGTAGACCTCGAGAGCGGAGTCAGTGCTCTGCGCGGTTTGGTAGGTTTTGAAGCAGAACAGACTTCCGCTATGTGTATGCCGAAAGATGTCCTTGAGATTGACGAGATGTGGTATCTCAAGAAGCAAATGATTTCCCAGACCAAGGGATTGTCAGTCTGGGTAGGCGGTCAGAAGTTTTCAGGCATCGGCGGTATCGAAGAATTCAAGCGCCGCTGGAATCGCATCATTGCCGGCAAGCGCAAACCAAAACTCATTGTCTGGATTGATGAGATTGAAAAGGCGATGGCAGGAGTCGGTGGCCCGAATGCTTCTGACAGCGACCGCCTTGGCGTTATTCTCTGCGAGATGCAGGACAACGAGTATACAGGCATGCTACTAGTCGGACCCCCGGGGGCCGCGAAGTCCGTAGCGGCCAAGGCCGTAGCCAACGAATGCGGCTGCATCACTCTCAAAGTTGACCTTGGTGGGGCCGTAGGCGAGGGGCTGTATGGTCAGGCCGAGAACGAGATTCGCGACATCTTCAAAGTCATTAAGGCGATTGCCGGGCCAGCCGGCGCGTTTTTCATTTGCACGTCGAACGACATTCGCGTAGTCAAGCCCGAGCTGAAACGCCGGATGAAAAAGGGCATCTGGTATTTCGATATTCCTGACGAAGACGAGAAGCGAGTCATCGTTGACATTTACTCCAAGAAGTACCCAGACGTTGACCTACATGACTGGGGCCAAGTAGACAGCACCGACTGGACGGGAGCAGAAATCGAGTCATGCTTCCAGACTGCTTGGGAAGAGAGTGTCACGTTAATCGAAGCAGCTCGCAACATTATCCCGGTGGCCGTTAGCGATCGCGAGGGGCTGGATAGACTTCGCGGTGAAGCTGCTGGTAAGTACAACTCAGCCAGCTTCCCGGGTCCCTACGCTCGACCTACCAAGGGTACGAACATTTCAACTGGCCGCAAGATTATGAAGGAGGATCAATGAGTCACGTCACAGCGGTAGAGACAATTTTCGAGGACTTAGATGCTGCCGAACAAGCATGCAAGCCTCTCGGCCTCGAGTTGGCCCGAGGGCAGAAGACCTACAAGTGGTTCGGGTCGTGGGTCAATGATTATCACGGCGACGATGCCGCATACAAACATGGCATCGACCCGAAGGATTATGGCAAGTGCGAACATGCAATCCGAGTCAAAGGCAACCCAGACGCATATGAAGTTGGTCTGGTCAAGAACCCGAATGGCCCGGGCTACGTACTGATCTACGACTTCTGGGCTGGCGGTCAAGGATTACAGGCCGCCATTGGCAAGGACGCCGGCTTACTCAGGAGAGAATACGCCCTTGCGGTAGGTATGCGGGATGCAGCTCGGAAGGGCTTTAGAACCGAAAGAAGGATTAACCCGGTAACAAATAAACCTCAGATGCGGGCATGGAGGAACGTCTAATGGCACTGCAGGAAATTCTAATGGACTTCGATGACAATGACAATCCTGTCATTTCGGTCAAGGGTGTCAAAGGCAAAGCATGTCGCGCCCTGACTGCGGATTTAGAACAAAAACTCGGCAAGGTCACATCGACCGAGACCACTCCGGAATACAACGAGAGGGAGGTACTCAATCGTGCCACTACAAGAGTTTCTAATCAGCGCAGATGAGAATGGCGTACTGTCATTCATCTACCACGACGACCTAGCGTTTTTGATGGAGCTCGGTCATGCCGAGACCAAACGTGCGAGCCACGTCGAACCGGGGCCAGACAACAAGTGGTATGCGGATATGTCGCCAGTGGCTGGTCCAATGCTTGGCCCGTTCGATTTTAGACAACAGGCACTAGATGCCGAGACCAAATTCATAAAGGAGAATGTACTGTGAGCAAAAAACCTGTGAAAACAAAACCTACGCTTGATGAAGTGTTGGAGGAAGAAATAGAAGCACTGGCTTTGGAGGATCCCAGCTTCGACAAAGCCGAAGCAGGTAAGAAGCTGGTTGACCTTACCACTACCTTCGAGCTGCATATCGGCACCCCGGGCTTCAAAAAGTCGATTGACTCAGCACACTTTATGCGAGTGGTCAGCAAATTGTCCGAGGACGAGATTGCGAGCCTGACTCCAGAGATGAAGAAACTGATATCCGACGCCCAAACCCAAATCGGCGTGCAGGAGTTTCCGAAGAAGGTGGTTGGAGCGATGCCGGGCCTCGAGGAGGATTCGAACGGCCATAAGCCTGACCCTTCAATGGTGCATGTCTCGCAGGACTTGATTGATCGCAAGTTCATCAAAGCAATTGCGAAACGAGACAAGCAATTTACGAACTATGTCAAGGCCCATGTTGTTCCGTCGCCACTCAAATTCCAAGGTGCGTATTTGATGAGACGCACCGAGGTGAAAATGATTACCGATGCAGCCAAACAGTACATCGAGGACCGAGAGAAATTGATTACTCTGTTTGGCAAAAAGTGGGATGCAGTAGTCAAGGATGCAAAGACTAAGCGCGGACCGTTTTTCACCTCTGCTGACTACCCACCGTTCGCAACCATCCGGCTCAAGTACGATGTTGAGTATCGATGGATCAACTACAACGTTGCAGCTGCGCTGTCTGACCTAGACAGCGAGATATACAAGGAGGAGTCCGAGAAAGCCGGTGTCTTTTTCGCGAATGCTGCTCAGGAAGCTCGCGATGCAGCCCGTATAGCATTTCAGGAGTTGAACGACCACTTGCTGTCTCAGCTTGGCACGGACGAGAAGGGCAAGCCAAAGAGGTTCATGGGTGGGTCGATAACGAAGTACGTCGAATTCATCAACATGTTTTTGACTGGCGGCGATCTGACTGGGGACAACGACCTTAAGAAGTTTTGTCTGAAAGCAAAAGACATTTTGCAGAATGTTGACCCGGCAGAGGTTCGCAAAGACACTACTCTGCGCGAGACCATTTTCGATGCAGTCAATACGATCAAGAAAGATGCGGGCAAATTGATCGTAGTTTCTCAGCGTAAATTCTTTAAGGGAGACGAGGACGAGCCTACCGAAGCGCTTAGCCTTGACTAGCCCGGAAGACCAGCCAGCGGGCGATTTTGTGGCAAATAGGGCCGTTTTAATAGAGACGGCCCTACTCACTAGGGTTAAATCGTTGAAAATAAAGGAGAAGAAAATTAGGTCAAGAGTGCTTTTTGTAGTTGAATTTTGCCTGTTTGAAGCCCATAATTCCTTTGTAATGAGCACCTACAAAAATTACGGAGGCCAAAAAGTTATGAAGCGAATGACGAGCAAATTCCCGGGCTACTGCCGCAAGTGCAATCAGTCCTTTCCGGCCGGTACCGAGATTGACTGGTCACCTGAGACCAAAGCAATTCACGTCACCTGCCCAGAGCCAATCGCAACCGCAGAGCCAGCATGGAAACCCGAGCCACTCGTGCCGGGCGTTTATGAATTGGCTGACGGTCGCATTTACGTGGTCAAGGCCACCCGCGAAGACAAGAGCCGGCTTTATGCCAAGCGCTTTGTCCAGCTCAATGGCGACTATCGCACGACCGAAGCCGGCTCCCGAGTTGACTTCGAATTCCAGTATGAGAAGGGTGACTGGGCAACCAAGACGGGCGGCATCTTCGACATCAAACTCAGCGATCGCATGAGCCTCGAACGAGCCAAGGAATTGATTACGCTCTACGGCCGCTGCATCAACTGCAACCGCCACCTTAAAGCGGCCAAGTCAGTCGAGCAGGGCATCGGGCCAGTATGCGTCAAGTCTTTCGGCCCGGTGTTGAATCCGGTTTGCGAGACGACCGACGGTCGGGAAATTCGGAGGGCTGCATGATTTACGTACCTTTCATTTTCTCGGGCATTTACTTGGTGGCAGCCTTCGTGGTTGCTATGACTTCAGACGACGCTTACGGTTACCGCGGCCTTTATACGGCCCGCAAAGGGAGGAACAAATGATTACGTCAACTCAAGGAATGACCTTTATCGAACGGCAAAAAGCCAATCGCATGAACATGCATGAGCTCAAAGCAGGCGACGAAGTTTTTCTGACTCGCTACGGAATAAGCTATGACCACGAAACGCCACATCATGTCCAGCGAGTAACTCCGACCCAGCTGGTCATCAATGGCATGAAGTTCTACAAAGACAGCGGCGACCAAGTAGGCCGCTGTGGTTATGGCACTCACATCTCGGTCAACACTTTTGTCGAGGAGACCAAGTCCCGGCTGGAGAAGGTAAAAAGGTTCAACGCTGCCCTCGGTCAGGTTAAGCAGGTGCGATGGGAGTTTTTGCCAATAGAAGTGTTGACTCAAGTGCTCGGTATTGTCGAGCATGCGAGAGCAGAAAGGGACGGAAACAATGGCAATAACTAAATTTGACAAACCAACGCTCAAGTTTATGCGGCCTTCTATCGTGAAGGCCTTGAGCGTCTTGGAAGAGGAGTTCGGAATTAAGGTCACACTGGGCAATGCCACCTTTACTTCCTCACATGTCAACGTCAAATTCGAGATGGCAGTGATTGGCGAGTCGGGTCAGGCAGAGACCGGAGTGGTGACGGACTTCAAACGTTACGCCTACCAATATGGTCTCGCCGCAACCGACCTCGGGCGACGTTTTGTATGTCATGGCGACGAGTTTATTATTCTAGGCCTGAGGACAAAAGCTCCCAAGCGTCCGATCATCGCCCAAGGAGCCAAGGGCAAGAAATTCGTCTTCCCGGCAAGCCTAGTCAAGGCAGGCTTGCTACCACAAAAGGAATTCAGCCCTGCGGAAGTCAAGGCCAAAATTGACGAAATGAAAGCAGCTCAACAGCCAGCGGCTCCTATGAAGGGAGTGACTGGTCAAGTCTGGGCACTTGCAGACAAAATGATTGCCCTGCCAACATTCGAAAATGAACCGAGTGACCCGGCATTTAGACGAGCGGTTCTAGAGGCTTGCAGCAAGGCCGGAATTAACCCAGCGACAGCAGCCACTCAGTTTAACAAGTGGCGGAAAGCGAGAGCGTGATGAAATACTTAGCATGCGTAACAGAAGCGTCAGGAATGGAAGTCGGCCCTCGAGTTTATTATGTCTATGCATTTTCAGAACTCGATGCGGTCAAGCGTGTGGCGATAAGAGAGTCAGGAGTTGAGCCCGACGAACCGCAACCCGAACCAGAGTGCGAAAACTTAGACGGCGTGTGGTTTGTAGATTCAGACTGGATTTCCATTCAGCTTTTTGCTGAAAACAAAATTGAGGAGGTAAGATGACGAAGTACGAATATGTGGAAGCATTGAAGCAACGCCTTATCAAAGAGGTGCGTGCAATCGCTGAAGAAGATATGGATAAAGATTATGCTGCTGAAATGGAGGAGTATGCTTCTACAAAACTCAGCAGCGCTCAGACAATCGGGCAGGTATTGGAAGGCTATCGTAACATGAGTTATACAGCCTTCGATGTTATGGTAATTCTGGCGGAAGTTGCCACTGGCGAGAAGTTAACTGACTCGGACATGGAGCAAATGCCCGAGGCCAGAGACTACGACACCTAAGGAGGACAGAAAGATGCCTAGATTTTCAGATTGCTGCGAACATTGCGATATGTTCATTTGCCAAGTGTGCGGTCGAGACCTTTGTTCCGGATGCCAGTATGGCGACCGACCTGACCTAACCAACATCACGGGCTTTAAAGGCACAGGTAACGTCTGCAAGAATTGCCTGCGCAAACTCGAATTCAGCGGCTTACTTAAGTCATTGCCGGCAACCGATCGGGTTGCTGAGTTCATGGCCCTTGGAAGCCCGGGAACGCCCAAGAAGGCCAGCACCAAAGCCACGGGGATGGTAGTAGAGAACCCGTCGTTGTCTGGCCCGGTTAACTACAATGACCCAGCGGAGCCAGACGCTTTTCTCAACCCACTCGATTATGCCGACGACCCTGCCGAGTTGGAACTCCAAACCGAGCTACGCAACCAAGGTATTATGAACCAGCCGGAGCCGATTTGCTGTCCTCGATGCTCAGCCGACCTCGAGATTGGTAAGGGCATGGTGGGTGAGCGCATTGCCGTTTGTCCGAACGACGGCATTGTTTGGGAAGACCAAGAGGATGCGATAAGGAGAGTGTTCTGATGCCGCCGCAGATGAATAGAGGTTGTGAGTTCTTGATCGTCATTTTAGTTGCAGTGGCTACCATGGTACTGGTCGAAGGTCTTATTTTTGTGGCATCATGGCTGGGAGGTCAGAGATGAAGCATTTTCATGTTCGCTCATGGGATGGTCGAGTTCATGCATACATTTATGTTGGCCCTGTGCGCTTGACGGTGTTTAGTTCGAGTTGGCTGCTTGGAAAACGCCGCAAGCGCACAACAGCTGGCTGGCTCTGGCACTGGTCGGTCAGAGCCGGCTTGCCGGCAATTGTTATTTCTAGTTTTTACTTTCACCCGTACTGGCTGCTGGATTTTCTCGTATCCATTCTCAGGAGATTTCATGGTTGACCGAGTGGAGTTTGGATTTACTCGTACTACTTGCGACTGCTGGCGATGCAGTCGTTTTTGTAAGCTCTACCCGGGCTACATGGTACCCAGCGACCTACCTCGCATGATGGCAGCAGCCGGCTACACTGATCCCTTCAAGTATGCTGAGGATCACCTAGAAGCAACTCCCGGGGCCATCGCTGTCAGAGCAGGAGTGCCGTTTAGAATTGGCAGCCTGCGTCCTGCATGCCTACCACAAACTACTACCTGTAAATTTCTCGACCAAGATAATCATTGTACAATTCATGAGACATCACCGTTTGGCTGTGCATTTGCTGATGACCACATGTCAGCCAAACACGCAGAGAAAATCTCGGTAGCTGGTGGGCAGGCGATTTGCGAAGACCGTAACAACGGTGGTCTGTACACTCAAGTATGGGATTATCTCTGGAATGTAAAGAAGAAACGGGGCCGCGACCCATTCGCTAAAGAGTGGATCAAAGTGCAGCGCTACTACAATCAAAGGAGGATCAATGGCTAAAATCGACGAACCATGGAAATGCGATATTTGTGGCAAACCCAAATATCTCAGCCCTACTAACGGTTGGTGGCTAGGATTCGAGATTGAATCAGAAGGAGAGTCTGTAGGCGTACTGATTCTTAGGTGGGGCAAGAACCCTACTCAGGACGTGGTAGTATCAGCAGACATCGAACAATTCCAACCTCAGATGGCGGACGGCCACCTTTGCGGAAAGCAGTGCGCAGCCCAGTGGCTATCGCAGAAAGCGCTTGGTTGAATCAATGGCAGAAAAACAAATAGGCTCCCCAAACGACGGCCCCACTTCTCAAGACGAATTCCTTGATCGCCCTCTACCTAACAGCGAAGCTTCTGAGACTGCTTCTCTAGCAGCAATCATGTTGGACAATTCTCTGATGGCTCAGGCTATCGACTTGCTGAGACCAGACGACTATTATGTACCTTCTCGCAAAAAGATTTTTACTGCTATGATGGGTCTCTTTGAGCGCAACGAAGAAATCAATCCCATTACTGTAGGTGAGGAGTTGAAGAAAGATGGCGCGTTGCAAATGGCTGGTGGGATAATGGCCCTGACGAAACTAACTGATGGGCACTTTCACATCACGAACCTGAGTCCACTGGCGAAGATTATCAAAGGGAAGTCCATCAAGCGACAGCTAATCAAAGCTGCTGCGAAAATCACTGCGGAGTGCTACGAAGATGAGGATGACCCGGAAAGTGTTTTAGAGCATTCGCAAAAAGCGATTTTTGATATCTCAGTAGACCACACTACGAAATCATTTTCGTTAATCGAAGAGATTGCTGAAGCCAGCTTGACTAAGACCTATGAAATACAGCAGTCCGGCAAAGCAATGGTAGGTGTAGATACTGGTTTCGTAGATTTGAATGCATTGACACTTGGTCTGCGTCCCGGAGATCTCATCATCGTTGCCGGCAGGCCCAGCAGTGGCAAAACAGCCCTCGGGGTTTTGATCGCGATGCATGCAGCCATTCACTCGAATCCCCAAGTCCCCACTGCATTATTCTCCCTCGAGATGCCAGAGGAGCAAATCGCGATGCGAGTGCTCTGCGCAGAGTCAAGGATGGATAGCATGAAATATCAGTCTGGCTATGTCACTCAGCAGGAATGGAACAAGCTCACGACCGCATTTCACACGCTAGTGGGCAAGAAGCTGCAAGTCGATGACACACCACGCATCTCTGTGACCCAGCTAAAAGCCCGGGCTATGCGGCTGGCTTCCGAGCTGTCGAGGTCTGGGTCAGAACTTGGACTGGTTGTTGTGGACTATTTGCAATTGATGGCGGGTACAAAGAGTTACAAAAACCGCCTCGAGGAGATTACCCAAATCTCGGCCGACCTCAAGGGAGTCGCCCGAGAACTCAAAGTACCGATGGTAGTATTGTCTCAGCTCAGCCGTGCTCCTGAAAACAGGACAGACCACCGGCCGATTCTGTCTGACTTGAGAGAGTCTGGTGCCATAGAGCAAGATGCGGATTTAGTTGCTTTCGTATACCGAGGAGATATGTACAAGGCTAAGAATGAAGAGCACGACAACATTGCTGAGATTATTGTAGCGAAGCACCGCAACGGCCGCACCGACACTGTTTACTTGAGATGGGATCCCACCTGCGCTCGGTTTGATAATCTGGCAAACGACGACTAACGCTGCACCACGTCAACCTGTATTGATCTATCATCGATTAAACCGTTAAGCGTAGTTATTCTATTAGTCACCACATACCGCTTACCAACGGTCCCCGCTTTGAGATAGACAACAGTCAGCGCACCGGCAAAATTGAACGAGTCAATTATCAAAGCAGTGTCAGGGTTGCCCGGATCCAAAACCCAAGTGGATGTGAGAATGCTGTCCCCAGCCTCGAGCCAAGGAGTCCAATCATAACCATAATCTAATCTTGAGTCAGGGTCTTTCAAATATCTCTTCACGATGGTCGGCCCTCCTTATCTACGATCGGGAAACGCAACTGTGGTGGTACAGTTGTTATTCTATACTCTGGGTCCACCACTGCTTTTCTATACCCGGGTGGAACTGTAATAAGAGCAAACCTGCAATTCACATTTCTGCTGTTGCCACCCACTGAGATGAACCGAGTGAACGAATTGCGGTACTGTAGTAAAGTGGCTACTTTAAATCTTGTAGAACCATCTCTAAAGCTCCGCACAGAAACCTTAAACCTTGTTTTGCCATCAGCAAAGTTTCTTGCGATTGTGATGAACCTTGTACCAGCATCTCGGTATGCTCTGACAGTAACTTTGAACCTGCTTGACGCATCTCGGTAAGCTTGCACCGTTACTTTGAATCTAGAGCTCGCGTCTCTGAATGCTCTTGCAATTACGATGAATCTGGAGCCAGCGTCCCTGAATGTAAGTACAGTGACTTTAAAGCGCGTAGAAGCATTCTTCCATGTGATACCGCTTAGCTTAAACCTAGTTGCAGCATCTTTGAAAGATGTGCCTTGCACAATTAGAACAAACCTTGCGGCTGCATCTCTGTATGTGATGCCATATAGTTTGAGACGAGTATTAGCATCTTTGTAGCTTCTTGACGTCAGCACAAAACGAGTCGCTGCATCCTTGTAAGCCCTGACGGTCAGGATAAAACGCGTTGACGCGTCGCGGTAAGCTTGCACGATCAACTTGAACCGAGTCGCTGCATCCTTGAAAGATTGTACGGTCAATTTAAATCGAGTAGCTGCATCTCGGTATGCCTGCACCACCACCTTGAATCTGGTATTGGCGTCTCTGAACCCCCTGACCCAGAGGATAAATCTAGTGTTTGCATTTTTCCATGTTGTGTTAGCCGATGTTAAAACAAATCTAGTGCTGGCGTCTGCATAGTTGCGGACTTGGAGAATAAATCTCGTACTTGCATCCCTGTATCCTTGTACCCATAGTTTAAACCTAGTAGCAGCATCCTTGTAGCTGCGTACGTTCAACACAAACCGCGTGGCAGCGTTGGCCCAAGTAATGCCATACATCTTGAACCTAGTGGATGCGTCTTTGTAGCCACGGACTTGTAGAATGAATCTGGTTGCAGCATCTACATAGTTTCGGACCCACAGAATAAAACGAGTATTTGCATCTCTGAACGTGATACCAAATAGTTTGAATCTGGTAGCAGCGTCTTTGAATCCTATTACCTGTACGATAAACCTTGTAGCAGCAGAAGCCCATGTGGTGCCATATATCTTGAACCGAGTTGCTGCATTAACCCATGACCCCGGAACCAACAGAGAAGAGAGCGCAAGTAGCAGACCGCCAAAAACCCCGCGCCGAATTGGTGAAGGGGTTGCTACCGGGTTGTAGGCGATCACGATTCCGCATTCATATAGGATCGTATCGTCGGTTGTTCCGGTGCTGACTAAACCGATAGCGGCGGCCGCTGTCGGATAACTCGCGCTGCTAACTGGTTGGGTAATACCCCAACTGGGATCTGCGACAGCAGGTAACGCTGTCGAGTAATCGATCCCATTGACTGTAAATTTTGGCGTTCCTGTAGCAGCCGCTCTATTTGCAGCCGCCCATCCCATGTATCCGTAGATTTGATGATTCGAGATATCAATATCGCCGGAGCCTATCGTTTCCAGATTGTAATTTTGAGATACCTGTGAACTCCCGGCCTGTTGCATTCCATTGCTAGCGTTGGCAGGTCGCTCGTTGACTGCACCCGTGCCGATAACCGTGTCGAAGTTATTTGCGTTGACGGCGGTCGGGAGTTTAGCTGTGCTGCGAACATCTCCAACGTCGGTGAATTGATATCCGCCATCATCAACGTAGAGCTGATCAAACCAACACTTCTTGCTTGCGCCCGGAGTTTCTGCCCAGCCAAAAAAGAAGTAGCTCGGGACTCTATCTCCAGTGTAGATGGAAGTGACATGAAGCTCCTGAGTCCCGTTGATGAATAGATAGGTTTCTTGGTTGTTAATTGAATGCACGACCACGGCAACGCTGATGCGATACCACGTATTAACGGAGAGCACTGTGGCTCCGTCACTGGTCGTGACATGGCTAGCGCCGTCTAACCCGACGGTCACGCCAGCCCCGCTAGGATTAACCACTAGTTCGAACTGCCGACCTCCGCCAAGGCTTGAGACAAGCAGAATCGTAGTTCTGCCTGTAGGTTGGGAGTCATATCGAAACCAAAAGTTCAAGCGATAATCCCACGCGAGTCCCATAGGGGCGGGAACGTTGTAACAAGCAGCATTTGCAGCTACGTTCCCAGCTGTGGAATCAAAACGGTACGACCCTATCCCTTGCACTTTGACAGAAGTGTCCTGCGCAATGTCCGCGCCGTTGTTGACAGCACTGAAAAAGTTATCAGCGTCGCCGCCCGGATCGATGTATAACGTGGAAATTTTCGGCCCCACGCCAAACGACACACCTACAGCCGTATCGTAGCCTCCACTGGTAAAAGTCACAGAGGTTTGACTACCGCTTACAGCTTGGTCTTCAGTTGAATGGTATTGAACGGAATGAAACTGTTCACGAATAGTAAATCCCGAACCGGCTCCTGGCTGTGCAGTAGCACTCTGACCAAAACCATGAACTATCGCCGGAGATGCGTTATTTAGTTGAACGCCGACTCCCGCGCCGCCGGCCGCACAGAAATCTGCTAGAAACTTGACGCTCGCATCGCCTAGATATTCATGGATAGTGGTAACCGTCGGAAAGGCGCTCCCTAGATTATTAGCAAGCGTGATCGCGAATGAGGAACCGCCAACAGCGTTCAAACAATAATATGTGGCAAGCGCACAAACACTGCCATTCTGTTGGTGACTTGCCCTGATGTAGGTGTTACCTTTGTTGTCAGTGAGGCTGGTAACATCGTCATAATAGGTCTCAAATAGTATATCGACGACAATCACACTGCCGTTCGTTACGGCACTGGAGAACGTGTTTACGTTCGATCCCGTAGTGTCTCGATTGGTGTGAAATTGTACAAAATCTAAGAGAGCCATTTAATTAAAAGGTCGGGCCGAAACACGACCCGACCCTGTTCAAGAAAGAATGTTAGCGGTCCTTACCGTTCCCACCAACCAATTTCTGGGATCAAGTTTCCAGCTACTACGGTGCCGGCAGATGCATTCACACTTATGTACATCCACATCGAGTCTCCGGGGCCAAGAATTACTGGGGGCAGACACATATTCGAACCCCACATGCTAGTTGCGATAGTGGGTGAACCGGGATTGGGAAGAGCCATGTTCGGTTCAACACCACCGAAGTTCATATGCCAGAAGTCAAGGTTAGCGACAGACAGGTTCGCGCTAGCTCCCTGACTCAGGCACATGCGGAATAACCGAGCTCCTACCACTTGACGACTATTTGCTGACAGAGCGGGTGCAGTCAAGGCTCCGAATCTTACTACTGCCTGAGATGACTTTTTCCCTACGTCAATGTTCGGGCAGATTATGTTAGGAGTTAAGTCTGTTCCTCCAGAGGCTCCGCCTTGAGCATCAATGATAATGGTCAACAGCATTGCCACCTGAACTGCCGCAGCGCCGACCGAGTATGCAGTACCACCAGCAAGCAGGTGCACATAATCAAGAAAAATTCTCTTCGCAGCAGCATTGCCGTCGGAGTCAGAGTTGAAAATCGCCAGCGTTGGTTTGGTAGGGTCGATGGAGGTGGCATTCTGCTGTAAGACCTGAGCTGTGATCGCGGCCTGCCCGTTGTTCGTCACGAAGTACGAGCCTTCATCAGCGAGTACGTGCTGCTTGCGAACGATCGGGATCCCGTACACCTCTTGAAACCGAGAGAGGCGTATAGTATCTACTTGGTTGTCGGCTTGGGCCTGTGGCAGTACTCTGCTGACTAGCCCCTTCGCTTGTTGTAGAAGCTCCATTTTGTTATCTCTCCCACCATGCGATTTCAGGGTACATCGTTCCACCAACCCCAGCGCTGTTTGCTACCATGAATAGGTAAATAAATGCCGACTGGCCGGGGCCTATCACAACTGGGGGCAGATGCAACATGCGGCCAACTGCGTTAGCTTCCACGGTCGCTGATGCTGCATTAGGAAGCGCAAGATTGGGTTCCACGCCCCCGAAGTTCAACATGAACTGGTCGACGTTGGCCAATGTGATTGCAGTACCTGAAACTGGCGCGCGCAGCAATCTCTGACCAACAATCGTTCTAGCGTTCTGGGTTGCAGCAGGAGCGGTCAGGGCGCCATACCTTACAGTAGCAATCGAAGCCTTTTTGCTGACATCAATGTTTGGACAAACTATGTTAGGAGTTAAATCGGAACCACCTGTCGTTGCAGCTGATGGATTATCAATCACTACTGCACAGAAGAACCCGGTATTCGAGGTGGCATTCGAATATGCAGTGCCTCCTGACAACAAGTAAATGTAGTCAAGGTGAATTCTTTTGGCTGACTGGTTGCCCGGGGAGTCCGAGTTGAAAATCCAGATGGTAGGCTTGGTGGCGGTGAACGCTACTGATGTATCTCCAGCGATCGCAGTCTGAGCATTGTTAGTTACAAAGTAGGAGCCTTCATCCGCAAGGGCGTGATTCTTCCGAACAACCGGAAGTATGTAGGCGTCTTTGTACCGAGATAGACGAAGAATGTCATCTTGGTTGTCCGCCTGAGGTTGTGGCAAGAATCTACTGACAATTCCTTGCATGATTGTTTCAAGGCTCATTGAGATGTTCTCCTTCTACTTCGACACTATTGCTCCCAGAAGCGTACGAATGTCTTCAAGAGTTTCTAATATTTTCTCATTCAGGTTTATTGCGTCGAGATTTATCGGTATTCCGTTCTCGTCTGCTATTGAAACTACCTGCATGAGTACGCTCTGGGTGGTTTGCTGACCAGTACTACCCACGCCCACTGTCTGCACTTGCAGAGTGCGAATAAGCTGACCGCTGCCAGCCGGGTTGATTTGAACTGTTTGGTCTTCCGCCATTTTACAACAGGGATTATATCTTTACTTAAGTGCCATCTCTATTTGCACTTCTTTCATCTTGCTGTGACCGTTAAAGTAGTCGTAGTGGCATTGCCGGCAGCATCTCGGGCCACCGCAGTTAAGGTGTAATTCGTATTGGCTGGCGGCGGAACATGCCATGTAACTTGATAAGGGGCTGTATATACCCAACCTATTGGCGTTCCATTTACAAAGAATCCAACAGACGTCACTCCTACATTGTCACTCGCGTTTACTGAAAATACTACGTCGGTTTTTCTCGTCACTGTTTTCCCCGGGGACGTTATCGAAATAGTTGGCGGTATTACATCTCGAATAGGACTTGGAGATGGGCTAGGCGTTGGATTAGGAGTAGGCACCGGCGTGGGTGTCGGGGTCGGTGTTGGTGTAGGAGTAGGCAAAGGAGTTGGCGATGGCGTTGGGCTAGGTGTTGGTGTAGGAGATGGGCTAGCGCACGGCACCACTATTGGGCTACCAAGCGGGTAGTTGCTTGACGGTCCAATCGTAAAGTTCAAATTACTCACCGGCTGACCACATACGCTGACTTGATATTCAGTCGGCTGGGCGTTGTATTCCCCGTTCCAAATCTCGATCATCGGCCTGACTATGTAGTTGCCATTAGCCGTCAACGGGTATAGATAAGTTGAATCCTGTTCTTGATAACGCCACAACTCAACTCGGTTCGCGTCGAGTACTTGAATGTAAGTGTAGTTGAATTGACCGCCACCCGAATAGAAAGTGCCACCTGACAAGTATAAACCCGGCACCGGTGTCGGAGTAGGCGTTGGAGACGGCCCGGGGGTTGGCGTCGGTGTAGGTGTTGCAGTGGGGCTGGGGATCGGTGTAGGAGTCGGCGTAGGGGGCGGCATTCCGTTCAGAACAAACGCAGGCGACGAACTATCTACAACAACTGTATTAAAAAGATATGCGCCATAGCTGGCTTCAAGCGTTGAGCCGATAACCGAACTTGAGAATGAAAATGTACCATCTGCTGCTGTACCTGTGATTTGAGCTACCGTGCTGCCCTGCCGATTGATAATCATTGGTCCTTGGAACGGTGCACCGGCTACTCTTACGACTCCTTGCACCGCTCGCGAGGGAGGCGTGGGAGTAGGAGATGGACCTACAAACGGAGCCGACGGAAACGCTGCCAGATAAACATTGTTTTGATAGTAGTAGAGTGTTGCATGTTGCCCGATGCTTGGCGTTGTGTCTTGCCCTGACATAGCTAATCCTAATGTCGTTGCAGTGCTATCACCATCGAACAAGATAACAATAGAGCAGTTTGCCCACTGCTGTACTACTCCTGCCCTAATCGTATAGCTCGCATTCGGATCTTTTGGCGGTGCTGGTGTGCAGGGACTTGCGCTTGGTGTCGCAGCTGCGGCCGATGAACGCTGCACTTTCTGCTTCACGCTTGGCACTGGGCCAATCACTTCATGTTCGATAAACGGAGTTTCAGAAGGAGAGGGAGATGGAGAACTCTCTGGGGCTGGTGTCGGGCTTGGCTCTGAGGGAGGGATTACCTTTTTCCTACAACCATCAAGCAGGGCCGCAAACAACAAAACAAACCCGACTACTAATGCGATCTTGCGTCTCAATTAGTTTTTACCTTCGTCTTTGTTCTGGTGGTACTGAATCAAAAAAGATTCCTGTAATGCGAACGTCGGGGCCGCTTAGGCGAGTGAACCGGTACTGCCTGTAGCCTGTTTGTTGTGCAGTCAGTCGCCTATCCTTGTCTAGCTTGGTGATTTGTTGAGTTTCTATCAAAGATCCAGTTTTGTCATATGCTTGAACTAACGTTTCCCGCAGCTCATCACCTGCAAACTCAAATGCAATCCAGTGAGGCTTGTAGTCAACGAAATTCACATCAATTACTAACTCTTCAGGGTCTGACCACGGCATTGGCGACATCGCGCTGAGTCCGTTTTCCTTAGTATATGTGATCGCGAATCTTGGAATATGTAGCAGTGAAGCTCGTTTACGAGCAAGAGAAATTCCCGCTAACGTCGCGAGAATCATTATCACTACTGCAACTATAATCAGTGGTGTTTTCATAAACTCCTTTTTTTTTGAAGTTGAGAGCGGCAAAATGCTTCATTCTCCACCTACCGCTCCCAACTACGCTTAAGACAATTTTTAGTCTTTCAACTAAAAACGAATGCTTACCGATAAAGACTCAGTCGCCCTCAATCAAAACACATACCCAGTTCTTTACCGATAGCATTAGACAGCGATGTGGAGTCCCTAAAGCAGCATCTTCTTTTGCCCCGGCTTGAAATAGGCCGAGTGTTGCAACACCCGGACACGCCAAATCGTGGTAAATTATAACCACTTAGAACTCAGCACAACGCTGAGTTGTAAAAGATCACCTTCGCTCACCTCACTCAAGCGAAGCATCAGGCCGTGCTCGCGTACCTGATTCTTTGAGAGTTGGCTGCTCTCTGGTCATTGCCAAATTCAATCACCACAAAGCATCGATTTTAATTTCCTGCCCCGACAAGGCCATCAAGGTCGTTACGCCCTTTCCCACCGGGGCAGGCTTTGGCTGTCATACTTCGCTCTCTTCTTCATCCTTTTTCGCCTAACAATCCCTGTGATGTCGGCCTCTCAATCAATCACTGACCTAACCATCAGTGAGTCCTTTCTATAGATTAGGCCGGGAGCGGCTTTATCCGGCTGTACGCTCTCAGAAGACCGAACGATTCACGGGAAGAGTCACTCGCCAAGCACCGTATCCTGTTGAGCTAATCTCAGTTCTTTCTGCCCCCGCCCCATTGTGGAACATACTTAAACACCTTGGTGATCGTTCGATCGTCAGAAAGCGCAATTACCTGATTCCTGTATGATGGCCCAGAGAAATCGTCCCTATCTGCTCATAGGCCATGTTGGTCACATTATCTCGAAAAAGTATTAGTGGGTCTCGCCGCAATTCTTGGCTACCGCAGCCCGGGCAAGATTTTCTTTTTCTACCACATCCTCCGCACCGAGGGCAAAAGAATGTTGAATAAGGTGTTTCCTGATACTCCCAAGCGTAACATTCGCACTCGCCATTTTCGCCTACTACCCTGCCTATGATATGAGCTCTAATATGCTTGTCCTTTACCTTTACTGGCCGATTCCCAAATGAGAATACCGCATGAGCACCACCCACCTTCAATTGGAAGTACTCGTAATCACCTTCAAGTGCACCCACTCTACCATTCGGGCAAAACAGATAGAGACCATTGATGTTTTGTTTTGAAATGTCTTCCCAGCGAGATGTAGGTGCAGGTCCTAGAGGAGTGAATAGTTTAGTGAATTGTAGCGTTGCCCATTCATTGATAACTCGTCCCGATTGATATCTAACAGCCCACCAGCTACGCCCAGACCTCGTAATCTGCATGCCTTCTAACTTTGAAGGCGTAGGAGGATTGCGGATTGGTTCCGCTGCCGTAACTGTTGTTACGAGAGATTCCATTTATTCCTTCGGTGCTTCTGGTTTGGGAGCTCCGTGTTCCTGCAACCACGAAACTATGTCCGACAGTAGCGCCGCACAATCTTTACCTGTCACTCTACGAGCCAACGAGAATTCTCCCCCGGGCTTCACATTTTTCATGTTACATGATAGGACGAATGTCTTCTCGGTTTCGAGTTTATCTAAGAAAGCAACTGCTTCCGTGGGAGATTCTCCGTTGTACGTTTGAACCTGTTCGGTTCCCTCTACTTCTGCGTCAATTCTGATTCTCATTCGAGCTCCTTTTTTAGGTCCAAGTGTACTTCAGAGTAATCACTACTGTGTAAGTGCTGGGTGTCATATTCGGCCCTGTAAATAGTGCGAAGATGCAGTGTTGAGTATCTGCGGTGGTTGCAGCCGGAGTGTTCGGGAAAGTTAAATAGTCATTGTCACCTTGCAGACCTTGGTAATTCGTTGCCCAGTTAGCTCCGGCTGTTGGAGAAACTGATCCGGTAGCTCCGTCAGTCACAACAGGAGCATTGGTAGGGGCGGCGGCAGGGGCGCCTGCAGAATCAACGCGACCGAAGATGTTGGCCTTCAGATAGCTGCGCTGAGTAGCTCCGGTGTCCGTTGTATTGCCACCCAGCAGGGAGTTGTCACCTCGAGTGATTGAACCGTGGGCAGTGGTCGGATATGAGGTCATGATAGGAGCACTGGCAAACGTACCAGTATTGTCCCAGTTCCATCTGCCCCAATTGTAATTCGAGTTGGAGAAGCTCGGTACAGTGCCACCGCTCGAACCTATGTAGCCGTCACCAGTCGCGTCGGCTGTAAATGCATATGTGTATGCGACGTTTTGTGTCGAGCCGGGGCGAATCATCGCTGGCCATGAGGCAGAGGCAACATTGTTTTGCGCGTTGCTATCAGACCAGCGTGTTTCTTTATTCGCGCCAAGTACGGATACCCATACTGGAGTGCCTTGAGTACCTCTATTCGCGTCTAGCGTTAAAGTAGTGAAGTCAGCCATGTAAAGGGATCCTTTCTTCGAGCTGTCAATTTTAACTGATAATCTCGAAACAATTACCTAGTCTCACTTTTTTCCTTAGATTGGATATGCAAAGCTAACAATGAAATCGGTGGTATTGGTGAATCCGGTATCGTTGAGCGCTGCCGCTCCTGTAGCAGAAACAACTTGCCACAACGACGCTGTGGTTCCGCCGCTACCGGGACCTGCTAAAATTGTTCCGTTATATGTAATGTTGTTGTGGTAGATCAAACCCGAGATTGTATTCGCTGGAGTAGCTACTGTAAATGGCAAGCCTGTTATAGCGGCCTGACCGGTAGAGGTGCCTTTAGATGTCAACGTGATGCGAATCCAAACCTGCACCATGTTACCTATCTTTTTGTAGCTCCCTTGCTGAAGCGAATATGTGATACCTGTCGTTCCACCGCCGAATGATAAACCCGGTGTGAATGTGCCTTCAGCATAATCGATGACGTTGGGTGCATAGAGCGGCCCCTGCGAATTGATCCCGCCTATGCCGACATTGAGTCCTGTCTGAAAGTAGCCGCTCCCAGCGACGTCTAACTCTTCAGCGACGTGAATGTGATTCGCCGCTATGCCGCCCGCCGTCAGGCCCAGCGTCTGGATCGCTCCGCCAATGTCTACCGCATTCAGCTTCGAGGCTGCGCCAACAAACGCATGTCTGCCGACTATTCGAATCGGCACCACGCCATTGAAATTGGTCGCGTCATTAAGAGAAGAAATGATTACAGGACTCGCGGGCGTCGCCACGTCTACGATGGCAATGCGTTGTGCGGTCAGCGCTGTCGTTATCACATAATGGTCAATCACATCTAAGTCCGTGATTAGATTCAGAATGGTATTGTCCTGCACCGAACCGACAACGAACGGCGAGGCCGGGTTGCTCACGTCCACCACCGTAAGGCGATTCACTGACTGGCACGCAACATACAGGTACTTACCCGAGAGATATACTCGCGCAGGGTGGCCGAGATTTGTGGCGTCTTGAACTGAGCCAACAACCGTGGGCGACGCAGGATTGCTGATGTTAACTACCGTCACGCGATTTCCATCGAAGCATCCTACATAGGCGTACTTGCCAAGCACTCTGATGGCATAAGCGCCATTCAGATTGGTAGCGTCCTGCAATGAACCTTTAACGACCATCGCGCCCGGATTGCTCACGTCGACGATGGTGATTCGATTGCCCGCCTCGCTGACCACGTATGCGTATCTGCCAACCACCTGAATGCCGATAAGACCCGCGCCGAAGTTGGTGGCATCGGCAAGCGAACTCGCAACGGCCGGCACGTTAGGATTCCGGACATCGACCGCAGTCAGTCGGCCGGCATTGGCGCAACATACAAAAGCATAGCCGCCAGCAACCCACAGTTTGTAGGCACCGTTTAGATTCGTCGCATCCGTCAGCGCGCTGATTCCGTTTGCCAGCGAAAGCGGATTCGAAATGTCGTGGATGCGAATGCTGTTGGCAGAGTAGCACGCGATATAAGCAAAGCGCCCATCGATGTAGATATCACGCGGGGCGTTGATGTTTGAGTCTGTGTTCGTGCTAACGATTACAGGTGTGCTTGCATTGACTTGTACGCTTCTCGCCGGCGATACTGAGATGTCTCCGCCAGCATTCGTACCTATGAGAGATTTCTGCCCAGACTCATTATGTAGCGCTAGGCTGGACGTGTATAGGGTGAGACCTTTACGAGTATAGTCGATGTGTACTGAATCATTGATTTTGACATCGCCTAATGTTTGAGACAGGAAATTGTCACCGCCTACTGCTGTGATAAACGGGTTCGAACCAGCGGAAAAACTGCTAGTAGCAGTGAAGTTTATCCAAGCAAGCCTACCGGGTCCTTTATTACCAGCTAGGGTTAGTTGTAGAGCTGCGTATGAATACACGGCCAGAGTATCTCCGTCATTTGATTGGAAAGAATTTCCAATCAATTCCATTTGATAAGCCGCACCACTGTTATTGGGTGAGCTATAGAACAGGAATGCTACTCCAGCTGACGACGCATCATTTAAACAGCCTTCAATTATACCAGTGAATCTACCGTAGAGCGGGTGAGGGTAATCCCCTACGCAAGCAATCCTGTACTCACCGCCTCCTCCTAAAGAGGTCATCCCTTCAAAGTGTGTGTTGAAGCCAGCACCTAGTCTCAAGTTACCGGAATTTGCTGAGTTCGAATCACCTTGAGTGTTAAAGGAACAGTTTCTAAAAATTAGGTCTCCCGTCTGTCCTCCTCTAGGGTCGAATCCCCAAGCCTTGCCGCTGAATATCACATTATCAAAAAACTGTTCGGAGCATATATGAGATGATGGGCTGGCCCCCAATACGGAGATGTGGCCACCGATGCCACCAGCAAAATTAGCTTCGAAGTATGACCTGTGCCAGATAGATTCGAAACCGCCTGCACCATAGAAATCACATCCTACCCAACCGTATTTGATTCTGTTATTTACGTCTCTGGTATCAAGACCGCTCCAAGTAATTGCTGAACCACAAGCTAAAATACCAACTATACCGGTCTGCGTGCCTGTATAAACTAACCTGCCTGATGATGCATTATTCAGTTGGTCACTCGCTACGCCTTGAACTCGAGTACCTGTTACAGTAGTTCCAGCCTGATTCTTTAGTCGAAGTATCAGTGGGCACTGGAAATTCAGCGATGTGGTTACTAATATTGCACCACCGCCTGATTCGATAATTGCATCCCACGCTCTCTGGAATCCACCAACAACTGAGTGGGCTGATCCGGCTGAAGGGGCTGCTCCTCCAGAGTTGTAGGTATGAATCATGCCATTGACGTGGAATAAAGGTACAGTGTCCTGCAAGTGCATCGACCCTGCAGATGCCACTGTTCCGAGATACCTACGAATTGCAACAGCCCCTGAGGGAGGTTCATTGTTTATACGGAAATTTATCCATTGACCAGCAGTAACAGCCTGCCCGGCAGAGATAGCACTCAAGGCGCTTTCTGTTCCGTCTCCGCACAAGAATGAAAATGCGCCATAGTAAGTGGTTGCTGCTATATTTGCCAGCTGAGTGACAGTAGGAGCATTCGCAGGAGGACTCACCGTTCTACTAGTCTTGGTTGTTGTGGTAGCTGCACCTCCCGGTGGTGCTGCTCCAGAAGCATTCCAAAGAAGCACGGTGCCCCCAAAAGGTTCAGATTCACAGAAAGCTCCAGCTCCCGGAAAATTAGGATCGGTAACAGTGTCTGTTCTATGCCAAGTAGTACCTCCATCGTTAGACATGTAGAAGTGAGCCTGCACTGCCCACTTAGAATTATCTGCCAGTGAGGCGATCGCTAACGCAGCTACTCCTTGATTAGTGACTGCTGTGAATGCAGCACTAGCAGGAGATATGCCGGTCTCACCATTCCAAGCCCGATAGGTGTATGCTACCTTGTATGAGGTGCCATTCACTAATCCAGCACTGACTCCTGTTCCACCGACAGACAGAGTAGGAGCATTCGTGGGAGCAGGTACAGTAGCAGTTAGATCGGGCCACCACACAGGGTTAACTGTAACGCCGGCAGCGAATTTAACACTACCACCAAAATCAATGAATAGCTGTCTGTTGGGCCACAGATTTGTGGGACTTAGGATGGTTGCTGTCTGCCCGCTAGTCAGATTAAGGAATCCATCAGCACCGAATTCAATAAGCAGAGTAGCAGGCACTGAACAAGTTGTACCAACAACGAAATTGGGTCTTGTGATTATTAGCTTCGATTGTGCAGAACCTATTGCAGACACAGCGGCGCTCAGGCTGGCATAGTCGGTATCAAGATGAACAGTTTGATATTGGTCAACCCAATCTTCAAGGTCTAGAAGAGGTTTTTTGATTAGATTGAGAGGTACTGTGAAATCTGGTCTCGCCATTCTACACCCTTAAGAATTGGAAGTAAGTCCACGCACTCACATTTCCAGCAGCATTGAAGGAATGCTGGCGGATTCTACCGTAAATTGTCCCCGGTAGACTTCCGCTGTTGTAACCTTTCTGCATGTCACCGGTTAACATGAATTCTGGATTGGGTCTTGACCACCTAACACTTTTAACAGAGGACAATACTGTAGTGCCGGGAGATTGTGATGGATCGCCTTCAATAATGTTTATGCGATAGACCTTCGTCTTATCAAACTTGTTTGGGGAAGTGAAAAACGGTTGACTGCTCGGCCCTTGGTAATTGATAAAATATAGAACTGTACCGTCAGGCTGGAACATTATTCCCATGCGGTCACCGGGAGTAAGTTGATAGAAAGGTGTTCCCGTGGTACCGGCATTTTCATAGGGACAGTAAACAGTTGTGGTAACATTTATCTGCCCTAAACGCACCCAACCGTAGATGGAAAGATTGTCATCTGTGTTTAGCTGTAAGAATCTCGGTGCCACGTTATTGCTTGGCTGACTAGTCACTCCTGCTTGCACTTGAAACTCCACGAATGTACCTATCGGGTTCGCTGTTGTTTTTGATTGTACCGAACCTGTATAGTTATTGATATCGAAGTCGTGCAAGAAGTAGGTAAATGCTACGCCACCGGGGTCACTGTATGCAATCTGCCCTCCCGGCAGCGTATTGCCAGCAGCGGTTTTAAGAGGAGGAGTGTTACCTGCCAACAAATTCAGCTCTGGCGTAACGACCAACGCGAGTTTGGTAGTTGCTCCTGAGCCGGGGCCGTCCCTCATCTCAAGGTCGTAAGACTCTACCAATCCCGGAGTCAGGGTAGAAGTACCTACCCATTCTAGAAGCGCATTACCATTTGTGGCATCGAACCACGCAGCCATAGAACCTAATGACACAGGAACCACCCTTGCTGAATTACCTGTACACACGACAGACAAATCTGCTGCATCTGCCAAGTCTTGAAAGATTGAAACTGCCTTGATAGGCAGAGTCACGTTTAAGTCAGTGTTTGCGTTAAGAGATACGAAATGTACATTTGCATCCATGAAACAGAAGTTGCGTCCGACTTGAGTGTCTGTTATGTGGTCAACTGTGCCGTACAGACCATTCAGAAGACCGGTTAGCTCCCACCTGTTCGGATATCCAGCGACTTGAGTTGCCCATATGTAGCCGCAGATCGTATCTCCCATCACAACTCGATTCGTACCAGACCTCATGTCGGTCTCTGACGTGGCACTCGGCAGAGTAGCCAGAGACCCGTACAAATCTACTGTGATTTTGCCTACATAAAGAAGATTCGTACCTGTGCCATTCGTGGTTAAGTTGATTACCGAGCCACCAGAGGTAGCCGAGACTTGGAACCTACTATTGACCAAGTCAGCGTTTACCACAAAGTATGTTGTTCCAGCAACCAGCGGTGCCGGCAATGCACCACCAGAGTTTAGTAGAGTAAACGCTGCTCCGTTATTCAGAGTAACGCCGTTTGCGGTCGTGATGTAGTCGGTCGACGAGTTCGCGGTTATTGTCACTCCGCATACTGTTGGGTCAGTTAACAAATCAGTAGCGCTTGCAATCTTGCCCAGAGTAGCAGGGGTGCCAGAGAAATCGTCTAACTTCGAGTACTCAACCTGCGAAGGCCGTTTTATGTACAGCCCAAACCCAAACCATTGTTGAGTGTCTGTCTGTCGTGGGCAGCCGGCGAAATACATACCAAACTGATTTTCTTCTCCCGGGCGGAATGCCGGTACATCCATCGCTGCAAGAATCGTGGTAGCAGGAATTGGAATCGGTGGAATGTGGAAAGGGGCTATGCCGCCACTGAGAGATTGAGTGTACATAGCCGGCTCAAGAAGAACAGCTTCGCAATCTCGAATGCCGATTCCTCCTGAAACCCCCGTTAGTCTCATCACGTAAGTTTCGCCGTCTGGGTCAGTAGTAGTGATACGGTAGCCGGGCCAGATGTACATGTACTTCCAAGTCAATTTGAACTTGACCGGCTCACCCACATATTTTCTAAACGATCGTCGAGTAACGGCCTGCTTAGCCTCGTCGGGGTTCATAGTGGCCTGAACTTGGAGTTGGCTTCTGTTTGTGCCCAGTGTTACTTTGCGGATATAGCTCTGCTGGTCAGGTTCCCAGTCGTTCCCGGGGTTGACGTATTTTAAATCAACTTCATAGTCGAACTTTGTTTCATCCAGCTTGGTAGCGGATATGATCGATCCCTCACTAGCTTCCTGCTGGCTGCCTGCTTCTACCCAGTTTATGTCTTGCCACGGAATTGTAATTGCAGGCTCATTTCCATTCTGGAACAATAACAGCTTACCATCGCCTTCTGTTGAGAAATAATTGTAGCAGTCCTGTAGGTCTTCATTATCAATAATCTCGGCTGGAGAATACCTGCGTCCGTCGATTAACAAGCCTCGACAAACCACAGCAGATGCATCCGAGAAGTCTAAGTCCTGATTACCGGCTCCTATTTGGTACTGAAGATTTACCGGAACGTAAGCGAGGTTTGATGTATGGTCACTCCAAGTTGGCACTGACGTTGTGAAATTGGAGAAGACAGTGCCCCCTACTGCTGGATCTGCTATGAAAGAACTCCCTACATCGTCATACCACTCATCTCCGCCATTCGTTTCCGCGCTAAGCAAGTGATAGATCGTATTGGTAAGTAAAGTCACAGGCGTGATGCTTACGTATTTGAAAGCATCAGGAGTACCGCTTGAACAATCCACATTCACAGTCGCGATTACTGTTCCATCGTCTTTGTAAAGAGTCACTGCATGCGTCTGGGTGTTAGTAGAACGTCTCATGCGTCCCAAAGCGCTGATTGTTGGCGGACTTGAGTTGGGAGTAGTAAATCGAATTCCCACTTGACCTGTGAAGTTACTTCTAACGGAACCATGAACCACAGAGGTTAGAAATTCAATATTTGAAACCCCGGCACCTAACAGGGGGTTGCCGTACTGGTCAACGATTCTGTTCGTACATAGGTATGAGTAAATGTCTGAGAGCATCTTCAATGAAGAATGTTGCCAGACTGCTGTGTGATTTGGTACTAGATTATCCCAGCGCTGAAGGTTGAATGCCGGTTTGAGAGTACCTGCTGTACCGCGGTGAGCCGGAGTTGACCCTGCGCCGTATTTACCGTCTATATCTGCTTCTTCTGTAGGGCTGATATCTTGAACCAAAGTTCCCGGGTAGACTTCTACAGTGGATGCACCACCCTGAATGCTGCCACCGTAGCCACCTCCTGCGCCGATGCCGCCGTCGAGTAACGTTAGGTCGCCATCATTTTTCTGTACAGTAGACTTTTCCCACTGAGTAGGATCGGGAGGAGTTTTAGGATCGTAAACGCCAATATCACCCAGAGACGGGTTATATACGTTCGACTGAGTGTTCAGGTTTGGGTCTTGGTGAACGATTATGTCAGTGTTGCCATACTCGCGTAATAACTGAAGACCGGTGCCCGGGCCACCTCGAGCATAGAGATAACGAATGTCGATCGTGTAGTAGATTTGCTCAACGGTAGTTGTAGAGGCATGCTTGCCTGAGCCAGTAGTTTGCTGACTGGTGTACTGATGTTTCTCAGGAGGTTTGGCCCAGATAACTTGCCCGGGCACTTTGCATCCGCCAGACCCTGCGCTAGGAGGTGGGCCTATGTTGCCCACTGCGTAGTACGCATTTATCAAACCAAAGCTATTGCGCCAGCCGGCCCAAGCCAGATACACGACTGCGGTTGGAGTAGGAGGCGTGAAATTACCTACTTCAGCGAACCCGCGGTAGAGATGGTAGATGTTATTGCGGCGTTCAATCCGAAAGACATCTCCCGGGTACCAGTTTCCTAACGATGGACCGCCCACGTTTTGCGATATGGTGGAGTATGTATGGGATATGATGTTAGCGGATACATTATTCTGCCCAGTAATGTTGGTACCCCCGATTATCCCAAATTCGAGGTTAGGAAATCCCGGCGGGCCACCGAGACCAGATTGAGGAGTTGTGTTGAGACAAAACCCTACTGCGCTGCCACTGAAATTAGTAGACGAGTCGTCTAGTTGAAATTGTATAAATGCGTCTTGACCAGCAGCGAGTGGAACTGCAAACACTGCACCTGCATTCCAGAATTGATCTGCGGGGGTACCCGCTCCATAAGTGGTAGGCGATCCGTTTTTGTGTATTGCTCCGTTGGCTCCCGTCGTGGCATTAACTACACTCGACCAAGTAATCGCAGTTGGAGTGACCAAGGCTACAGACGGCGCGGCTCCGTAAATTTCCGGGATGAATGTACCTTGCTCAGACGTTTGTATCTGAACAGTACCGCTCATTAGCCCAACCTGTTGTTTGGGTTGTTTGGGAGCTAGTAATTTACTAAGGAACTGCCCTCCTATGGCGAGGCCGGCAGAGATAGCAATGGTCACGGGATCATTGATTTTCCCGGACACGATTGACTTTATAAGTTGGTCGCGTTTTTTGCTCATCTAGGATAGTGCCAAATAGAATGAAGACGGCGCCACCAAAGATTATGTATGCGGTGGCGAGAAACACCTTTGCGTCCAGCTTCGATGATAAAAGTGGTCATAGGAGTCACTTTTTCAACGAATGCTACGTGAACAGGCTCGTCCATATTCCGACAGTTCTCGTCCGCAAAGGCCAGTACGTCAGCCGGCTGAATCAACCTGCGGTCGCCAACCTCTTGAAGGATGCAGTTTTCTAGCAGGTAGAGCAGCGAGCCGCCACTGTAACTAAGTGGCAACCCTCCCGTCTCTACCCCGGCAGCCTCAAAGCAGGCGTCGATAAACCTACCACAGTCAATCCCAATCCCCTTGATTCTCTGGCCCCGTTTAAAGGGAGTCCCGACCCAAGTCAGGGCTTCCGTCAAAAGAAGGGTAGCAAAAGGATCGCAGGCAGGGTCTAAAACGGCTGTATTTTGCGCAAAACGGGCGTCTAACAGGCTTTCTCCCATGATATGGCTCCTACTGAGGGTAACTAAATGGAACGCGTAGACCGGGCAAATCCGGCTCCCCTTGGAAGTCGATCATATCGCTGAATTTTGACTTCATTTGGTCTCGGGTACCGTCATACCCAGCCAGCAGCGTTACATGGTCGCCGGCTGTAATCACTTCAGGCATCGGGAGTTGGAGCTCAAGAGTGTTCCCAGTATTGCTCTTGATTTCCATTCCGTTGTACTTCGCATTATTGCCTGTCGTCCAGAAAACGATTCCTTCCGTGTAATAGTTGTCAGCAATGGCTGCGCCGTCAACAACCAAGTGGCGTTGGTCAGCGGACGAAACCACATTTCGATTTGATTGATACGAGGTTTTCAACAAGCCGGCTGGGAAGTTGCTACGATCGGTGGGTGACGTCATGTCACCGATTAGTTGATGTAGCAACTGGGCATTAGAGAAAAACTCCATCGTATACTCTGGATTCTTGACTTCGATTTGCCCTACGACTCCTACAATTTTTCCAGTCGAGCCAAGAGTCAAGTCAAGGTAGTTCACATACTCATATGTAACCTTGGCTAGCTTCCAGCGTCCGCCTTCCACCTCGGACCGTTTGATAATGTTATCAAATACACCGTTGATCTGACTGCTGTTAGGGCTGAACCCAATTTTATGCACATCCCGGGTATTCACTGATGCGGACGGTGTATATGTTACTCCGTTGAATAGAAAAGGCGTCAGAGGATTCCAGTTCTTGCCGGCAGCTGGTCTAGTGTGACCACAGTATGCGGCTGTGAGTCCGTCTCGGGATGTGATTTTCCAAATAGGACAGAGAAATACAACGTTCGACCCAAGAGCAGTTATCATCCCAGCTGAGGTTGTCGGTGTATATGGCATTTATGTTATACCCAGTTCTGCCGGCAGGATTTCTACCAACGGCAGGCTGCTTACCTGAGCGGGGAAGTCCGCAGTCATCTGAGGTATGTTGGTTAGAAATCTCATCGGCACGTCGAATTGAAAATCCACCTTAACTTCAACGCCAACTCCCGGGGCAGTGGTGAAGTGTAGGATGCCGTGAGTGTTGCTTATGGTAAACCCGGAAACTTGTGGCGTGCCTGCTAAGTATGCCACGAACGGAACTTCCCATGTAGGAGAACCTACCACTCTGGCTGTGCTGCCGTCAGACTCGTAGAGAGTGACCGAGTCAGCACTGAGCAAACTAGAAGCCAGCGGTTTGATAATCCTGCGATTGTAAGGACCAGAGACTACGTTTGTTCCTGCTGGCCCGGGGCGAGTGTATGTTTTGAAAAGTTTGAAGTCGTGTGTAGACCCGTCTCCTGATCCGATTACCTGACCCTGCACAAAATAATCGAACTGATTCCTAACTCGGAAACCATAAGCGGAGCCAAGGCCACCATACCAAAAATTGTTGAAGTAAGTCAGGCCCGATCCTCCGCCTAACTGTCCCGGGTCGAATTTAATGTCTTCGAAATTACATTGCCACATTATCGACGGGTCGTACCTAAGCACGGCTACACTCATTATGCCAGTCTGAGGATTGCGCTCGTTAGCATTAGCGAACTCGGGTCCTCCCTGAATGGACCTCAGATTAAACATACCCGGGTCTAGCAGAATTTCGTCGAAATAGATTGGCATGTTAAGCTACCTTTTTCATTATGTCTTGCATCGCGGCTCCCCACATATGCATATATTCTCGTTGTGACTTCGGTGCTGCGTAGCTAGAGCCTCCTACGATCGGAGCATTCATAGTGATGTTGTACTGATGAATCGTTTGCTGTGGCTTCCCTCCTCCCAAACGTTTGCCAGCAGGAGCTACCATTACGTGCTCGTCCGAAGTCAGATTCAGCCGGTAACTATCGTCAGGGTAGCCCGGAGGTACAATGAAGTCTGCACCGCCTGCTGCATTCTCACCAGCAGCTGCGGCCCCTTGAATTAAAGTATCGAAGAAGGAGCTACCGGTTTGAGCAGTGATTGCCGTGGTCAACGCTGTGATTGCTGCTGTATTCAAACTTGTGGTCAGAGTATTATCTGCTGTGACAATATCACTTTGGGTAGACATCGCTTTTTGTCCTAGCAGGTCAATCATCATTTGAGTGACCCACTTGGTGATCTGAGCTTCAACGATTTTTGCGAATGGCTCAACCACTACTGACTTCAACCCACTTGAAAGAATCTGCCGAACATCACTCATGCTGAATTTGAAATTTGTCAGGAACTGACCAGCGACGGCTGCGATAGCTTTTGGAGTGTTTACAAGTGCATCGATTTCTGCCTGACGAGCCCCAAAAGGGTCCAATCCTTCTCCGAGCTTGCGGCTGGCTTCTCCGAAAACACTTTCCATCCTTGACACTCGTAATGCGTTAGTTCTCTTTTGCTCCTCTGTATACAAATCTTGAGCACTCTTAGCCAGTTTACCAATCGAAGCAGACGTTTCTTCAGTGGTCTTTTCAAAGCTACTGAAGGTCTGCACCGAGTTCAGACTCTGAAACCCCCTGCCTTGAATAGTAGGGCCAGCAAACGCAGACACTCCTGACGGAGTTGTTGTCACAGGAGATAGTCCTAGAGGATGCCCTGCAAATGGAAATAATGTTGTCGAGGAACCTTGTGGTATTATCTTTCCATTCGCCGCATCCTTGAACCAATCAAAAACGTGAGCGTTGGCACGAGCATCTTCCACAGATTTAATGTAATCATGGAGTGCCTTTTGTAGGTCGCTGTATTCAGCGCTGAGTTCCTTGAACTGACTCCGGTATTCATTCAGCTCGATGCCTGCTCTCAATGCTCCCGGGTCACGCCCTCCACCAGCCATAGCCCTCTGGGTAGCCTGTGCGATTGCGTCGTTGTAGGTGTTAAGTTTTCCCTGAATCTCCTTTATCTTAGTTTCGTACGCCCGGGTCATCTCGTCATCAACTTTGATAGACCCACCTGTAGACACCACGGAGGAGCCTGCGGATGTTGAATTGCGTACTACATTTTCTAGCAGTTGAGTTATGCGTTTGACGTAGTCTTGGGTTTCTGCATAAGGAGGAACCTCGTTACCATACTTCATAACCTTGCCTTCACCAGCATTATAGCCAGCAAGGGCTAAACTGACATCTCCGCCGAACATACCTAACAAATCTGATAAATAGTGGGCACCACCAAATATGCTTTGTCGAGGATCCCTCCTGTTTGTGATGTTATACCTAGATGCGGTGCCAGCAGTAAATTGCATCAACCCTGTGGCCCCCGCCTTGGGGTTGTATGCATTTGGGTTGCCGCCCGACTCTTTTGCCATAACAGCATTGATAAGTTCAGCTGGTACATTGAATTGTTTGGAAGCCTCTTGAACCAGCTTTTGAAGGTCAGTGTTTGCAATGATTCTGCGGTAAGTTTCTTCCAACGCTCTCTGAGCTTTGTCTTGTCCTTGTATGAAACCATTACCTAACCCTTGCATGACTTCGGTGCCCATGCGCTCGAACACTTTTGAAGGTGAATGTGTCTCAAGCTTTATCCCGGCGAGTTCAATGAGGTAGTCGAGCGCTTTAGTCATGGCTCCCGCAGCCAGTGACATTGCACCGCTAATTCCTTCTGCAAACCCGGGGCCAGCCTGATTGATCACTGCCTGAATATCCTTCATCGTGTGACCGGCAGCGTCGATGATTGGCCCCATTGCAGTAGCGAGTTGAGGAGCGAGGGCATTCATCGTCCGGGTCTGCTCATCGGAAAATGTGTGGGTGATTTTATTAGCAGCTTCGCCGAATTGTTTTTCCCAACCCTCAGTCAGCAGCTCAATCGCTACCTTTGGATCCAATCGACCCTGCATCATCATTTTGCGTAGGTCGATATTTGAGATACCAGTCATTTTCGACAGAGTCTGGAAGACTTGGTAGCCTTGGCGCTCGAGGCGCATTAGACCTTGACCAGCCGCCTTACCTGAGTCAACCATCATCTCTAACTGCATGACGATAGAATTGACACCTTCGGCCCCTCGACCGAGCACCGCGGCTTGGGCAGTAATGCCCTTCATTATGTTGACTGCTTTGTCGCCTTGAATTCCAATCTCGGCAAGTTTGAATGCAGCATCCGAGAGTGGTTGCATCTGCATAGCTCGGTCAACGGATATTTGCTGTAGTTGTTTGAGAACGATCGTAGCCTCATGAGCATCACCTGTGAATGCTGTCATGCGAAGGTGAGCCTTCTCCCAGTTCTCTGCGAACTCCAGTCCAGTCTGAGCTAGACTGCTGACAGCGCTTTCCGCTCCGGACAATGCATTGAGAGCAAATCCTCCACCAAATACAGACGCAACTCCAGACGCGATGCCGCCAAGCTTACTTGTTATCCCTTCACCTACCTTTGAGAAAATTGAATTCAACCTACCAACGTGTTCCTTGGCTGAGGACTCGGTCTTCTTTGCTGCAGAATCGAAGTGAGTGCCGATGTTAATCGTTTTGCCAACTTCCTTGAAGTAGGTATTGACAGAGCTAACGTGCTGCTTCGCTTTGGAGTCAGCCTTAACGAAGGCTGCGTCCATAGGAGCAGTGTTAGGAACGAACTCCCATACGATCTGTTGGCCGATTGTGTCTGGCATCGAGTTCTCCTACTTCAGTTTAAGGTTTAGTTTTTTCAGCGCGTTAGATATTGATTGTTGAGCTCTTTTCATTATCATTCGTATCAGCGGCTGAGGTTCCATGAAGATCGTTCCCCACTCTAGGAAGAACGAAGCTCCTGCAGTAAGCAACTTAAGTTTATTGTCCTTGGAAGCTACATAACTTGAGCCGTCACCAGAGAAGTTGCCTTTCTCGCCATAGATGTGTCCCTTCTCGTCGATGACTTTGAAAGTGTCTCTTGTATGCGGGCTACCGTCTTTATGCTCAGCACCCACCGGGTAAATTTGGTAGAGGGTGGAAACGGCGCCTAACGCCTGAGCAAGCACCACCTGACCTGCCTGCTCAGCCAGCTTCTTTGACATCTCTTGTGGCGTTGGTCCTACGACTTTTGCATTGACTGTGTACATCAGAACTCCTGACTCTTTTGCATCTGACCAAGTATGCGGGCGGCCCTGACCATTTTGAGCTTGTTGAGATCTCGAATGTTTATTGACCTCACTTGGTCTGGCGTCAAGTGCAAATCCAAGGCTAACTCCATCACTACTCTGTCTGGCGTGTCTTTCGATTGCCTAGACTGCTCTCCATAGGCGTAGTGCATCATTAAACTATGGAGGTCTTCATGTTTGGGTAGATATCATTTGAAATAGCTTCCACGATCTGGATAACGTGCTTGTCTCGCATGGCTGCTATGTAATCTTTCGTGAGCACACTCTTATCAAAATCGTCGCCACCTCCTCGAATCCTGACGAGTAAGGACTCAAGCTGGTCGATGTATGACTGGCCTTCTTTCCGCGCAAACACATCCTTGTTGTCTTTCCCAAACTTGTACGTCACCAGAACTTTGCGCTTAATTATGTCTCCGGTGAGGTCGTCGGTCTCGACTAGTTCTACCGGTATGGTAAACACATCCTTGGTGAAAACCTGATTAAGGTCAAATGTTTCTTGGTTGTTGTTGCCGCTGCCGTTGGTTCCCATTTTTCCTCCTCAAAAAGTAGAAACCCGGCAGCAAAGAATGTCTTCACTGCCGAGCTTCTGTTGTTCGTTGCTTAGGCGCGCTCACTGAGCTACGCGTTCAGCGTTTTCGTGTTTTTACAATGATGCTACTGTATTCTGAATTACTGCTCTCCATGGACGGCCCATATTTGCTGGATCGTCCAACGCAACAAAGTGATACCGGTAACCGTAGACTCCCATCGTCAGGGCGTCGCGCACCTCTTCCGGTTCTGTGTACTTGCCGTAGACGTCGAACTGAATAAGCTCAGTGATTGACCCGTCGTGAGCGTCGCTTATGTCCAAGCCTTTCGCTTGGATGCGCAACCACTGAGGGGTGTCATTTGCGATCACGTCAGCCAGCGCAGTTCTGCTCTGGGCGTTATGCTCCTGCAGGAATGAGTACACAAACGAAGGAGCGACTTCCACAGCGTCTTTAAACGACTTGAAAGTGGTGTTGTGGACGAATTTCGGCTTGAACTTAACCCCGATTTCTATCTTCTCTTCCATTGCGTCTGTGACTTTGGTCGGAGTAGCTCCGTTGAAAGTCGCATACACATTATCGCAGAAGACGTCGATTTGGTCTCTCTGGCAAGGGCGTTCAGGTACGATTGTAGGACTGGCGGTCTGAGTGAAGTTAGCGACTGCCGTCTGGCAAATCATGTTGCCGCTGAGTTTCAAATCATCTTGATTCAAATCTAGAGTGAGGGAAGTTAGCTGACCATAAGCATACTGTTCAACTAAGTTCGTACCAAGCTCTGTTGGGCCGCCGACTTCAAATGTATATGTCTTTGGGTTGTCCAATGCTCTGCTGACAGGAGCATACGACCACTTCTTGCCTGACGTGCTCCCTACGATAGCAGCAGGGGACGTTACTGGAACTGTCAGTCCGTTAAGAATGTAGATGATGGAGTTATAGTCAAGAATGCCATCATATCCGCCCTCGGCGTACTGTTTGGCCTTATGAGACGTGGTGTTATATTTGTTGCCCTGAGCGCGAAACTGTTTGGTATCGCGTTTGATTTTCGGGGTGAAGCTTATGGTAGGCAGCAGCCGGTTTGCGGCTACTGGAGTACCCGGAGTGGTCTCAACCCCGAATTGACTGGTAATTGTTACATCTGGTCTACCCGCCATTGTATTCTCCCTTGCTTATCTATCGGTTATTTGGGTTCGTCGCCAGTGATCACTCCCGGGTCGTCGCCAGTGATCACACCGCCACCCGGGTCGTCGCTACCTATAACCACTGTGTAAGTGCCAGACTTAAAGTTCGATTTTGCCGGCACGCTCAGCACCGGGATATGCACTTCTTTCGGATGACCTTCATCACCTTGCCGCACCTGCACTTCAACTCTGTCAAATCTCATAGGTTCTCCTTTACAATCCTTGGACTACTTGAATGGCGTATGTGCGCCCCTGACGAACATAAAAGACATCCGAACTCTCACCCGACTGCAAAATGTTAATCGGCTTGAGCGGAGTAGCACATACAACCCATTGGCTATTGGCTGTTAGCTGTCTTTTCATAGCCCCTATCAAAACATCAATGCGAGCCACTATTGCTCGCGAGTTATCAGTTGGTGCGCCCGTAGTTCGTACTTCAATGTCATAGTCCACGGTTGTCATCACCCGACCATTGCCCTGAACGCGAATGTCGTTGCCGGGTATCGAGTAAAAATAAATGTACAGCAGTTTCCATGACAAATCCGACGGCACCCGGTAATTAGCCACCCGGGCGGGGCTGACTCCCATCAACGACTGTATCGTGCTATCGTTAGCCAGTGTTGACTCAATGAGCGCATCTACATCTCCTAGTTCCCAGCCCGTCATGATGATAACAAGTCGTCAAGAGTCACCGCCTGAAACGTAAGGATTGGGTCGTCGTCTCCACCACCACCGATAATTTGCAACAACAAATCTTCCAAATCTTGGTCGTTATTTGGAAGCAGGTGCACTCGGTACTTAGTGGAGAAATCAACATTGGCCCAGATGCCGTCGTAATAATTCAGCTGCGGAATCTCGAAGTTGTATAGAGTAACTGTTTTCGAAGCCCCGCTGAGCACCATCTCGTGCCCTGACTTCATTGTAAACAGGCACGGAACAGGATGCGTTGGATCAATGTCAACATACGTGCTCTGCGGATAGCCATGACCGTCAGTGGCCGAGGGCATTTTCTGTAGAACGAGTCTGCGCGGCATAGTCCTCACTGCCCGGGCCGCAAACTTTTTCGCTGCTACTGAAAATTGCAGAGACATTCAGTTACCATCTCCAAATCGTATCCGGAATCTCAGAAACTGGAACACTGTTCGGTTCAAATGAGTCAACTGTTACAGCTGGGTCAACCCGATCATCATCCTGTTCGCGAGTCTGAACATCTGCCTTCGAAATACCTCCAAAGTAGAACGAAACACCCCCAGCCTTGACTGCTTCTGACTCCAACTCTGCGGCCCGCTTCAGCAACTCCTGCGACTGGGCCATAGTATCATCCTCAAGTCCGCCCTTATTAGCGATTAACTTGAGTTCGCGCAGAAGCCTAGCGGAGCCTCGTCTTAGTGCAAAGGCTCCAGCTAGATATATGTTATTGTTTTTCTGGGTTAAGCAGAATTGGATTTCGTCGTCGTCTTCAATTAACGCGGCACCTTCAATCGTGTCGCCAATCAAGAAGCGAACTTGATTTAGCGGTACGTCGAGTTTCGATGAATCGTAAGACCATCCCATTTTTCGAAGACTCGGTCACTATGCAAAAGTGACACCCACATTGGACTGAACATACCAAGTACCTTGATATGCCACCGCAACAAAGCCGTTGCCTTTTGCGGCTCCGAATGTACCGACGTCGCTGGCTGCACCACCACCATTGAATCCGGGAGAAGCATTGGTAACGGTATGTGCCTGAGCAGTGGCCGAAAGGATTTTCAACGTCTTGAAATCGTCAGTACCTGAGATAGGAGCGGCCAACGTAATGGCCGCAGCTGACGACTTCGTTATGAATACAACGCCGTTCTTTATCGTGATGGCTCCGTCGGCGGCCATGACTTGACTAGCCGGAATGAACCCACCGCTGACTCCGTCTCTGGCAGAGAACCCTCCTGCAGATAGCATTCCACCTGTTGCTCTATTTGGCGTCGTCATGATGTCGTTGTTCTCCCTCTAACGGAATTGCCACGTTGGACTCCCAAGGTTTGGGTTTCTGTTCAGGCTCGATACTCAGGGCTTCCACCGGCTCGTCATCGTTGATAGCCTCTATGTACCCTTGCGCGACCAACAAGTCAGTGTAACGCCAAGTACTTGCATTCACCAGAGTGCCGGCAGCCAATACCTCAGAGCCGCTTGCCGGGAAAGGTCGTAAAACCCGATGTGTGTGCCTAGAACCCATTATCATTCTTGGGAAGCCGGAGCTTCAGTGCTGGGATTCTGAGCAATGGTCTGCGCCACTGCTTCATCAATAGACAAAGGTTCGACTGTAGTTTCCTGTGGCTCTGCGGTTTCGACGGCTGCGGCGGTTTCATCGACCGTAGTTCCTACGAACAACCCAGTCTCGTCGAACTCAGACCGCAAAGCGTGAGGAATCTGAGTCATGTCCATGCACATGAGACTTTCCTCGTCGTCTGCGGTGACCACTCGAAACGGTACTGCGTGGTTTGCGAAGTGTTCTTTGAGTTCGCGTTCTCTGCCTTCCAGTACTTTCATTCCGGCCTCCTAAGGCTTAAGGTTTGAATTACCGATTTACGCTACTGCGCCGGAGAAGAAGTAACCGAGGTCGCTTCCCACAATCTGGTTTGCGAACGCTACTTCACCTTCAACCCGGTCTGCCTTCAGGCGACGAATCGGGAAAGTGGTGATGCCAACGTCTGCGCCGAGTCCCTGTGAAACACCACGCCATGAGAACGTGTAACCAGCGCTAGGCGTCAGTAGTCCCGGGTTCGGGTTCACGTAAGCGAGCAGGGCGTGCTTCCCAAAGGTGAACGACATTGCGGCTGTTTCACCTTCTTTGTTGGTAGCCTTGACTGCACGAGCCACCAGCACGCGATCGATATCCCACATTTGAGCGAGCAGAGCCGGAGTCACCGTTCTTCCAGTAACTCCAGTGGTGTACTTGATGCGGTCAATGATGACTGGGTGATTGCGTACCTTGCGGTAGGTCTGGTATCCGAGCACCATGGTGTTCGGCATGAACCCAGTATTGGCCAACACGGTCTCCTTACCCTGTTCAACGTCTTCAATAGGATCGCCGGCTGTGAAGTCACTCCACTGGGTAAAGTTGGTACCGCCTACAACGTCGGTGCCCCATTTACCGGTGGTGAAACAATCGCTGACCCACTGGATTTCCTGCCGGAGCAGAAGCCGCTGAGTAACGAAGGTGGTAGCGTCACGGTCGAGGTCAATTTGGGCATCAGCGTTTGCACGAGTCTGATAACCAATGTCCTTGTGGAAGGCGTAAACCTCGCACGAGTAGGTGTTGGTCGACAGCCCGTAGCCAGAACCCTTTGACTCAGTAGCGTCGGCTCGCGCCTCTGCCTCATCCCGGAACCAATCGTTCTTGGTATAGAAGAAGTACTTGTTGGTCTTCTTCTCTACAGGAACGATCGGGAAAATCTGAGTTGCAATGTAGGCGTCCTGCTGCTGAATATACGCCACTGAGATATTAGTTAGCGGTACGTCTACGTGGACGTCACTCAGGGTTGGTTGCGGCATATCACTCCTCCAGAGTTATTTCGTTTCGAATTTCATCCGAAAACGTTTTTAGAAACCTTAGTTACGCCCCGCGTGGCGGGCAGTAGCACGAGAAACTCACAGTACCGATGCCGTTGGCGTTGTCTGCGTCAACTACCACTTCTGCACAGATGTACTTGGTGGTGTCAGTGCCAAAGACATAGGGAGCGAACAAACCATTGGCGTCAGTACCCCCGACGTTGCCTTTCACATTGTCGCCTGCGCAGACTACCTTGCTCATCCCGTCACGCATGACGATTGCAGCCGCGCCAGAGATAGGCTTGTTCTGCAAAATGCCATAGGGCTTGTCGGTTGCTGCGGCGCAGAGGATTACTTGACCGCTCGAATTGAGTTTGACAAATTTGAATTGATGACTCGAAAGGTCTGCGCCTGCTGGGCGACCACCGTCCATTGCTCCGGGTTGCTCGAATGCCATTGTAGCGTCCTCCCTTTAAAGGTACGAAGAAGTAGAAATTCGTGATTAGTTGAACTGACGGCGTTGCTCGCGACGGTGCCGATCGTAGAGCTCTGGGTTCTGAGCGCAGGCGTCACTGAATGCTTGGGCCTGAGTCAGTTTCGGGTCCGAAGCTCTCAGGGCCGCGGCTTTGGTGTTGAGCTCACCGAGAGCCGAATCAGGTTCAACAGCCGAGCTCGATCCAATCTCACTGAACAACCCAGCCTCGTCGATTTGTTTCGCCGAAGCTTGCTGCACATCGACGAATGCCTTGAACTCTTTGCTGTCTTCGCCACATGTGGTTGCGAAGTGCTCCAGTAGCTCGATGTTTTGCTGTGCTTGCCCGGGCCAGCCCTTGACCATCGACGTAAATCTCATCAGACGGTTTGCCTTTTCCTGAGCGTCAGCTCGGTCGTTGGCTCGTTTCGCTTCTTTCTCGGCAGTTTCCAATTTCTCTTTAAATGAACGAGCTTCTGCTTCGGCAGCATTGAGCCGGTCTGAGAATTCTTTTGTCATTTCGGTTGCCTCTTTTGCTTCTTCAGGTTCGCCTTTTTTGGCTGATGCTTGTTTGGTGGCGAGTGGCTTGCCGTCCTTATCGAACATGCCGGGCTTCTTGTTGCCCTTGTCGTCGAAGTGCGAGTTATCCGAGTCACCTGACGCGCTTGTATCATCATCGCCGTCGCCATCAGGATCCTTGGCTGACTTCTCAGCAGCAATGCGGGCGTCTTCTGACGCAACTAATGCCTTTGCCTTCTCGATATCTTCGTCGGTCTTTCCCTCGAGGGCTTCCGACATTGCCTTGGCTTCTGCCGCGGCTACCAGCGTCCGGGCCTCTTTGATCTGCTGTTCGGTTGTCGCCATTTTCTTAGCTCCTGTTGGTATAGAAGAGTTACCGTTCACGTTTCCGTCAGAGAGAATAACGTGTTCGCTGGCAATCAATGGTTTTAAAGCTTTTTCTTTAAAGAACGGGCGCGTCGTAAGTGCTCCACCGATTACAACGTCTTTGAACTTCTGTTCTGTCATCGGGTCGGTCCACGCATCCCACCACTTCGGAGAGAAATACTTGAATCGATTGCCGGCAAAAGCTTTCTTGCCGCGGTCAGTCCACTCGATGTCGGTACCGTCCACAGACCCATCAGCGTTCATGCTGGCTTTCTTGATGTAACCGAAAGCTCCTGACAGGTCGAGCTCATGTTCCGAGTCGATTGGAAGATTCTTTTGGTAGACGCCGTTGTTGATGTTGTCAGTGAATCGCTGGTTGCGTTCTTTGGTTATCCTTACCGAGCCGTACTTGTCATGCTTGTACGTCCCGGGCTTGGGAAGCAACGGAATTCGGTTCGGTGGAGTGCTAAACTGTTGTAACTCGTTGAACAGACAGTATTGCTTACCGTCGGCGCAAATGTCTAACAGGTTCTCACTGGCAGAAACAGGAGTGAAAGACATCTCTACTTCGGAAGGTGTTCCCAGCTCGACAGCGTCTTCGTCAGAGAACGAAAACGGAACTTTGTAGAAAGCCTCCTCACTCGAGGTGATCATGTAGTCGTTGAAGATTTCAACTATGTGCTGGTCACTCATGGATTTGATTGCTTCCATGGCGGCCTTAAGTCGCTCTGCTTTTGTCTTGCCACCGCTGTGGCCGGCTGCTCTCTTAACTGCAGTGTTGAAGTCAGACTCGGACATCATCGTGCCTACCTTCTCTCGCATCAACTTGTACAGTTGTTTGAGGAAGTGTGGGCTTGGCCCATTATCATTCTTCTTGGACGCGGGCTGAGGAACTCCCGGGACATGCACATCTTCTACTCCGGGATCGGAAGCTTGTTTTGTGGACCCTTCCCAATCAGCCGGAAGCTCGTCTGTCTTACCAAGTGCTTTCGCGCGCTTTACGATGTGAGCCTTGACAGCAGGAGTGGGGTTGTGCCCGTAAGCCCGAACTGCGTTCTCGAGGTCCTTTGAATTAGCTATGGGATAGGACCCGTCCGGCATCGCGGCTCCGGACTCTGCGAGTTTATCACGTTGTTCCTTTGTGAAATCTCTGAACCAGTAGGCTTCCATACTGGACGAGATTATAGATTGTGTCTACGCTATTACTACTTTTTCAGTGAAAACTTTTTTAGTACTTCGAGTTACCGTTGACGTCCGACACTCCTGAGGATGGGAAGCGAGATAACTCAAGTAGCAGTTCAGCAATAGGGCAGTCGATTTGAATTACAGGGATTTCGTCGTTGGTGTAGTTAGCCAGCCACTGGTGGTGGCCGTCGGCAACGTAGTTGTCGTTGCTAACAATCAAAGCTCTCTGCGGCCCGGGGAAGCTGGTCGCTCTGGAAACTTTGGTGGGTGAGAAGACTGCCTGAGAAGGGTGAAGCGATTGTGGGTCTACGTACTTCTTTTCATGGTCAAACCCTCGGGCGTTGAGGAATTTGATCAAGGCTCCTCGGTGCTGGCCCTGAACTTGAGGCATAGAAGTGCGAGAGATACCAAGCGACTCCATGTTGTCTGGAAATGGCATCCAGTCTTCAAGGTTGTCGGAAAACACTTTTGGAAGACCGAACTCAGGCAAGGCCTAACTCCTTTTTCAGGCTCTCTGGCATTGGACGGGCGGCAGGCAGAGTCATGAAGTGGTCTAGCATCTCAGGGCCGCCAATTGCTTGTAGGAACTCGTCTTTGTCTGTTGGCAGACCCCAGCTAAAAGTCTTAATCCAGTCGGCATTCTCTATGTCGTCGTCTGGGTAAACAATAATTTCTTCATCACTGTCAGGCATTGTAAACAATTCCCATCGTATAATTTACCACATCATAATCTGCTTCGACTAGTAACCACTCTTTTTAATCAGAGTAGATACTTTGCCGCCGATCACTACAACTTCGTTCTCGTAGTTTGTGCCCGGGCCTGTATTCGCATGAGAAAAGATTCTAGACGCAGGTGCGGTCAGCGTAAACTTGTACTGCCCGAACGAGTGCATCTGGGTTGAGAACGACGATATAGGGTTTAGTACCGCTTTGGCTGGTAGATAGTTAGGAGTTACATTTGGTACTCCTCCTGAAGAAGTCATGGACCGATAAAGTGTGACTTCTTTGATACCCTGTTTAGCTAGGTTCTCCTGAGTCATCTGATATGTCTTGTCAGCGAATGCCACAAATGCAGGCGACTTGCCAATCTCTTTAGCTACGTCGAGCATAGTAGCTGATGGGCCGTTGCTTTTCAGACCCCACTCTTTGTACCCCATCTTTGCTGCGTAAGTGCCGTCTCCCTGACCACCACCCTTGATGGTAGTGGGTAACCCGAACTTATTAGCCACTGCTACTTGCAACCCCAGAGAGGTGTAGTTGTGATCCGTTGACGACCCTCCCCATGAGCTCTGTATGTCGTGAGCTACTTTCTTAGCTCCATATTCTATTCTCTTGTCTTCAGCATAAATCGTTCCTGCCTTGTTCATCGAGATTTGAATAAGCTGAGACTTGAGAGCAGGGTTAACCTTAGCTTGCTGAATCAGGTGGCTCTGCATTACCTGCTGGTAATAACTGCTGGCGTTGTCTGTATGCTTGTCCAGCTTTGCATTGCCGTCCTTACCATCAACAGTCACACTGGCTTTGGTGTCGGGAGGCAGCGGAGTCTTCGAACCCAGATATGCAGAAACTGTTTGACCAGCAGTGGCTGAAGGCGTGCCAGCAGGCTTGCCAATAGTGGCTTCGATGTGGGCTCGCTCTTCTTTGCTGATGTTAGCAGGCGCTCCTCGGGTACCGTTTTTGCCGGCAGCCAACTGAATCTTTAAAGTGCTGTCTGCGATCTTAGCTCCATGCTGTGCAAAATAGTCCTGAGCCTGCTTTACAGAGAATCCTTCTTTACCGAGGTAGCGAATGATAGCAGTATTCGAGTGAGCAGTGTTCTCGAAGGGATTTTTCGGTATAACAGGAGGCTCGGGTGGAGGAGCAGAAGAAACTTTCTGTCCACCAGAAGAAGTAGGACCAAACCCTGTGGCTTTTGCTATAGATGCTATGTGGCCTTCATTTAGATTGGCGAGATCTCCTTTACCAGTCTTGCCGGCGTAGAGCTGAGTCTTGATGGTAGCAGGAGAAATTGTTTTCCCGTAAGCATCAAATACTTTCTGTACGTCGCCCGACTTATATCCGTTAGCTCCCATCCACCTAATGACTGACGTTGCCGAGTTATTTTGAAAAGGATCCCAGTTGGGATCACCTTGGTATGTATTGCTGAGTTTGTCAATTAGTTCTTTATCTTCTGGGGCCATAGTTCCCATCACAGCGTTAGACTCCTCGTATGGTGGAAACCCTGCCTTTGTATAGATATCTTCCTTACTCGCAACCTCTTTATCCAAAGCGATTTTGTACAGATCATTGAACTTCTCGTTCATATCTTTGATCTTCGCTTCGAACTGAGCCTTGGTAGTCCCCGGGCCGTGCAGCTCCTCTGAATTTTTGATAAGTGTGGCTGCGTAGTGCATTCCAAGTAACAAGTTCTCAGGTTTGTCTAGGATACCTTTAAAAGCAGCCGCAGCATAGTAGTTCTTATTTGGGTCCAGCAACGTGTTTACTTCGGTAGCATTTTCGTTCCACGCTTTAGCTCCTCCTTGAGCACGGAACAAGTAGGACCCGCCATTGTCAATCGGAACCAGCTGGGAATTCTTAACATCGTATACAATATTATCTGCTCCTGTACCCACAACATCCCAGTTCTGAGTAGCTACCGATCCTACAAACAATTTCATCGCTTGCTCTGGGTTTTGTTCCATCGCGTCATGAAGCCCTTGCACATTATCTTTGTACGAACCGGCGTGTTGTATCCACGGAGTTGCGATGCCTTGCTTACCATCAACAGTAGCGATCTGTCCCTGAGGAGTTTTAATTCCAAGAGTGTTGTAAACTTTCTGTGCAAAGATTTCGCTACGAGCTTGGTCTGGGTTTTTGTACCATTTGACGTAATACTGTTTGCCGTCTGGCCCTTCGAACCTCCCTCCCGGCACCGAGCCTCCCTGAGGACCAACAAGCTTAGCTTGATCCCAGTACTCTTGGCTCTTCTCACCACCTTCGCCAGACCCGCCTACTTCTCCAGGACGGCCCAAGTGACCGTAGTTACCACTGCTGGCCGTGCCATAGAACTGGTATGGCTCGGTAGCCTTTTTGTACGAGCTTTCTCCGTGACCCAGTCGTTGGTAACCCATCTTATCGGTGTACATGTTTGCCACGTGGTACAAAACCGTGACAGGTAGATCAACACGTACCACCTTCATCTTGAAGTTCTGGCCCTCTGTGTACTTTAGTCCGACAGCTGCGGCCCACTTGTGATGGCCGTCAATGATGAAGTTATCTTTAGAAACAAAGATACGAGAATCCAGAGGGTTCTTCCCACCCTCGCGAGCTGTTTGAATGTTTTGAGCAACCTTGGCTCCGTCAATCTCAGTTTGAGAAGCCTTTAGCTTGTCGACTCGTACTTCATCTTTCTGAAACGGGATGCCTTTGCTACGTAAGTAGTCTTCAAAGCCCTTGCGGTCTTTGTTTGGAATGCGAGGCATCTCAATGCGAGGGTGGGTAGCTCCGCCACCTCCACAAAAGACGTTAGTACCCGGTACAGAGATGTTGCATAGGTTGTACTTCGGAGCTTCTTTACCTTTGGCTTCTGCATCCTTGACCATCGCAGCCATCTTTGTCATTACCGTACCGACTTGGTCAGGGTCAAGCTGCACATATCTACCTTCGGACAGCGCCTTCAAAGCTTCATCAGCGGTCTTGACTTTTTCCCACGGCCCCTTGGGTATGCTCTTATCTTCTTCTGCTTTCTCTCCCGGCACGTGACCGGCTGATGCATACCAACCGCTGCCGGGACCGCCGAATGCAAAAGCTTCACTGAACTCAAACGACTGAGCTGCTTCGTCAAGAGCTTGGTTTTCAAACGCAAAACTACAGTTGCATCCGATATCGCATTCGCGGTCTCCGATATCTTTTAGCGTTCCAGCCGGCTGCCACCCCAGTTCTGAGTCGGCGAGGCACTCAGCGCACGACTGTTTACTGTCACCAAGAACAAGACGCTCCATCGAACCAAGATCGTTTTCCCGGTCCTTAAGTACATTTTCAAACTCGCCGGCTGCACCCCATGGAGATTCAGTGTATAGGCTTACTCTGTCAAGGAATGAATCATCAAGCTCTGGGATCCCGCTATCTCGAACAATTACTTCCCCATTTTCATCCTTGACTCCAATGTCGCCATTCTCGAGGTCGCGAGTAAGCTTATCTACGTAGTAGTACTGGTCTTTGAGTGACGACCCAAGCGATCCCCAATCGCTCTGCTGCATTTGGTCGATGCCACCTTTAACCAGAACATGTTCTGCGATATAGAGGTTTTTAAGTTCCTCTTTCATCGAGATATTGAACTGAGAAAGGTTAGTTTCCTCACCGTTTTGCACTGCTTCTGCCAGCGCTCGCAGATTTTCAGTGGAGTCTGAGATTAGCTCACCAACAAGAGTGCGCAAGTCCTCGGTGTCTACTTCTTCTCCTGTGGCCGATACATATGCTCTGGCGTAGGGATTCCAAATGTATGCAGAGAACGGTTGCTGCTGACCAGTGGCTGCGAATGATTTTGTTTGAGAGGCTTTGACGCCGGGTTTGTAGTAGGCCAACTTTTCAAATCGCTGAGTTTCCCTCGGTATTTCTTCTCTTACATGTATGGCCGCGGGGTTGAAAACTGCATAAGTTGTGCTGCGATCCGCTCCTCCCTTTCTCATGTAGTTCTGCTCCGACTGCCCGTGGTATTTTATCTCTCCTCCTTCCTTGTTGATATAGCCGTCGTACCCGGCAGCTTTAATTGCATCTACCATTCCGGGTATCGCTTCTACCATTCCCCAATAACCGCCCTTGAACATACTTTGCATTCTATCTAGCTGTTCCGGAACTACTCTGCCTTCTTCTTGTTTCAACCAGTTCTCTACTGTGGGCTTCACCGCGTCCCATGATTCTGGCTTAGCGGGATCCATCGGGTTTTTTAAATCAAGGTAGGCGGAGATTATTCTTGGCGTACCTCCACCGGGTCTGTCTTCGTAGTCCTTGGCGTATTTTTCTGCGTAGATTGGGTTGGCTGCAAAGAAGATTGCATCTCTGCCAGTGAATTTAATGTCGGGCTGGGCGGATTGGATGTAGCTTTTCGCTTCATCCATCGAGTTAAACCCGGGGTGAAGACTTCCGTTTTGAACTGCTGTGTAGGAACCAGCATTGCTGTCGTGGAAAACCATATCCACGCCGATCGTGTATTTCGCGAATTGAACTTTTTCGTCACCTTCCCATTTCAACGGGGCAGCTGGAGCACTAATCGCAAATTTGCCACCTTGTAACTCGCTGGCAGTGCCGTGGTAAACCAGCAGCGGTTCGCCTTTCGAGTTCACTACTTTGGTATCGGGTAGATCGGGCACGCCCCCGCCGGGGCCGCTGCCTCCTCGTTGACCTATGATGCCGCTGTGACCATAGTTCCCAGAACCCGGGCCACCGAATGTAAGTGGCTTAGGTTTTGCTGGTGGAAACGCAAGCATTTAGTCCTGCTCGGTCACAAGGTTGATGACGAATTTTTGTCCGCTGGCAGGAGTGAATCCTGCTGGGGTTTCCAACACACCGTAGATATCTCGCTCAATCGAGGATGTTTGGAAGTTAACTCTGTTATTCGTGAGAGCAGCGTTTGCGTAAGCAGATGTGCTGCTGCCTTCGGTCTTTGCTGCGCCGAAGTCAAATGAACCAAGGTAGATAGCAGCGTCTGCAATCAACGGGCAGGAGCATGCGCCGCCATCGAGAATTGCTGTCGGAGGAGTTGAATACAAGTGCAGCCTGAAGTTCTCAGTGTTGCTTGTCTGGTCAGTCAACAGAGTAGCTCCGATGACTCCGCCGCCACCGGACTTGGTGCGAACTACTTTTTGGAATCGGAGCACCTTGGCAACAGTTCCACCTGAAGTGTATGTGGCATTGCCGATGACAGGCTGAGTAAGAGCCTTGTCTGAATATAGAGCAAAGGTGGTAGTGGAGAACCCAGTCACCTTTACGTAGAAGTTTCCGTTGGCATTCGTATTGCCACCAACAGACGCAATAGTTACGGGATCGCCATCGACCAGTCCGTGAGCCGGTGTGGTAATTACGATCGGTGACGGCGATGCAGGGTTGGTGGCTCCAGAGACAGCAAGGTTGATACCAACGGCGCTCTTTGCGCTGTATACTGTGGTATTAGCTGGGCGAATGAGCGTAGTGCTGCTCTGAACGCGAGAGGGCATTGTTACGAGAGCCATTTGATTTTCACCTTTCTACTTTTTCTTCTTGAACTCGCCGGCCTGCATCATCTGAGCGAGTTGGTTGAACCGCTCACGTTTGAGCCAAACGATCGTGTCGTTGATATCTTTAACCTTGACTGCCTGTTTATCATTCGGCATGGCGAACTGCTTTTTGCCGTTACTATGACCATTAGCAGGCGCAAATACTAACCGTTTTCTGCCATTCTCGTTCATTACCAAGGCTGACTCGTCATCAGACTCCTCATCCCCCTCACCCTGATTGTTCTGCCCGGATGTGGGCGGGTACTCGCCCAGTTGCTGCTCCTGAGAACCAGCGCCTCCGCCAGTACCACCACCTTTTGGAATCGGAGAACCGGTAACTGGCTGAGTAGCAGGTGCTACCAGAGGAGTGTCTGCTGGTACATCGAAGCCGGCTCTTTCGTAAAGCTGCTTGGCGATAGGCTCGATGTTCATCTGGGCCTGAGCGAGGTGCAGAATGAACGTCCCGATTTCGTTCAGGTCAACATTCTCAATGTCGCCGTGAATCATTTTCGGCGGCTTGTCCGTGGGCATGTTGTTAACTTTCAGCAGCCTCGGGATTGCGTACCGGTTAACAACTTCGATTATTGCATCTAGATATCCGCCGCAAGCGTCTGCAAACAAGTCCGTCTTTGCATCAGCCAGCGCAAATGAACCAACTCTCTCATGGCCCATCACGATGAAGTCGGCGAGCATTACCATCAGCTTGCGGCGATCCCAGCGCTCAATGATTTTCGCTGTGTCGTATTGCTTGGCTCCTCCGCTTTGAAGCAAGCCACAGTCGAACATCTTCACAGAAGTGGGCGCTCCGTTAGCGTCTTTCCAAGTATCAGAAGGAACTACGAACCCAGCCTGTTCGCTGTTACGCACATTGGTTACGATTGACTTGGCTGTTTCGTAAATTGCTTTCTGGGAATCGGTAGCTGTAGGAGACATGTACTCCGAAGGAATCGACATCCATGGTATGCCAGTGGCATCTCGTTCAACACCCACACCTTCGAGATTCTGAATCTTCGAGCTGAAGTAATATGGCACGTACACTGCTCTCAGCAGGCTGCGGCCTTCCGGGTTTGATTTGTTGGTAGATGTTCGGAATAACAGGCTCTTTGAAATCGGGATAGCTGTTGTGTGCCAGTCAGGAGGAGAAAGCTGCACCATCGCTTGTACGTCGCCGTTTTGGTCGAATGCCCAGTGCAACAAGGTTTCCTGCGCACGAGGTGCCCACTTGCGGAACCCGATTTTGCCGTCGTTGAAGATGCTGCTGGTACCATCCTCGGTGGGGCCGTTGCGTTTCTTGTAAACAATCTCGGCCCAGTGCCAGCCCCACGGAAGCATAGTTAGACACTCAGACAGAGTTTCGGTGAAAGGTTGATTCATATCCTCGAGGATTGCACCCTTAACGAAGTCTCGCGCTTCATCTCCTTTAGGATCACTAGTACCTCCGATAATATCGAACTTGACTTGTCGACAGAGAATTTCAACAGTGTGGAACATAGCATTGATCATCGCGTCGTTCATCAACATTTGCTTGGCGACGCGACGCCATTGCCTGCCCACTAACTCTGGCTGGATTTCCTCGTGAAGGTAACCTGCGTATTGAATCAGGCCGCTTCTACCCATCTCTGAGTAGAGGTCGAAGTCCTCGGGAGAGGGATACTGCCCAAGCATCGTAGGGGTCATCCCCAACCGGTTGTCTGACTCTGCTGCCTTTTTGGCTGTTCGTTTTGCCATGTTCTACTTCATGATCGCATGAGCTCGTAGCTGATTCGCTACAAGGTCGTGAGTATCTGCCATCGACATATGGTGGTTTAAATCGCTGGTGTCGTATTTCGAACCACCGCCAACAGTAATCGACTTTGCCGCTTCTCGATGAGCGTCGGCAGCGGCCCTGTGAGCTCCTGCTCTGTTCTCTTCGTATGCTACTTTTGTGGCTGCATTGGCTGCATTGATTTTGTCTTCAGTAGATCCTCCACCCGGGTGTCGGCCAGAGCCGGGACCACCAAACTGTTTCAACCCCTCGCTACGAAGAGGAGCTGTACGACTAGAAAGATGAGGTCTCGCCTCTCGGTTATATTTCATCATCAGCCTCACAAAATGTTCTGGGCATTCTTAACTGCCTGCTTCAAGCTTGGAGTCCAACCTACTCCTGCGAGCCTGCCGTTGACCTGAGCGAAGTGTCCCATTGGACCGCTCACAAGTCTGATGTTGTTGCCTGCCTTGTCAGTAAAGTTCGAACGCGTTTCGATGCCCGTTGGTCCTTTGATTTGATCTGAGTTACCGAACTTCCACCCAGTATCTTTTGCAGCTTCTACTTGAGCTTTACTTGCATTATCAGATTGAGACTTATCCTCTTCTTTCGCTCCTCCTTCAGGATGCCTGCCGCTGCCCGGTCCTCCAAACGAGTGGGCTACAAAACCGTTTTGCTCTACCCTTACTGTAAATGCTTTTGATGGTTCGCATGGCTGACCGCGATTGTCAAGGTACGTTATCTCAGATGCCTTTATCTTACCGAACTTGTCTCCACCTAATACATCTTTGACATACTCCGGGTCTTCTCTCAATGAAGTGTGAGCCATTATTGCATTCATAGCTGAGTTAAGTCCTGTGTAATTTCCTATGTGAGTTGATATGGTAGCTCCTGTTTCAGGATGAGCATTGACTAGATAAGCTCTAGTACCTAACTGGTCACCCGGATTGTGAGTACGTCCAATTACTTTGGGAGTGTCACCTGTGCGATCTTGAATTTCATGTTTGCCTGCTCCTGTCTGAAAGGCTCCCACGTATTTTCCGGGACTCATCACCTGAGCTATCTTGGGCTGCTGAGCTCCAGTGACAGTTGGTTTTACTTCTTTCGAACCAGCTTCTGCGTGTCGTCCAGACCCCGGTCCACCGAATTGTTTCGTCATTACTTGACCCTCCACACGCTTTCGCGTTCTGCGCTAAAGAACGCAAACGCTGGTAGCTCTTGCTGGTACAACTCAGTCATGAAGTGAGCCATCACAACAGCATCTCCACAGTCCGGCGACCGCCCAAGGCGCTTGATTATATCTTCCTTTGGCTCAACAAGGATACCCTGAGCAGTAACCTTAAATCGAGGAGTGACCAAGTCAGCTCGCATCTGGTTATCGTCCGGCAGGCAAATCCCCACTTCGTTCTCCGGGTCTAACGCCTCTCTGAATTTCCAGTACGACGCTGCTCTGACATTTACGAGCTTGTACTTGTCAGTCTTATCTCGCATCTTCGATGCCTGCGAGTTGTTGATTGGAACTACTTGCAGCCCGGGTAAGTCTTTCAGCGAGTCATAGACCGATGAACCCAGCCCGATTACGTCAACATTGATGACAGCATTTCCTTGATGAGCTTCAACCACTAACCTTGCACCCGTAGGGCCGTCAGGAACTTGTACTCCTTTGTACTTAATAAGCGGAGCAAACCAGTTGTCGAATCTTGGTGCTATGATGAATTGGTCGCGACCACCTCTAGACGGGTCTACTCCCAGCGCAGTCATCGGCCCGGGTGGCAGCCGGTTCTGCCTGCCTCTTTCAATCGCGGCGTCTACCCAAGCAGTCGGAATTACCTGCCATTGGTCATCAGTGATGCCAGCCTTGAAATCTCCTAGAAGCATCTGGCTGCGTAGCGGCTCTGGCAGGCCTTGCAGCACTGCGCCGTAGTTGGTGCGCATCAGGTACGGGTTATCCGCCAACAGCGCGGGGATGAAAGTTCGACTTCTTGGTATTACTACTTCACCCTTGTGCGTGATGGGTTGAGGACCACCAACTTCTACATCTTCTCCGTCAATGACAGCAAACCATCTGAGCTCCCCGGGCTTGGCTGGGTTTGGGTGTTTGTCATCAATCCACGGCCCCCAATACCCGATTATCCAACGGCCCTCGTCAGTGTGTGGTGGGTTTGCGGTTGCTATGATTCTGCATCGCTGGCCCGGTCTGGTTGTGCGGTTCCAAGCGTTGACAAATCTGTACTGGGATTCAGTGAACTCTGTCAATTCATCCCAACCGTAGAAGTCATGCGGTCTGCCGCGGTAGGACTCCTTATCTTTTTCGTACTGCAATGCTCCAAACTCAATCACGCGGCCGTCGTGTAGTCGCCATGTATGCAGCTGCTCATTGTAGCTATCCTTTGCGTGGCTGTCTCCTCTGAAGTTGTAGATTTCTCTCGACCTGTCGATTAGACCTCGTAGCTCTGGGAAGACTCGTCGAAATATGATGGAACGCAGATGGGAGATGCCGGGTATCCCAAGCAACAAATCACTTTTACCGCCGCCTGCGGCTCCTCCATACAATAGCTCATCTGCTTCACTCAACAGTGCGTCAGTTTGAGGACCGGGATTCGGTTCCCACCTCGAGTTACCATGACTCGGTTCCGCGGCTGCGCCAGCCTGCGCGTTTTGATTGTACACGCTGACCGACTCGCGGATTATGGAAAGGTCTGGGTTCACTTGACTCGTCTTCCCAAGTTGTACATAGGCTCGCCTCGTGCTGGCCCCGGACCGCCTAGCCTACTAGTGGTGGCTGCAGAACTATGCATCGATCTTGAATCTCCATGCTGGTTTGATGCTGTGTAGAAATTTCCTTTTTGCGCGCTGTCCAATGCATTTTGCGCTCTTCCGATTAGATGCTGATCTCCAGTAGCTTTCGAAGCCTCTAAGGCATTCTTAGAGGAGCTTACTGCTGCTAACCTGTCGTGCTGAGCTTCAGGAGACGTATTCGACCTACCTGATTGATGTGCTTTCAAATTGGCTGCTTCTGCTTTGCCGTGAGCTCTAGATGCTTGATCGTGAAGGTTTGATTTACTTCCGCCTTCTGGGTGCCTGCCGCTACCGGGGCCGCCGAAGTACAATGGACCGGAGTAAGCTACAATTCCATTCTGCTCTACTCGAACTGAGAAAGCTTTGACAGGGTCACAGGGATTTCCCTTCTTATCAAAGAATGTGACTTCTGAATTTTTCAATGCGTCTTTGACATTCACCATTAAGGCTCGTTGATGTGCCAGAGCATCGGCCCGGGTAGCATGTTCACCACCCGGGACTGGTTTGCCAGTGTCAGTGTTGTAGACAACGAATTTGTCTCCAGAGGGCTTGATTCCGTAAGGCATTTTTTTTCCTCCTATTTCATCAAAGCCAGAATGGACTCGGTTCGTTCAACCTCATTTCTCAATCCATGCACAAGTCGGGCTGATGCCCGAGGGCCAGCAGGAGGAGCAAAGAATCTCTCCAGAGCGTAGATCATCGTGCGAGCTTCAGCCAAGTGCTGTTCCTGTAATTTTCTGAACTTATCCCAGTCCATTGTTATTGTCCTTTCTTCGGCAGCAGGCCAGACCAGTTGGTACCTGCCAATAAACCTACGAGGTAGAAAAGTCCTACCGCAAAAATCACGTACCCAGCCTCCTGAGGTTTGCCGGACGCAAATACCCACAAGAGAATTCCCACGGTAGTAACAAGCAGTGAGATAACCATCAGTGCACGACCTCCTCTTCCAGTTGTAGTGGTTCTACAGGGGGTTCACTCGCTTCAGGTTCATCGTCTCCTTCAGTCAACAGCATCGTTGGTGAGGGCAGTTTGTAGTCAGCAGCAAACCAAATTGGCAGCTCTGAAAGCAATTGCTGCTTGGCGTCTTCTCTCGACATCTCTGGGTTGAAATTCACTAGCCTGTCAATAGCGGCCTCGAGTCTGGTTTGAATCCACATATTCATTGCCGCTCTGGCTTTTTCGAGGCGCTCGTCAATGCTGTCTTGGTTAACATTTAGATTTATCTCGGAACGAGAAGTCGGCACTCCCAGAGATAGCCGGCGCATCTTGTCACTGAGCTCCGCTGTTTCCAGCGCAGTCTTCATATTCCAGCGCACAGGCTTACGAATCACTACAGTGTTGACTTCCACTACCTCGCCACCCACTTCGACTTTCTGTTTCTTCTCAACCTTTTCTTCGTACAATGGCGAGTCGAGCATCTCTTGCGCTCGCGCCCAGAGTTTCTCAGAAAAGCTATATGCTTCATGTCGGTATTGGGCTTCCCTCTCGGCCCAGAGGATAGCTTCGGTCTTGGTTTGATTTTCGATTGCTCGCTGACGGATTTCTATCAGGTATTGATCATACTTGATAGCTCGTGGAACCCACTTGAATTTGAAGCTCAGAGCGGATAGCGATTCTGCCGGCTTGCCAGTCTTTTCTGCGAGTTTGGGTACACTGCGGTCAAGACCTAGAGCGTGATACTCGAGGAAAAGTTCGTGGGCTTTCTGAGACTCACCAAGCTGGACTTGTCGCTCCCATGCCTTCGGTTTTTTAACTAGGTCGCTCAATCAAGTACCTCGCAGTCGTGATTTCTGGCCCACACAGCCATTGCTCTGTTAAAGTTCGCGTTAGGGTTGACTATCATTCTGCGCAGGGTTCCCCAAGCGAATCTGTAACGCTCTGTGGTCGTGCCTTCCCACGTAATGTCTTCTCCAATGACTGTCGATGAACCACGTTCCTTAAACGTGATTTTGTTGGAGTGAATTCTCACTCGATGTCCCGATGGTACATCAAACAGTTTCATCTCCTTCGGTATCTGGGTTTCCGGGAGCCTTAACTAAAACAGCGTCGTATGTCACTTGTCTTTCCAGTTCTGCAACCTCATCTAACTGCTCGCGTACTTCTGCCCTTAGTTTTGCTGGCTGGTACTCCGGTGGAACAGGAACGTTGTGTCTGTTCATTTCATCTATTAGCCCGTCCACCTTCAACTCTAAACTAGAAAATGCCTTGGCTAGTATGTGAGACCGACGTCGAGCTAACTCGGACATGCGACCGTGGCGATCTAGGTCTCGTTGTAAAAATTCTACAGTCAGTCTCAGCCTAGCCACAGTAGCCTGTGACTCATCAATTGATCTTTGCTGAGCGGTATTTTCCATTTCCAGTTCGGTGTGATGCTGAGAGAGCCTTGTAATCTCTTTCTGTAGATTTTCAATGACTCCAGTTTGAACTATGATAGCTCCCTGAGCGGCAGAGACTGTTATCTGTCCGGCTTCTGGTCTTAACTTTAGAAGTGCATACAACCCGCCCAGAACTCCTCCACCGCCTGCAAGGGTGATTGTTACAGTTAGTAAGTCCATCCTATTTGGGGGCCGCAACCGATTCTGAAACTACTAGCGTTCTTATTAGAAACAAAAACCTCACTCTCAGAATACATGCGACAATGAAAATTGCTGAATATACATAATTCCCGATTAGTGCTGGCATCTGAGGAGTCCACCAATCAATAAGCTTCTCCAGAGCAATAGCTCTTACTACTAATGATGCTATGAGTAATACCAAACCAGAAGCCTCAATGTTTCGTTTGTTCAATCCTATCCCGAAAAATATTGCAAGCCCGGCTACAACATATAAAGCATTACATATAGTAGTTAGCGTATCTCCGAATTCCTGTCTAACGAAAGTGTTCACTTGACCGAACCCTACTATACCCATGAGGCCGCCGTACACACTGTAAATTCCAAAGGTGACCTCGAAAGGCACTACGAACTGGCGTTTAAAGAATTCTTTCATTTTTTTTTTGTCGTCCCCCGTGTCGGTGAATCAGGGTCGGCAGATTTATTTGCACCTCACTGCTGTCCAAACTGGTATAGCTGCTTTAAGGGTAAATTGGAATCCTTGACTATCGAACAACCCGAGAAGCTTGTCCCATTTTGTGGTGGAGCCATGTGGTATGAACTGCTGGGACTCCTGTCGTAATTCTCTTTCTGAGGTGAAGAGATTCTGCCAGCGTGCAGAGTCGGCTCTGGTTCTATCTAAATCGGTTTGAAGGCTGTCAGAGATTTTCTTTTGAAGGTCGTTACGCTCGCCGGCAAGGGAGAGCAATTGGTCTTGTGCTTGAATTTGTTTTTGTTGTTCTGATGTTACGGTTCTCAGAGCAGTCAGCTCTACTTCGTTTTTCTCAACGGTGCGCATGCGGTCTGCTGCGAGCGCTCGGTACTCAACTCCTGCTATCGACACTACATACGACCCGTCTGCAAGCTTCTCAACAAGCTTTACTTCCTGAGCATTACACGTCACCGCGAATAGCATCATGGTCAGACAGGTGATCAATATCAAGCTTAGCTTTGTCCACAGCATCCTGTAACTCCTTGACTCGGTCTTGGCTGGCTTTGAGTTGACTCTCCAGTTCTTGCTCTTTACTGCTCGACTCAGTTATTAACGACTCCCACGCCTGCCGTGATGCCAGACTCTTTTGGTAAGCAGCTTCTGAGGCCTTTTCAGCATCAGCAGCATCTTTTTCTTTTTGCTCTAGTGCCGCGACCTTGGTATTGTAGGCGTCGAGCTTAGATTGAAGCTGCGGGTCTGCAAACTTCTCAAGCAGACCCGCCAGCACACGAGCGATGTACCTGAAGACACCTTCGATCATGAGGTCACGAAGTTTTTACGTCAGATGCATCAGACCCTTGAACACGCGGCAGGAACCCTTGAACAAGCCCTACTACGGTTGCAATAATCGCAGCGTACTTTGCCGGGATTATTCCGGCACCCGCAGCCAAAGCGACGTTCGCCACATGGACGACAATCGCAAGAATCGCCAAAATTTGTTTGAAACTCATACCTTCTCCCTGTTTAAGGTCATGGTTGACCGTTTAGTATTAACTGAAATGCATGGGCGTATGTAGCAATCTTGTCCGCCTTATCATGCCCGTTGATGATTGTCCTTGCGTTGACGTAATCACATACGTCATCGTGTATAAAATCCGGTAGCTTCTTGCCGGTGAACCAACCTTGTCTCATGCCGGCAGACATAATTAAGTATGCGATGGTTGGGTCGGCTGCGTTCTGCGGATCGGCTTCATCTCCGGGCTGGTCTCCTGCAATCAGGTCGAATGTTTTGCCAGTCCGTTTTTCAAAATCGGATATTTGGTCTGGGTACTGAGCGCGCAACTCAGTCTCGGCATGCTCGTAATTCTTTTTGCCAGTGAGCTGAACATCCCCTTCACCGGCGTAGGTAGCTCCGTCTTCGGGAGTAACGTTTCCAAGCTGGTTGTGACCGAGAGCTGTTTGTCCCCCATATCTGTTAATGAAATACTGGCGGCTGCCGTATTCGTGAATCGGTTTGAATGTGTTGGCGGTTTCGTGTTTAACAGTGGCGAGCATGTAGGCGGCCCACCGGTTGTCAGTCACGTACTGGTCAGACTCCAGAGAGTCAAGCAGCGAGTTCAACCCATCTACCTGTTCTTGGGTTAGAGTGATAAAAGTACTTCTGTAACCAGAAAAAAATTTATCTCGGTCGACTTTGTTCATCTTATGTTTATGCTCCACTCTTGAGGGGTTGTGCCCGGCACTCGAACTAAGTGACTGACCGTAGCTAGCAGGCTGATTTCTCTTTCAACAACATCGATCGGTAATCCAACATCCTTACTCATTTGGTCTGATGTTTTGTTGCCCTTGGAAATTGACCGCTTGAGCAACACAGCCAAATCCTCCATGAACAGATCCCCTTCGATATAAAAGCGTAATTCGTCTATGTAGTCTTGATGGATTCTGTTAACCTCTGAGGACGGGCATAGCTTGATGTTGGCCTGAGTTTTTGATATGCAGTCAAGGACGTGTTGTATTTCGAGGTTGCGTCTTGACAGTTTCGATATCTCTGCCCGAGCGGATTGTACAACCTTTGTAGTAACAGCCTTTCTGGTCAGGCAGTGTTTTTCAAGGTACCGGTAAGCATCGCTAACCCTAAATCGTTTGCGTACCTTTTTCTCCTCTGCAAACGTCAGCAATGCTGTTTTCGGATCTGCTGCTGTCAATGCAGCGTGGAAGTAACTTTTCTCGTCGAGGATGCCCAGCGATTTAGTATTATCAGGATTATCACTTTCAACAGATTTGATAAGACGAAATATTGCAGCGTTCTTGAATATTGTATTTGGAGTGACCCCCAGCGCCTTGGCTCGCTTGCGCACAGCAGCAGTCACTCCTCGACCGCCCACGTCGCCCTTCCACGTTCTTTTCCAGCCCGGGGCCTTGCGCATGTTCTCAGCCCGGCTGAGTATTTGGGCGTCGCAGGCTACTTCAATCTTCCAAGCTGTCTTCCCGAGGATTTTAGAACGGCGCCTGACCTCGAGAATCTCGTCCTCGGACTGACTCTCGAGGTTTCTAATTACCTCGGTTTCAATAGCATGAAGCTTTTCTGTGTTGGAAAGAAACCCATTGCCGACGTGAGGAGTTAACGCGGTCGACTCTGGCGGCTCTTCTTTTTGTACTAAGGCCAAACGACTAGTCATCAAGCATACCTCTAGGGACAGTATTCTCGAGGTTAGTATATCTCTATGGTTCTACGAGCTTTTATTTCGAGCAAATGGTTTACCTATTCCCACACCAGTTCGCACCTTTCATCAAGCTTAACCAGTTGGTAGTTAATGTCGATGTCAGGCTTCTTCTCCACGAGCACATTGAATACTTCCGGCTTTAAGTACCAGCGATATTCATCATCTATCGTACGGAAGAACGAGGAAAGCGAACCATCGCTCTGAAGCACGGCTGGTAGCAAATGCTTCTGGGTTCGCGGAACTACATTCGGCACGCTGTCACCGTAGTCTCCCCAGAGGGCTTTGACTAACGGGATGTGGGTTGGGCCACACCTGAACTGTTTTTCTACCAGCTCGGGCGTCACCATTTCTTTTTTGATGGGATTGAAGATTGAAACTCTGGAGCCTAAGAGTTGCCACAAGTCTTTGTCTGATGTAACCACGATCGCGTGCAGGCCGTCTCGCTCCAGTACTAATCTGCAAATAGTCGAAATTACATCATCGGCTTCATTACCTTCACTAAAACAGAAGCGGCTTTTCTTACCGTTCTGCAACAGGTATTCTTTGACTGCTTTTTTCTGATCCTCGAGGCCACCGCGTTTATTGCGATATGTTGGTAGTAGGTTGAGCTTCCTAACTGCAGGGCGGTCCTCAACGAATACGAGGTCATACCCTCTGATATTAAGTTTATTCAATTCGCGTTTTACAGTGGTGAGCTTTCCTACAACCCTGTCGATTGTGATTTTGGTCACATCTCCTTCTTCGTACAGGGCAGTTGCATGGCATAGGTGAATGAGATGAGAGAAATCTACAATTGTTACGTAACCTGTTATCTTCATCTTGGATTTACCTGCCGGCCACAGTAGTAGTCAGTACCATCAGACTCTCGGGAGCGGTACCTCATCAATCTAACCACAGACCGACCTTCGTCAGTGATGTCATAGTGGCGCCGGCCATTTTCAAAGTCGAATGTAGTTGGGAAGATCAAACCCTTTAACATCAACGAGCAGATAGTGCTCGAATGTACCTCAAGCGTAGTTCTTTGATTTGGCTCTGATGTGTGTAGGAATTTTCTCTGCACATACTCAATTAGACAATCACCTTGGGCCATCCTCATCAAGACGACAAACGCCTTGCCGTGTACCTGAGCTGAGTTAAGGAATCTGCTCATCTGCCGAAATAGATTTCCGTTTGGTGGTAATTTATCTGAGCTTTGCAGTGCAATATGGCCCCCGACAAATCCTCGATGGCATCAAAATCTACGTTGTAGCAGTGACCCGCCTTCTCGACTTCTGCAATCACAATACTTTTAAGCTCACACAACAATTCGATTGCTGTCAGAAGATTTTTTATCTCTTCCAAGTGGCTCATTGGGCCTGCTGTTGTTTGTCAACTTCCTGCCAGTACTTGCGGAAGTCAACGATGCCATTGCCGGGCCAGACAAACTTTTTATGTTTCGTTACCGGTGCTTGCTCAACTTCTTTCGGCATGGTTAGGTGGTGGCTGATTAGTTTGACGATGACTGGCAGGCAGGGAAGTTGGAACCTAGCTTCGCAGTCTACTAACACTCCTATTTCTTTTAGCAATTCTTCCATTTAATCTGATTGAATGTTTACCTTGACTAAGTATTTGTGCTTACCTATCGCTATCTGGTCATACCTGAAACGGATTTTGTCGGTCTCACCATCATCTACTCCCAACTTGTTTGCAATTGAATCCCTGATGGCCTTAAAAGCTCGGGCCAGATTGTCGTCGTCCATTAGCTTCGGTCCTACTCGTACTAAAGTTACTGTGCATGGTAGTTTGACCTGCCGACCTCTCAGTGCGTTACAAAGATCATAATGCATCGAAGCCTTTTGGTCTTTTTTCCGTTCCCACTGAGTCCTCCACGACTCTCTGCCGGGGCGGTTGGCTTCCGACACAGTTTTGATGGGCGAACTGAATTCCAGCTGGGTGATTACGTCAGCCACCGTTGCGTCCTTCAGCTATGTTGACGACCTTTTGATTGAGCGCTTGCCGCTCGCGAAACTTCTCCAGCCTCTCAGGCCCCATGACATGCTCAAACATTTGTTTTGTAATTGGTGTCGCCCAGATGATTGCGTAGTCAACTATTCCCGAGTTTTGACTAGAGAATCTCAGGGCATGTAATGCCGGGTGTTCAGCAATTACTTCGTTCCTGACAAAAGGTCTCAAGCTCTGTCCGCCCCGGGCTTCTGGGTTGTCAGGAGTAGCCACTGCCGGTTCCTGAATTATGTCGAAACCTTGCGACGCAATCATCCAGTATTCTACGTTAAATGTTGTCATGTTAGTTTGTAATGGTTAAGGAGCAGGGGCCATAGGCAGCGAATAAGATGAATGTGTGGTACCAGTCGATAGGAGTCAGCTCTGCTCTGCTGTTAAGCTGGCTGCATCTCCAACAATCACACGACTTGGTGAAACTAATGAATTTCAGGAAAGCTTCGTCACAGGAGTCTGAGTATACGGTACTAGCAAACTCGACTAGCAGAGGAGACACAGGGTCAATGGGTCGGTGCCAGACACTCAGCACTTCCCGAGCTTCGGTGTGGGTTACGACCTGTGAGTAAATCGAATCACAATGCATCTCAGGGGACCCGGGAGAGGGGCCAGAGTTCAGACTGGTAAATAAGAAACTCTGACCCTCTCATTAGCCCAAATGCGTTGATTCCCAGCACCGCATCAGGCCTTCTCAAGATACTCAAAAATATAGGCCCAGCAGCAATAGAAGGTCAAATAGAATTTACCTCGCGCTCAATTTGAGCCTCTAACTCCTTTATTATCAACAGTAAGAAATTCGTTTTTGAGGTTGATTTTGAGAAACAAAACGCCCATAATAGGGCCATGATTAAGGACGAGAGCGCAATTCAGAGCGGCCCAGCCAATACGGCCCACCAGACTGACTCTTCTAATTCTAGCCAGACTCCATCAGCAAATCCTGCCTTAACGGGCCGCTCTGAATTGCGCTCCGCAAAAATTCAAAAGGAGAGATTAGCCATGAATGAATGTCCAATATGCAGCCGGCCGTTAGTCGAGTGCCCCAACTGCGAAAACGTTACTTATTGCCCGCATGACGAAGAATGCAAAGTATGCGGTCTCAAAGCAAAGGAGGTGGGAGGTGAGTAAATTGAGAGTGGTTACCAAGACAGTAGAAACATTTGACGACTATGACGAAGCCCGGGCACGTCATAGTGAACTGAACTCAGCAGGCAAAGCGCTTGAGGCTTTATGCAGCCCGCGCTTCGGTCGTTACGAAGTGACTCAGATCCTTTCGGATCACGACCTTTGCATTTGCAAGGTCGACAAGCATGGCTGCATCATTGTTCCTATGACCAACTGCCCAGTCAAGGGCCACGACCGACTTCAACGAGTTCGAGGAGGTGAGTAATGAAGAAGACCAAGGAGCAGATCAAAGCAGAGACTCGCAAGCGCAAGGCTGCTGAGTCAGTTGCAGAGCAGTTGCTGGAAATGACCACGGGCGAGCTGGCCGACATGGTTTTGGAAGATTCGTCTTTCGCTGACATGCTTGCCCAGTCTGAGGAGGAAATGAAGTCGCCATACGAGCAGCTCGAAGCCAAGGCTTGCAAGGTTGACAAACTCAGGGCCGAGTTCGAGCACTTCAACGACCTCGGGGATGTTTTGAGCCCTTCCGAGTACAACCGGATTGAGAAGGCAACTCATGCAGTTACTGAGAGGCTGGTCGAGTTGCTGAAAGAGCTGAATGACATTCAATACAAGATTGGTCGCGAGACTGGCGAATGCGAGGAGGAATAATGAGCTACGACCTAACAGTAGGGCCGAACAATTTGTTTTATCGCGGCAGGGAAGTTCCCGGCACCGCGACCAAGGAGCAGACCAAAGCCTATGAAGGTTATGTGGCTACCTGCGATGCCGAGCGATGCGCTGCAATGTCATTCATTGACTGGGCACAGTCAGGCGAGCCGGCTTCGTTGGCGGCTTATCGCAGAGCCAACCATGACGCCTATGTGGCTGATATGAAGGCCAAGTATGGCGACGACTGGCACCCGGAAGATGCCGGCGAAGAAGGCGGCTCGGGAGCCAGAGCGACCAAGACCGCAAGGGTTCCCAAATTCCAACGCGATCCGTCAAGCGCCGGCTCGACTAAACGGGTCTGGGCAATCGCTGACGAGTTGCTGGCAAAGAATGCTGATGCCACCAAGCGCGAAATCGTTGCCGAGTGCATCAAGCGTGGTATTAACAAAGGCACTGCCCAAGTACAGGCAGGCAAGTGGGAGAAAGCGAGGACAGCGTGAGCAACGAGAGAAAAGACGCATTCAAGCAGACCAAGGTAAATCGCAGGGCATTCCTGAAGGCCGTCAGGGCCGCTGCGGTCGAGTACGCCGACGAGGCAGAGCATCAAGACGGCCATGGCTACTGGAAAAACTTTGAGACGGCAGAGGCGGCGGTCAGAGATTTTCACTGCTACCTGCCCTTCGCACTCGAGTCGGTAATTGACGACGACCCCAAACTCAAAGTTCAGTTGGTGGCTGCCGACTGGAAAGATATTGAGGGCGAGGATGGGTTGATCATGGGCTTCCACCAAGCTCTGCGGCGGCTGGGCATCTTTATGATCAACCACCCGGATTTTGAAGGCTCTGACACCTACGGGTTTTTGCTTAGCAACCGGGCCATGACCAAGGCCGAGATTGCCGATGAGTCAATCGACAAGCAGGCAGACAAATAGGAGTTGATTTTTGTTACAACGAAGCATAGACTAACAACATGGGAACGAACAGACAAAACATAGGAGGTGAGATATGTGGCGTAACTAATGGCCTAGCTATTTTGATGGGTGCTCAGTCAAGGGGAGAGGACAGGGCACCCACCAGCATAGCCGAAACTGCTGCGGCACAATTGAGAAAGAGGTGAATACCATGGCTACTAAGAAAGCTGAGAAGAATTATTATGCGGGCGGAGTCGAAAGCGAATCGGCGAAGAAGATGCTCGCTCGGATCAACAAGAAGACCAGTGAGAAGCCGCTCAAGGCGAACTCACTCGAGGGCCAGTACCCGAAGCGCGTGGCTGCGATGCTCGCGGACTTGGGTCTCGTTGCGACCGAGAAGCGCGAAGGCGTCGGCCGCGTTTACTTTGCGAAGGCTGCCTAAGTCGAGTGGCAGCAGCCTTCCAATTCGGGGAGGGCCGGACTCTGGCCCTCCTCTCTTTTTGGAGGAGCAAGAGATGAAGGTTAACTACGGAATCAATCGCAAAAACCCGGAGAAGGGGCCAAGGATTATCCATCAAAACGGCAAGATAGAATTGCCGGGTGTTCCTGACTCTGAGTGGGACCGAGAAGGCTCAGAAGTGCATGGGCAAATCAGAGCCACGATCCAATCGAAACACCCGGGCTGGGTGATCACGGGTTATGCGATTGTCAGAGAGCGGCAATGGATCGGGGTTTATGTTGACAGCGACGAAGACGCGAGCCGGCTCCTCGAAACTCTGGCTCTGCTGAAAGCCGGGATGGAAGTCAAGACTGAGAAGGGCATCTCCGCTCGGGTATGCATTCCGAGTCTTGATTGGGATCAATTTGAACCGAGCGACCCTGAAGAGGAAGCTTGGAGAAAGGGTAACTAAAGATGTGGATTTTTCTTAACACTGCGATGATTTCTGTGGTGCAGAATGAGAGCAACCCTGACCTATTGCATGTGCGGGCGCGTATTCGCGGAGATCTCCAGCAACTATTCCCGCGAGCCAAGGTGACCGAGACTCACGGCGTAGGCCGCGACTACCGCTTCCGCTGCGACATTACCCGGGGTGAGTTGGCTGTAGTCTTGGTCAATGAAGTCAACTATATCGACTACACCAACTTCAAAAGCAGCATTCCTGCCGGCAAGCTCGGAGATGAGCGTCATGGCTGGTATATGGATGTGTGGTGCGATAGCGTCAAAGCTCAGCGGGTCTCCTCGCGAAACAACGGAGCTCGTCGACGCAATCGCAAACTATCGAACGGTGACTTTGTCGACCCGTTCGAAGGCAATTGCGTGGGCTGCGGCAAAGTCATCGACACCACCTTTGGCAATGTATGCGTTGCATGTGCAGACAAAGTAGGAGCCGTCTGAATATGAGATACTACAAAGCTCAGTGTTATGCAGAGCCAGCGATCCAACGAGTTGAGGTTATCCGAGAGAACGAGGCGACGGTAGTAATACCTGACCCAGTCAACCCAGCCGGGTTGCGGTGCGCCAAAGATTCCCGCTGGGTCCATTTTCGAAAAACTTGGGCAGAGGCCAAGGTTGCATTGGAGCAGGAAAGTTCAACGCGACCTTGATCTGGCTCAAAGACGAGTCGACCAAGAAGCAGCTAGACTTGAGAAGGTACGACAACTAACAAACCATGAGGAGGAACTATGAAGACGATTTGGAAATTCGAATTGGCTGCCGCCGATGGCCGCCAGACAATCTCGATGCCCTTTGGGGCCGAGGTACTAACAGCCCAGCTACAGGCGGAGTTTAAAAAGTCTACTGAGGGAGTCACTATTGTGTCTGCAACTCCTTGTATTTGGGCTTTGGTTGATGATGACAAAGCGGCTGACCCTGAGACCCGAACCTTCGACTTGGTGGGTACCGGTCACCCGTTTATTGACGACAAGCCGCGCAAGTTCGTAGGCACACTGCAAGTCAGTCCAAGGATTGTTTCTCATGTCTTTGAAGTGCTGGAGTCGAGTGCAGTTAACTAGGGGCCAATAAAATTCTGTTGAAGAACTATTTGGCCTAGGCTTAAGATGGCAAACGTGAGCACCGCAACGGACAAGGCTTAGGCGATCACGCCCATAGAGGCGGGTCGGTGGGTAGCGAGTGGTTGACCAAGGTGCTCACACTAACAAAAGGAGAAATGAGATGAGCTTCAGAGAGCGGTTCAAAGCATTGGCAATCGTGAGTGCAATCTCGGGTATCTTCGGTGCCCGGCAAGTTGCGCGTAAGGTGGCTCCTGTTGTTACTGGTGATGATTATTCTCACCCAAGGAGTAGAGTCAATAACAAGGCTTCCCGGGCCACTCCGCAGTATCGCAGGCACAGGGCTATTAAGAATGCGATGGCTCGGGAGTCTCGTCGACGCAATCGCGAGGGAGGTCTTAATTGAACGCGTTTCAGCCACCGGTCAGTGTGCTGATTAAGCTGGCAGAAATAGTCGGCGCTCATTACCCGTTTGATCACATATCGTCTGACCCAGAAGTGCTTGAGTGGTACGATCGCATGGCTGAGCTCAAGTATGTGCCGGCGAGGCCCAAACCAAAGTTCGAGGCTGTTGTGAAAAATGTAGAGGAAGGAGAGCTCGTACCACTCAAGCTATTGGACGGACCTGAGGAGCTAGTGGAATGCGGGGCCGTTATTTCTATGCAGCCGGCTCGGCGGGGCTGGCAGGTATTTGCGACGGGACCTGAGGGGCCAGTCGCTTCGTACATTGAAGCAGTTACTACTGCGGATGCGATGCATGCTTGCCACTCACAATTTCCTTTCGCAGAGGGTTACCACACTCACGGTGTCAAGGATATAGAGAGCCAAGCAATCGCTGCGGTAGATGAGGAGGAGGCGCTAGAACTTTAATCCATGCCAAAAATTAGATACATCAGTAAAGACTTCAGAGCTGCAACGCTACAACAAATCCACCTATGCAACGACATCATTGCAGAGTACCAAGAGTTAGAGATGACTCTCACGCTCAGGCAGTTGTACTACCAGCTGGTGGCCAGAGGCTTCATCCCTAATAAACAACTCGAGTACTCGAAGTTATCTCGCGTTATGAGTGATGCCAGACTGGCTGGGCTGGTTGACTGGCACTCCCTCGAGGACCGCACTCGTTTTATGAGAGCGACCCCTCACTGGGCCACTCCTGATGAGCTGGTTAAGACAGCAGCCAATCAATTCAGAATCGATAAGTGGGAGAAGCAAGACTTCCATGTTGAAGTCTTTATTGAGAAAGATGCTCTGGTAGGAGTCATTGAAGCTGTTTGTAGAAATCTCGATATCACCTATGCATCGTGCAGAGGTTATATGTCTCAGTCGATGATGTGGGAAGCAGGGCAGCGAATTCGATATTATGCAGCCAGCGGTAAACAGATTTTGATTGTCCACCTCGGCGACCACGACCCATCTGGCATCCATATGTCGTCTGACATTGAAGGCAGGCTGAGATTATTCATGGGTTCCTATGCAGGGAAGCTTGCTTTCAAACGTATCGCTCTTAACTTCGACCAAGTAGAGGAACATAATCCTCCTCCCAACCCGGCTAAGATGACAGATCCGAGGAGCAAGGAATATGTCGCCCTGCACGGCGACGAGTCGTGGGAACTAGATGCACTTGATCCGAAAGTTATTGCCGGGTTAATTGAGGAGTCTGTACTCGAAGTCAGAGACGAGACCGCTTGGGGGATTGCGGTTGAGGAAGAAGACCAGCACCGCAAGAGTCTGAGAGTAATTTCGAAACATTTTTCTGATATTGAATCATTTATCGAAGACGAGGGTTTTGCCGATGAGTAAGGCATGACGGAGCGACCGGAACCCAGCTTTTGACGATCCTGACTTCTGGGAATCCCGATAAAGGTGGTAAGGACGCGGAGGCCAACCAAAGGAGACGAAATGAAAGTTTACGTGGGCGTCGTCTTGGCGCAACCCACAACAACCAGAAGTGGTTCGTGCGATTCGTGCATTGGGCCATGAGGTATACGACCGTTGAATCTACATGCGTTTAACGCGGGTCTTGTTTGACACGGGTGGTAAAATGGATATTGGAGCATTGTGTTTACTGCTTCAAATTCACGACTGAGAGGACACGCAAATGAACACTATCCCCGGTTACTTAATCAACCCGTCGATGGATGACGGCACTACGATCATACGACGTGCTCGCAAGCAGCATTACTGCGCTGGTGGCCACGACGGACGGAAGCGAACCAAGTGCGCCGAGTCGATTCCCGCAGGTTCGCTTTATGTTGAATACGTCGGAGAGTCGCCTCTGTATGAAAGCGGTTATCACTACCACGCCGAATGCGCCAAACAACAAGGATTGTTAATTCAGGAGGACGTACATGCTGTGGCCTAACTTGGAAGCAAACCTACTTAGAGAGGATACCGCTAAACCTACCGGAGCATCAGCCATGACAGCAGCAGCGGAGGCGGTTAAAACCCATATTCGCTATTCGTGTCTGGTGGCAAAGTGCCGTCTCTGGATTATGGTATGACGCGAAGTCGAAAGAATCAGCGGGAGATGTTTCGGCAATCCGAGTTGACGGGAAGGTCTATCCATTAGCCGCATCGAAGGAGCAGCCATGACAGCAGCAGCGCGTAAGCGTCGCCAGTGTGCTCGATGTCGGGAAGATTTAGGCTTTACTGAAGGCGTGATTAGCAATCTTTGCGATGCGTGTGACGAATACGAGGACAGCGACCCGAAGAGTATCGCTTGGACGTTAAAGAACGGCGAATCCTTTCTGAACTACAACGACTGCGTTCGCATCGTGAGGAAAGTTATTGCGGAAATAGAACGGAGAAGCCATGACACCAAGTGAACGAGCGCGGCAGATTGCAGAAAAGATTTTCAGGGAACTTCAAGTGCCACAGGCTCTCGGCACCAAGTGGAACAACATTGCTGCTGTGTTTACCTACGAAGAGATTGATAAGGTCGCCGCCCTCATCGACCGTGAGGTAGGAGCGGAGCCGGATGCGGTAGTGATCCTGCAAGAAAAGCGAGCGGCTGAGAGGGCCAAAGATTTCCTTGTTTCCGATATGGGTCAATTAGTCTGCGCTCTTTGGGACGTAACCGAACATGGAACGTTCGTAACTCATCAGGTGGCGATGATGCGCGTGCTCGCCAAACATGGTCACAAAGGCTGCATCGAGCGATTGAAGAAACAGGACGAACTGGTGGGCGGCGAGAGCCCCTGAGGAGGAACAAAATGCAGAAGATCATATCTTTATTCCAGAGGAATTATGACGGCGATAGATTAGTCCGTGACGAGGTTGTTCCCGGTGCTGAATGGGTGCTGGCTGGCGAAGGCATAGCAACTCGGAAGTACGACGGCGCTTGCTGCATGGTTCGTGACGGCGTGCTCTATAAGCGTTACGACCTGAAGGCGAAAAAGGGCCGTCACAATCCACCTCCATATTGGGAAGCAGCGCAGCCAGAACCCGATCCTGTAACGACAAGTTGGCCCGGATGGATTCCAGTTGGTTGTGGCCCGGAAGATAAATGGTTTCGGCTGGCTTTCTCAAACTCTACCTACGGCGGCGATGACGATGCGCCCGACAAAGTTTTGCTTGACGGCACTTACGAAGCCTGTGGCCCGCACTTTCAAGGCAACTCCGAAAACTTCCTTGTTGATGGAATTGCTCCTCACGGATGGATGCAACTACCCGAAGTTCCGCGCACATTCGGTGGACTTTACGAATACTTCAAGACGCACGATATTGAAGGAATTGTATGGCATCACGAGGACGGCCGCATGGTTAAAATCAAAGGCAAAGATTTCGGAATTAAGCGTGGCGGCGAGAGCCGCTGAGGAGGGAGGAGCCTAGCGTGATGTTTTGGCAGGACATTAAATACTTGCTTGGCCGGATTTTCATATGCTTTTGGGCGGGTTGCAAAATTGAATCAGTCAACGCCTCTTGTCGCTATTCTATATGCAAACACTGCGGAGAGAAATTTGGTTGAGGGAGAGCCATGACACCAAGTGAACAAAAGCCGCATGAGTTCGTAGAATCGCCAGACGGAACCGATCATTGTTGGCATAACGTGGTATTACCTGACGGCAACCCCGGCTGTGGACAGCCTCGCTTTAGCCCTGTCCATCTATCTGACGACATCGATCAACATGGACGGCGCATTCCTTTTTCTGCTCCCACGAGCGCAGGTGAACGAGCGGTGCAAGAAATCATAAGTTGCGCCCAAGCAACATTGACAGCCTTAAACGTCGGCGATGTTCAAAAAGGTAGTCCGATGCACATGAAATTGCGCGAAGTAATGATCGCGCATCGAGATAAAGCTCGTGCCGCCATCATCGACCGTGAGGTAGGAGACTTACAGGCAGAGAGCAATGATAAAGAGTTCAAATTAGCCTACCTGCGAGCCGAGAATGCGCAGCTGCGGAAGGTAATAGAGAAACTGAAGAAGAAGTTGGAGCGTCGTGAGTTCTATCTACGAGAAGTTGGAATCAAAGTACCACGGTATTCTAAAGGCGATTGAGGAGGAAAGGAAATGAGAGCATGGATCACTGTTGGGTGCGCACTTATCGGCTGGCAAGTCAATCCATACCTGAGTAAGTTTTGGTTTATTCTGCTAGCCCTTGCGTTTGTGTTCGGAGTTGTCATGGATGTGGATGAGTGGGCACGCAAAGCTGATGACTGGAAGAGCCGTAATAAGTACACCGAAGGTAAGGATAAAGGGAGTTGGAAATGAAAGACCCAGTTAAACGCGAACAAAAGATTACATGGCTCATGATGCATCGCGAGCTGTGGGAAAATGAGAATGATATCTCATATAAGAATAACCGCCCTCTCTGGCGTACTATTTTTAAGTACCTTGTCAGAGAAGGATTGTTCTCACCAAACACTGGTTTGATTGATACCCGGGTAGATGACATGATTACGGAAGCCCGGGCACGGCTCGAGGCGGCTGCAAAGCGGATAGTACACGATCCTGCATTCTCGAACACTCCAATGGGTCAGGCGGCCCGAGAACATGCAGATGCCGTTCCTACCAAAGTATATTACTCGGCCCGAGCTGATGGCCTGCATGAGTTACCACCGGACTATTTTTGTTTGACGCTACCGAATGGTGAGTGCGTCAGTAAGGATCCAAGATGCATGCATCAACCTCGATAGAGAAAATTGACTGGGCTAATGTTGAGATTCCACCTTCTGCGAAAGAGGCTGAAGTCAGCTACCGGAAAGTTTTGCGTGAGATGAAGAAGCTCGGTATAACACTAGACGATCTGCCAGAAGATGTCCAACAGTCTATGTTACATCTGCATCAGAACGCTTTACTTGTTTGTTACATTGAAAGGAGAAAGAGAGACAATGAGAGGGATAGCTAGAATTACGTTTACGATTTTGCTATTATGCACTGCTGCATACAGCCAACAATTCTACCAGCCGGCTCGGCAGAGTTGGGGAGACGAGTTAAAGAAGCCGGCTACGATCGCGAGCATAGGAGTTTGCTTTGGTGGAGTCACCACTGATGTAGTTTCGTCTCAGCATGGCTTCGAAATAAACCCATTGCTTGCCAATAGCACGGGCCGTATAAGCAATTCCCGGGCGTTACTCGTGGGTTACAGCTCATGCGGCACGATTATGCTGCTGTCGCGTTGGAAGCCAAGGCTGGCCCGGGTGCTGGGTTTCGCTGTGGGAGGAGTTCATTTTGGGGCCGCTGCTCACAATTGGAGGAATTAGTTTATGTCGGTAATTGTGACTGATGGGTGCCAGTACATCCCAGAGACCAAATATGTGATGGCTGGCTGGGCTTGCTGCCATTGTCGAGTTTACAATGGAGTCTGGCGAGTCAAGTGCAAGTCCTGTGGGCATGTATGCTGTGTAGTAATTCCTCAGGATGTGATCAATCGCCAAAACGCTATCCGAGAGAAACTCGGTTATGCAGAGGATGGTAAGTATGCGGTATAGAGTCAAGCGTGCAGACAGAGCTGCGCTCGAAGTGAAGGTTGGTCAAATTCTATTCAAGGCTACGGATCACTATGGGCTGTGTAATGATGACAAGGCTATCGTCGGAGGAGGCGAGTGGGTAGCTGTAAAGTATATTCCAAGCGATACCGGATACTTCACAATTCCGGAAGACGACGTTGAAGAGATAGGTGGACTTAGAGTCAATCAAAGTGCGCCTCTTAGGTATTTTGATGTTTATCTTGACGGCAAGCAACTCGAGGATTGCTTTGCTGCTGACGACGGAACTGGTGAGGCAGTAATCGAGAAGAAGGATGATGTGCGACCTCGCAAGTTTATGGTAGGGCCAGTCAGCGGCAATGCCGGGGAATTAGTATATGGGGAGCCGGACGGAATCATTTGCGAAATCGTAACTGGTAAAGTCGAGATTAAGATTCAGCCATTCTCAGACATGACGGACCAGCAAATTCGAGAGCACACCGAAAGAGATTACAAGCCGGATAAGATTTACCGCATCATGAGTTGCCCGAGTCTAGACGTAAGGAATGAATACCGAACCGAATTGTACAGGGAGTTTTAACCGTACCGGAGGAGAAATGAGCCAGCATGTAGCAGTAGGAGTGTACCAGTGCCTCAATGATTGCCGTCAAGGTGGGTGCCCGGGCCATGAGATGAAGGTGATTCATTCTAGCACGTCAGATACTGTCACGGTTGAAGTAGATAGCGAGATTCGTTTTTGTGCGGACGACAATGCTTGGGTATGTATGATGGTGCTAGCAAACAATTCTAGTTGGTCGGGAGAGACGTCATGAAAGGTCGTACCATTCTAATGATTAAGAAGGCTGTGTGCTGGTTCCGGGGCCATAGATGGAATGTCTGGCGGTCGTCTCAACAAATCAATGACCGGTATGAGGTTGAGAGAGTCTGTCACCGTTGCAGGGCCACGGAATGTAGACGGGTGAATGTTGCTGTATGGTTTTGGTACCTCTGAAAGAGTTATTTTTGAGTTTTTTGTCGGGCAAGGGTTAGCGAATTGAAAAGTATGATTGCCCTGTCCAAATCTGGGAGAGTGAGCAATGGTGCAACTAATTGAACCTGATGGAACCGAGAACTTAATGGTGACCCGGGAGTACGCAATAGAATTTTGTGTGAATCACCCGGGCTGGACTTGGCGAGAGTTATTTTAACGAGGAGCTATTTTGAGTTTTGGTGGGGTTGATAGGAGCGCGCGTTGTTTTAACGGGGTACCCCTGAGCAAAAAGGCGATAGGGGTCCTCCTGTTATCGAACGCAAGCTAGTGGAGGCGATGCGATGAGTGAACAGTTGTTCTATGCAGGCATAGGTTCGAGGCGAGCTCCGAAGGACGTGCAACG